CGTTGGTGGCCGACGCTGCCGACCAGGACGACACCCCGGGGCAGCAGCAGTTGCTCATGTCGGCCTGGCAGGCACTGGCGATGTACCTGGCCACGTGCGACGACGAGGACAAGGACCAGGCGGCGACCGCGCTCAAGGTCGTCTCGGACCTCATGTCCGGCGCGGGCGAAGGCGTCGGCCCGTTCCCCACGGGAACGTTCGGCAAGACGGTCCAGACGGCCGCTGCCGCACCGGGACCGAACAAGACGGTCTACGAGTGCGCCGTGGACAAGCGGACCTTCTCCACACAGCAGGGCCTCATCAACCACCTCCAGGTCGCGCACAACATGAACCCGGTCAAGGCGCGGGCCACCGCGATGAAGGCAGGTAGCTGATGGCAGGCGGTGAGGGCACCTTCATGGTGCCGAGCGGTTATCCCGACCCGCACAAGCAGAACGTCAACTCGCTGCCGTTCGGCTTCGCGTACGGCGAGGGCAACGAGGTGACCGACCTCAACGCGCCGACCCCGCCGAGCGGCCTCAAGGTCACTGGCCACACGGCCACCACGGTCAGCCTGGCCTGGGACGACAAGGCCGGGGACAGCGGCAGCTACAACATCTACAACGGCTCGACCAAGCTGGGTTCGACCAGGAACAGCACGGCCACGGTCAGCGGGCTCACGACCGGCCAGCAGGTCAACCTCTCGGTCAGCTACGTGGACGAGGCGGGCGTCGAGTCGGCCAAGAGCGCGTCGCAGGCGGTCACGCCGTCCTAAGTCCGGGCTCGATCACGACCGATCCAGCACGTATGGACACGCTCGTGATCGAGACCGGTGGGCGGCTCATGTTCACCAACGCCGCCCGCGTGGTGCGCCAGGGCGTCGAGGTCAGCGAGGACTTGGCCGCTGCCAGCAACTTCGCCGTCGAGAAGGCCAACCCCTTCATCAAGTGGATCGTCGGCGACTTCGTGGAGGCCGACAACCCGAACTCGAACACGCAGTTCTGGACGAAGGACGACCTCGCGATCGGCGAGTACAGCATCAAGTACAGCCCGCTGAACATGCTGCACAAGCAACAGACGCCCGTCGGTTTCTTCTCCTCGACCCAGACGATCCCGCTGACCCACTCCGACGGTGCGGCGGCGCAGGGCACGGCGAAGATCGAGGCGCTGGCCGGGATGTGGAGCCACGTGTTCCCGTTCGAGGCCGCGCTGGTCGATCAGGCCGACGAGGCGGGCCAGTTGTTCTACTCGATGGAGTGTCGGGGCTCGCACCTGCACTGCGCGGGCCCGAACGGCTGCGACCAGACCTTCGAGTACATGGCCACCGAGACGCACTGCGCGCACCTGATGGAGCGCTCCAGCATCCGGCACATCGTCAACCCGATCTTCCGTGGCGGCGCGCTGATCATCCCGCCGACCCGGCCCGGCTGGCAGGGCGCGAGCGCGCACGTGTTCGAGGACGCGGTGCGCGAGGAAGCCGCTCGCTACGCCGAGATGACCGAGGACGCCTTCCGCCAGGCCGCGTCGGTCGGCGACATCTCGGCCCGCGAATGGGAGCACCTGATGGCCGCTGTGGTGACCCTCGGACGCCGTTAGTTCAAACGGACGTACGTCGGTTCCGAGCGAATAAGCGTGGAGGTACTCATGTTGGAGACCGCGCTGGATATCCATGACGCGCTCCTTCTTCGGGCTCCGGAAGATGCCCGGCACGACTCTGACGTGTGTCCCTTCTGTGCGGACTGGGCAATGACGGGCGACGGGATCCCCTCCGGTTACGACCGCCTCGAACTCGCCGATGCCAAGAAGCCGTACGGCGATGTGCAGTACGCGGACCCCGGCTACCAGAAGGACGGGAAGAAGCGCTACCCCATCGACACCGAGGCCCACGCACGAGCTGCGTGGTCCTACATCCACCAAGAGGCGAACGCCGCCAACTACTCGGCGGATCAGCTCTCGACCATCCGAACGAAGATCGCCGCCGCACTCAAGAAGTTCGGCGTCGAGGCGGAAAAGAAGGCTGCCGAGGCCAACGCCCCGGCTGCCAAGCCTGCCGCCAAGAAGTCGTCCGAGAAGGCGGAAGTTGATTCACCCGCGAGTGGCTCCGATGTCACTCCTGGGAAGCGGGACGCGACCGGCAACCGCCCTGACGCAGCAGCGAGAGGAGGAACCAAGCACATGGAAACCGACGACGTGAAGTCCATCTCCACGGAGACCCACGAGGCCCTCCTCGCCAAGGCCGTCAGTGACGCGACCGCATCTCTGACCACCGAGCGCGACGATCTGGCCAAGCAGGTCGCGACCCTCACCGAGCAGCTCACCGAGAAGTCGAGCGCGCTCGAAGCGGCGAGCAAGGAGAACGAGCGCATCAACGGCGAACTCGACACCGCGCAGGTGGCTCTCAAGGCTGCGCAGGACGAGGCGACCGCTCTCAAGGCCGAGGCCGAGGAGAAGGCCGCTGCCGCCGCCAAGGCGGAACTCGCCAGCGCTCGCGCGACGCAGGTTCGGAACCTGGGCCTGTTCACCGAGGAGTTCATCACCGAGCGGGCCAGCAAGTGGGCCGAGGCCGACGAGGCCGCTTGGGCGGAACGCCTCGACGAGTGGAAGGTCGCCAAGGGCGGCACCTCCACCGTCACGACCACCGAGACGGCATCCGCCGTCACGGGTACCCGGGACAGCCAGACCGGTCAGCAGCCTTCGGCTCGCCGCGCCGCGCTCGGGCTCGGTCCCGCCGAGTAGGGAAAGGAGGCACGAGACATGAGCTACACCCGTAACTTCGGGTTCCGCGACTTCACCGGCATCATCCGGGACGGCCGCAACAAGGTCCCGGCGAGCGGTCTGTCCGGCGCGGATGCCAGCGGTTTCCGCATCGGCACCGCCGTCGCGGTGGACCCGAGCAACCCCGGCCAGCTCGTCCGGCCGTCCAGCTCTGCCGCGCCGACCGCCCTTTCGGGGATCGTCGTGTACGAGCACATCCAGTTCCAGGGTGTGGACCCGTTCCTCACCACCCAGTACGACCCGCCCTTCCAGGTGGCTCCGCTGGGTCGCATGGCGCAGATGGTCCACGGACCGGGCGTCAAGGTCTGGTTCCGGAACACGCAGGACAAGCCGTTGTACGACGGCCGCGTCCAGGCGGGCGTCAGCATGGTCACCGGCCTCGGGGGCGCTACCCCGAGCATCGCGGTCGGCGACTACCTGACTCCCGGTGCCAACGGCCTCTGGGTCGAGGGCAACGCCTCCAACGGCTGGCTCCAGGTGGAGTTCGTCAACAACGTCACCGGGCTCTGCGAAGCCCGCTTCACCTTCTGAGAGGGGGTGGATTAGCCAATGTCTGACATCACCAAGAAGATGGTGGACGCCTTCGGGCGCACTGCCGAGGACAAGCGCGCGAAGCGCGAGATCACCGAGCGGGCGAACGAGGAGGCGAAGCAGCACTGGAGCAACCCGCAGTGGCGCGCGGAGTTCGCTGCGGAGCTGACGGAATCCATCCTCCTCGGCTTCGAGTACGAGACGCTGGTCGATCGCTGGATCGAGACGGAGACGACCGACTTCAACGGTCGCATCTTCATCCGTGAGGCGACCGGTCTCAAGGCGTTCTGGATGGCTCGCGGTGGTTACATCGAGGCCAGCCAGATGAGCGCCGAGGTGTCCGAGATCCCTCGCGACATGATCGGTGTCCACGTCTCGGACTTCGAGGACAAGTTCCAGAACAACTTCACGGAGTCGGCCTCGACCCTCCGTGATCTCGCCATCCAGCGGATGGACGCGGAGATCAATCGCCGCATCCACACCGTGCTGTCCGAGGCCATCCCGACGGGTTCCCCGTACGAGGTGACCGCGCCGGGCCTGTCCAAGGCAGCGGTGGACAACGCGATCCGCGCGGTCTCCGACGCTTCTCGCACGGGCGAGGTCGTCATCGTGGGTCGCCCCACGATGGTGGACCAGATCGTGGACTTCGAGGGCTACGGCGTCGAGACCCTGGAGGAGATCCGCCAGAAGGGCGTCCTGGGCACGTACCGGGGCGCGACCATCGTCCGGCTCCGCAACTACAAGGACGAGGACGGCTTGCCGTACCTCCCCGGCAACGAGATGTGGATCATGGCCCGCGACACGGGCAAGTTCGCATTCTTCGGCGGGCTCAAGTCCAAGGAGTTCGAGGACCTGGACAACTGGTACTGGCACTACATCGCTCGCCGCGACAGCGGCCTGCTGGTGTACCACCCCGAGCGTGCGCGCCGGATCGTGGACAGCAACCAGGCGGCGTAAGCTGCCCGGGACGGCTCAGTCGGAGCGGCCCCTCACCTTCGGGTGGGGGGCCGCTTCCGTTTGGGTACACATGATCGGCTGTTCGGTCTGTCACAGATCAGGAGAAAGTCGTTGAGAAGGTGGCTTTTGGCCCTACGGCTGTTAGTTCGAGGTAAGGGAAACTGGTATGACTGCCAGGTACAAGCCGCCAGGAAGCAGGCGCGCGGTCACTCTCGGTAGCTGGAACGGGAACTGAAAGCCATCCATCTCACCCACCGGAATGGGGAGTTCCCGTGACCCGCACCGTCCTCGACCGACAGGTCGAGCAGAAGCGCCTGGAGGCCAGCGCGGTCGTCGCCTCGCGCGTCTCTCGGCTCCACCTCCGCGCTGCGATGCACCGCATCACTCGGCGCGAGCTGGCCATCATCGCGATCTTCGCCGTGGCCCTCGTGCTCGTCGTGCTGTGGTTCAACGCGCAGAACGATCACGCTCGGCAGGAGCTGCGTGACCAGCGTGCCGCCGACCGCGAGACCATCAAGACGTTCAGCGACCAGCTCCGCGTCGAGCAGGGCCTCCTTCTCCAGGAGCAGCAGGAGAGCCGGGCCCAGCTCAAGCTGATCAACCAGCTTCGGCGCAAGCTCATCAAGCTCGGCGTGAACCCGAAGTCGATCCCGGCCCTGCCAGCCATACCCACGGTCACGACCTTCCCGGGGTTCACCTCTGGGGCTCCGACTTCGGGTGGCCGCGCGGCAGGCGGTCCCTCGCGGCCTCCGGTCTCGAATCCGTCGTCCAGCGGTTCGGCCGGGCGTCCAAATCCGACGCCCACTCCGACGCCGACGCCGACGCCGAGCCCGACTCCGAAGCCGTCGCACACGCCGATCATCGACGTTCCTCCGATCCGCGTGGGTGGCATCGAGCTGCCTCCGATCAAGGTCGGATGAGTCATGACTTCTACCGTGACCCGCCTCCCGATCGTGCCCGGCCCTGCTCACGAGCATGACGGCAAGATCCTCGTGATGACCCCTCGGCTCTCGTTGCTGGGGACGCAGGTCGTCGGAGATCTTGCCGCGCGGCTGGGGACTGAGCCGCGCCTGGTGATGCGAGCCCTCCTTCACGTGGGCTTGCATCACCAGGGCGAGCTACGCGATGCCGTCGAGTCGATGCGTGAGCTGGACCTGTCCAACTGGTGAGCCGTATGTTCACCATCGTGGCGAAGCTGTTCGGTGTCAGCGATGAGGCGATCGAGGAGTCCCGCAAGCGCGTTGGCGTGCCCGATGACTGGGATGTCGATTGGTGCGCCAACGCCTGCGGGGACTTCGTGTTCTACCCGCCCGGCGCTCGCGAAGCGGCCGAGGAGCAAGGCACTCCGTTCGTGGTGACCTGCACCAGTGAGTGCCTGGAGGAGCTGCTGCATAGGCGGCGGCTCGACGGTCGTCTCGATGGGGAAGATCGTCCCGTGGACCCGTCCAGCGGCTCAGGCGGCTTGCTGCATAGGTTCCGCACCTAACGAACGAACGTCTATAGTCCGAACAGCCGAAGCGCCTCGACCGCGCTCATGGACCTGGGAGAGAGAAGCATGGTTAGTCCACTGGAGCTGCACGGTTCCATCACCGCCGAGGAAAAGACCTTCATCGAGACGTGGGAGAACGTCGGCGCGGGGACGACGTACGTCATCCAGGAGAACCGGCGCGGGGACGAGGTGCACGTCCAGATCACCGGGCGACGCACCTTCCGGCTCTCCACGTACGAGCGGATGATCACCGAGGAGCGGTGCCTCGATCCGCGCAACAACCCCTTCAAGAACGGCACCTTCCGGCCGATCACCGTGCCGGAGGGGGTGAACATCGAGTCCAACCCGAACGCCATGAGCGACGCCGACATCAACCGGCTGTTCACGGCCTCGGACGTGGCCTGGGACGAGTACATGGCCGTGATCGACTCCCCGGCCACGCTCGGTCGGATGCTCGAACTGGCCGAGAACTCGAACCTCTCGCTCAAGCGCTACCGCGAGCTGGAGCGCCGCCACGAGAAGTTCAGCAACATCGGCAAGCGGGTCACGCACAAGGACCCCGAGATCCAGAAGCAGATCGACTCGATCGGCAGCGGTGAGCCGGTCGGCGGTGGCAACCCGGCGCGCAGTGCGCGCTCGGCGATCAAGGCGACCTCGCACACCCAAGCGGCGTCGTAGGTGGGCGCGCCGCTGCTGGATCTGGTGGCGGTCGCGTACGAGGCTCCGGAGGAGACGGCTGCGTTCCTCCGGAGCCTGGCGCATCTGGACGTGCCCTACCGGCTCCTGGTCATCGAGAACTACTCGCCCGGCATGGCGACGCTCGACGCGATCCGCAAGAACATCCCGGACGACGCGCACATCATCACCAACACCGAGAACGTGGGCTACGCCCGTGCGGTGAACCAGGGCATGAGCTTCTGGGCGCACCCCGCGCCGTACGCGGCGATCCTCAACTGCGACGTGCAGTTCATCGAGGGCGAGAAGATCCAACAGATCATCGACGCCTTCGAGACGTTCCCCGACATCGGCGTGATCGGTCCCAGGACGCGGACCAGCAACGGGAAACTGACGCACGCCGGAATCGTCACCACGGACGCCGAGCCGAGGAACCACCATCGCGGCTGGATGGAGCCGGACCTCGGTCAGTACAAGGACGCCCTGGAGGTCAACACCGTCTCCGGCGCGACGTACTTCGTGCGCACGAAGATGTGGCTGGAGCTGACCGAGTGCGCTGACTACCAGCGCGCTGCGAAGGCCGCGTGCGAGGTCGAAGCGACCGGTGCGTTCCTGCCGACCAAGCACTTCTTCGAGGAGACGTTCTGCTCCTACCACGCGCGCCAGCACGGGTGGCGCGTCGTCTACATGGGCAGCGTCGCCATGATCCACGAGTGGCATCGCAGCTCGAAGCCGGGCTCGCAGTCCTTCCTCGTACCGCAGGCGCAGTTCGCCAGGGCCTGCATCATGTGCGGCATCGACATGGCCGGGGAGGTCGAGTGAGGACCGAGGATCTCGACTACGGCGAGGACTACTGGGAGTCGCTCGACGGTGGGGCAGGCTACCGCGACTCGCCGATCTGGGAGGACTTGGCGCACATCCTGGTCGAGGAGCTGCAACCAGCGCGGATGCTCGACGTGGGCTGCGCAGCGGGCTACCTCGTGCACCACATGCGGCGACGCGGCGTGGAGACCTTCGGACTCGACTACTCGGACTACGCGCTCGGGCTCGCGCCGAGCATCATCAAGCCCTTCGTGAACTTCATCGACCTCACCGTGCCGAACAGCATGGTCGGCAAGCCGGGGCTCGTGTTCCAGTTGGTGACGTGCTTCGAGACGATGGAGCACATCCCGGAGGAGCACGTCGGCGTGGCGCTGGAGAACCTGCGCCTGGCGATGGCTCGGCCAGGAGGCACGCTGCTGTTGAGCATCTGCCTGGACAGCGTGCCGGGCTGGGAGTCCGACCCGACGCACGTGACGATCAAGTCGCGGCAGTGGTGGGGCCATCGACTGATGGAGGCCGGGTTCTTCCTGGAGGAGGAGCGGGTGCGCGACTTCCGTCGCTACCGCATGTTCCGGAATCACAACGGGATCTTCGTAGCAAGGGCGAAGCGATGACCATCCATACGATCATGATGGTGCGTAACGAGTCCGGCCGTTACCTGGAGAACGCGCTGCGCACCGCGTGGCAGATCCAGAACCTCGCGGGCGGGTCGATCATCGTCACCGACGACGCCAGCGACGACGACACGGTGGAGATCTGCAAGCGCTGGACCCGGCGCGTGCAGCGCACCGACGAGCCGTTGTTCTGGAAGAACGAGGGCCAGGCGCGGCAGCGGCACCTCAACTACGTGGCGCAGTGGGTCGAGCCGGGTGACTGGGTGCTCAGCCTGGACGCCGACGAGACGATCAACGACGCCGAGAAGCTGGTCCGGGCGACCGAGCGGGTCCGACCGAACGACGTGGCGATCGGACTGCCGCTCTACGAGTTCTGGAGCCCCGACCAGTACCGCACCGATGGCTTCTGGTTCGGCACTTCGGCCACGCGTCTGTTCCGCTGGCAGGAGGGTGCGCGCATCGCCGACAAGGAGATGGCCTGCGGCTCCGAGCCCACCTACGTCCAGGCGGCGGTCCATCGCGGCGACTGGTTCCCGCAGAACGAGGCGCACCTGCTGCACTGGGGGTACCTGCGCATCGCCGATCGGCAGCGCAAGCACGCGCTCTACAGCGAGCGGCTCGGCGGGCACGGCCACAACGACCGGCACATCGCCTCGATCATCCAGCAGCCGAGACTGGAGAGGTACGCAGGGCTGTCATGATCGTCGTTGGGGCACCGGTCCACCAGCGCGGGTGGATCCTCAGAGACTGGTTCGAGCACCTAGGCAAGCAGACGATCGAGCCGCAGCGGCTGCACGTCGTGCTGAACTACGGCCACTCCACGGACGACACCTTGGAGATCATCCAGGGTGCACAGGCCGAGCACGGATTCGGCCGGGTATCGGTTCTGACCGATGAGTCAGATGACCACCGGCCCGACCGGCGCTGGAACGAGGACCGCTACGCCACGATGGTCCGGCTGCGCAATCGGCTGCTGGAGTTCGTGCGCGAGCAGCCGCCGTGCCTCTACCTGAGCCTCGACACGGACATCCTGCTGCCGTCCACAGCCGTGGAGAACCTTGTGGACACGCTCGGCGTCCATTACCAGGCGGTCGCCCCGCTGACGCACATGACGCCGACCGGTCAGTGCCCGAACGCCTTCGATCTCACCGGCAACCGCTGGAGGCTGAGCCAGATTTGGACGGGCGTCCATAGGGCGTATGCGGTGTTCGGGGCCGTCCTCATGTCACCGGAGATGGTCCGGGGCGTCGATTACGCCGTGCACCGGCAGGGCGAGGACATCGGCTGGGCCAAGAACGCGTGGGAGCGCGGGCTCCAGATGGCCATCAACCTCGACGTGAAGGCCAAGCACGTGATGAGCCCGGGGATGCTGGGCGTCATCGACGAGCGCGTCGGCTTCTGAATCGGAACGGTTCAGCGGCCGACGAAGAAGGCATGACCACGCCCGGGCCCGTCTCCGAGGACATCACCGTCATCCAGGGCGCGACGTACAAGATGCGGATCACCTGGAACGACGATCAGGCCACGCCGCAGCCGATCCCACTGACCGGCTGGCGTGCGCACATGCAGATCCGCTCGAAGCGCGGCGGGGCGGGTGTACTGATGGCCAACCTCGCCTCGGACGTGACGGGCACCGACGGTTCGATGACGCTGGAGCCCGAGGGACTGATCGGCGTGATCGACGTGAAGGTCTCGGCGCTGACCACGGCTGGCTTCAAGAAGGGCGGCTTCTACGACGTGTTCGTGATCAAGACGGACGACCCGACCGAGGCGTACCGGCTGGTCTACGGCGCGATGAACATCTCCCAGTCGGCCTCGGTGAATACGTGACCGAGGTCCAGACGCAGGAGGGCCCGAACGTCACCGTCCAGCAGGGGCCGGTGCAGCAGGTCGTCGTCAGCACGCAGGCTCCGAACCAGGTCACGGTCAGCACGCCGGTCGCCACCAACGTCCAGACCCAGAGCCAGCAGCGTGTCGATGTCCAGGAGCTTGGGATCGTCGGACCGCGTGGTCTCCAGGGTCCGCCGGGCACGGCCTTCGCCATCAGCTACGTTCTGACGGCCGTCAGTTCCTGGTCGCAGCCTCACGACCTGCCGTACTACCCGGCCGTCCGGCTGATCGACGAGTTCGGCAACGAGGTCGAGACGGAGGTCGAGTACCCCGACCTCCATACGGTCTACATCGAGTTCCCAACTCCGTTCACGGGCACGGTCATTCTGAGCTAGATCTCGGCCGACGAAGAAGGCATGGCCGCTAAGCAGTTCCTCTCTGGTATCGACAACAAGAACCAGAAGATCATCAACCTGGCTGACGGCACGTCGGCGACCGATGCCGTCACTCTCCAGCAGCTCCAGGCGTACGTCCGGGGTCTGAGCTGGAAGCAGGCGGTCATCGCTGCCTCGACGGCGAACGTCACCATCGCCTCGGGCCTGGCCAACGGCCAGACCCTCGATGGCGTCACGCTGGCCACCGGGCAGCGGGTGCTACTCAAGAACCAGACCACCGCCTCGGAGAACGGCATCTACGTCGTCCCGGCCAGCGGTGCGGCCAGCCGGGCGAACGACGCCACCGATGCGGCGGGCAGCGCCGACGGCGTGCAGACGCTCAACGGCGGCATGGCGGTCTACGTCGAGAAGGGCACCGTCAACGCCGACACGGCGTACGTGCTCACCACCGACGACCCGATCACCGTCGGCACCACCGCGCTGACCTTCGCGGCCTTCGGCGGCAGCAACACCTACACCAACGGCAACGGCCTGAACCTGTCCTCGGGCACCTTCTCGATCAAGCTGGCCAGCAGCTCCGGCCTGGTCGTGGACGGCACCGGCCTCTACGTGGACTCGACGATCGTCGTCAAGAAGTACGCGGCGGCGATCGGTGACGGCTCCTCGACGGCCATCGTCGTCACCCACAACCTGAACACTCGGGACGTGGTGGTCGCGCTGTACGACGCGACCGCCTTCAACGAGGTCGAGACGGACGTGGTGCACACCTCGACCACCACGATCACGCTGAACTTCGCCGCCGCCCCGGCGTCCGGTGCGTACCGCGTGGTCGTGCATGCCTAGCGGATGGCACGCAAGCAGCTAGGCGCGGCGGAATCGGCATCCCAGGACGCTGCCACCAAGGGGTACGTCGATTCGGTCGCTCAGAAGCTCCTGGCCAACGGCTCGAACCTGACGGGCGCGGCCACTCTCGCGGCGAACACCTTCTACACGGTCGATGCCACGAGTGCGAGTATCGCGCTCACGTTGCCGACGACGCCCGCCCTCGGCACGCAGATCATGCTGTGGCGCACGGACAGCACGACCAACCTCGTCAACGTCTCGCCAGGCGGTTCGGACACCCTGGCCGAATCGACGGGCGGCGTCTGGCAGCTCTACCGTGGCGCAGGCGGCGTCATGTTCATCTACATCGGCACCGTCTGGTACGCGATCCCGATCATTGGTGGCATCAGCGGACTCACCCCGCGCGCGAGTTCGAGCGCGGTCGGCGGTGCCATCGCCCAGCGTGACGGCAACGCGAACCTCCAGGTCGGTACGGCCACGGCCGGTGGGCATGCCGCCAACAAGACCTACGTGGATGCCCTGGTTGCACCGCACAGCTTCGCGGCCGTCGTCGGTTCCGGCACGCTGTCGGCCGACACCACCTATCTCGTGGACGCCACCAGTGGCGCAATGACGCTCACCTTGCCGACGAGTCCGACAAACCGCACGATCATCGAGCTGACGCGGATCGACTCTGCGTTCAGCAACGCCGTCACCATCCAGCCGGGCGGGACGAACACTCTCGCTGGAGCGAGCCCGTTCACGCTCAAGCCGGGCATGGGCCTTGCGCTGATCTATCGCAACAGCACGACGACCTGGCACCAGATCGGCCAGGTGATCAACAACCTGTCCGGGATGCTCGGACCGACCGCCTCCAACGCGCTGCCACCGTCGATCGTTGCGCGCGACTCCTCGGGCCGCTCGCAGTTCACCGACCCGGCTGCTGCTCAGGATGCGGCCACGAAGAACTACGTCGATGGCGTGGTCCGCAGCATCACCGCGAACTACACGGCCGTCAACCGCGACATCGTGCTGGCCAACGCCGCCAGCGGTGCGATCACGGTCACGATCCCGATCACGGCCGGAACGCAGGTCACGGTCAAGAAGATCGACAGCTCGACCAACGCGGTCACCGTCGTCCCGGCCAGCGGCACCATCGACGGCGATGCCAGCGCGGTGATCACGGGCCAGGACACCTCGGCGGTGTTCATCGGCGACGGCACGAACGCCTACGTCGAGTCGGTCTACGAGGTATCCCCAGCGGTCGCTTCCGTCGCTCCGACCGTGATCACCGACTGGAACTCGGCCAATGCGCCGGGTGACTACTACGGCGCGAGCGCCAGCAATGGGCCTGCGACGGCGACCTACGTCGGCACGGTGTACCAGGGGGCCAGTGGTGACACCTCGCTCGTCCAGGTCGTCTACCGGCTTTCCACTAGCGACGTTCCCGAACAGTGGATGCGCCAGTGGTCGTCCTCGGGCGGGTGGCGGAGCTGGAAGCGGATCTACGACGACACGGGCACGATCACGTCGGGTGCACTGTCGGCGGCCAGCGGTGCTGGCGTCAGCTCCTACACGCTGCGTCGCATCGGGAAGTTGGTTCAGATCTACGCGGTCTTGACCACTCCGGCGATCACCGTCGGGACGAGCGGCAACATCACGAACACGTCACTGGCGACGATCACCGACACGCGCTTCGTTCCGTCGATGAACACTGCGCTCGCGTCGGGCGCGACTGGAGACATCGCCGCATTCATCATCACGAGCAGCGGAATCATTCAGATCACGGCGTTTCCGCCGGGCCACGCCAACGTCACGGCGGGCTCGTCGGTCTCGTGCGGCGGCTCCTACATCGCCGCGAACTGAGGAGTAACGGTGCCCAACATCGGTCCCCCGGCTGGGATGGCGTTCGAGGACGGCGGTGTCCAGTTCAGCTCATTCACCGCCCAGGTCGGTTATGCGTATGAGGTCAACAACGGCGCTCAGCTCGCCGACATCGTGGTCACGCTGCCAACTTCCCCGTCGCCGGGCGCTTGCGTGCTCCTCACTCGTAGTGACAACACATCGAACATTCAGCCGTACCTCGTGAAGGTGAGCGGCACCTTCCTCGGCGTCAGTGCAGGCAGTACCTGGACGCTGGGCATCTACAGCTCGGTCCTGTTCGTCTACCAAAATTCGGCGTGGGTCGGCTTCGCCTGGGGAGCAAGCACTTTCGCTACCGGCTTCTCGGGGCCGAACTGGGCGCTCGACACGTTCAGCACGCCGTCGCTCATGGCTCGCGATGGCAACGGCAACGCCGAGGTCGCCCTGCCGACCAGCACGAACCACATCACCACCAAGGGCTATGTAGATGGCCGCACGCTCACGGTCGTACTCCAGACGAGCGCTTTCACGGCTACGCCGGGCACCTACAACCGATGCGTACCTTCGTCCAGCTTCAACTGCACGCTCCCGACGGCACCGCCCGATGGAACGGTCGTCGAGGTGTTCAACGCTGCGACCAACCCGACCCTCTCGGTCAGTATCGTGCGGGGCGGCACCGACACTCACGACATCGGGGCGGGCACCTCGTCGATCGCCCTGTTCGCCCAGGAGTCGATGCGACTGGTCTATCGTGCCGCCAACACCAAGTGGTACACGGTGTCCTCCCTGTGGTCGCAAGCCATTCAGAACACCGGCACGATCGTGCGTCGCGACCCCAGCGGCCGAACCCAGTTCGTGGACCCGGCTGCCGCTCAGGACGCTGCGACCAAGAACTACGTCGATGCGGGCACGGGCCTCGTGCTGTCGCCCCCCGCTTCACGCGTGGCGAACCTGGCCTACACCACGGCGGAGGTCATCTGCATCCAGTGGGCGGTTCCGGCGAACACGTTGAAGGTCGGGTCAGTGCTGCGCCTGGCTGCGGCCGGTGTCTTTACGGCCGGTACGACGCCCACCATCACGGCGCGCGTCCGTGCGGGCACGGCTGGGACGACAGCGGATACCTCGATGCTGTCCGGCACCAGCGCAGCGGTGGCCTCCACGGCGAACTGGCGCATCGAGGCGACCGTCACCTGTCGTGCGATCGGCGCGTCGGGCTCGATCCTGGGCGAGATCGGCATCTTCGGTGACTCGATCGTGCCGAAGTCCATCGTCAACGGCGGCGTCGCTACCGTGGACACGACGGCCCAGTTGTTCCTGAGCCTCTGCTTCACGGCCACGGGCACCAGCGCGGCGGGCAACGTCATGATCGGCTACGGCGAGGTCGCGAAGCCGTAGCGTCGATCCTCAAGCGGCGGTCGAACCACGCCGATGGTCAAGCATGGCCGTTGACCTGTCCGACTACGTGGATGCGCTGCGGCGCGAGGTCGCGCCCCCGGGCTCGACGATGTTCAGCACGGTCAGTGACGACGTGATGGTCGGCTACCTGGCCGACGCCTTCTGGGAGGTGCGTCTCGACGGCTTCATGGAGCCGTTCTCGTGCGACGCGAACGGCATCATCCTGCCCGTCAACGACCCAGAGGTGGTGGCGGGCGAGACCGACTACACGCCGACCCCCTTCGACCCGACGATGGACATCTCGCGGCCCGAGATCGCGCTGGTGATCCTCTACGCGGGCATCAAGATCATTCGCAATCAGCTCATGGTGCAGTCGAGCCGGTTGCGCGCGAAGGCCGGGCCGGTCGAGTTCGAGCAGGACTTCTCGGCCAACCTCCTGGTCGAGATGCTCAAGGAGCTGCAAGCGGTGCGTCAGCGGCTGCTGTTCCTGCGCACCTACAACCAGGACGTGCACGTCATCGACGCCTTCTCGGTGCGCTCGGCCAGCCCGTCGAGCTACTCGGGCTACCTCTACGACTGGTACCTCTCGGCCATCGGCTCGAACGTGCTCGACGCGATTGACCCATCGGGGATCGTCTGATGGCAGATTCCCCCATCCTGAGCGGCTTCGACGCCGACACCTTCCGCACCAACATCCTCAACACGATGATCATGGGGCTGCCGGTGCCGGTGGAGGAGCGGCCGACGTTCTTCTTCCCCGAGACGCTCGCCTACCCCGAAGGCACGTTGCTGGACTCCGAAGGGAAGCCCATTGACGTACGGATCAAGCCAACCCGCTCCGCGCCGGAGCCAGTACAGGTCCCGTGTGCCGTGGAGTTCGCGACGGATACCACGAACGAGACGGGGCTCGTCGGCACTCTCTGGCAGACCCGAGCAACCCTCACCCTCCTCGACGAGCAGTACGCCCAGGTCCGAGAAGCCATCGAAGTGAATTTGGCCGGGCGTCGGTATCTCATCCAGGAGATGCAGAGCGTCGGGCTCGGGCCGGTGACGGTCTACACGCTGGTCTGCTTCCGCAAGGGCGTCGAGGTGACCACGGCATGACCGACACGGTGATCGACGGTGGCGTCGGCGGCTTCGTCCGCTGGCGCTCGCGCATGGTGCGTTCCAGCGTGTTCAACGACCTGCGGGCCACGCTCCAGGCGACCGGCTGGACGAGCGCCGACCTGGAGTTCCCCTTCACGGTCAAGGAGTTCTTCCCGGAGTTCCAGATCTACGTGCAGGACGAGGTGCACGTGAACACGCTGGTCATCGACAACGGTGACCCGAGCGCGATCGGCGAGTGGGAGCTGGGCGGCGACCTGACGCGTCAGCACCGGTTCAACTTCGGCTTCTACGCCCAGGACGACGACACCGGACTGGCCGTGTTCAGCGACCTGTCCGACCGCTACGACGGGCTCACCAACGCGCCCTACGTGGCGCTGTACGACTACAACCACGCAACCCCGCCCCTGGTTCGCATGATGGAGGTCGATTCGTGGCAGTGGGCGCGTGCACCACAGGACGCGGTGCCGTACGAGCATCACCTGTTCTTCGGTGAGTTGATCGTGCGGGACTTCGTAGACGGAGGCAGGACGGTCATGCAGCCATGAGCATCCCGGTGAAGCAGTTCCTCAAGGCACGTCGGGACCGTGCTTTGGGCTCGATTCTCGGGTATGCCGAGCGTGAGATCTTCCCGAAGCTGGACCAGGAACAGCAGCGCAAGTTTCGTCAGCTCGTGCTCGATGCGCTGAACAGCTACCACGACTCGGCACTGGACCTGTTCAAGAGCGACGTTGGGTCGCTCCACAACGACGAGCTGATCACGCTGCTCAAGGCCGTGAACGAGCGGCTCGACCAGAGCGTCTAGTCCAAGGGAGAAACGGACATGCGTCTGTTCACGCTCATCATGCTCATCCTCGGGGCGCTCAGCTTCCTGGTCGAGGTCATCATCAGCCGCCGACCGCAGGGTCGGCCCACCCCCATGAACTTCGTGGCCCTCGGTCTGCTGTTCTGGATCCTGGTGCCACTGGTGCACGTGGCCGACACCTTCAACAACTGATGCCGGTCGTCCTCAGCGCGAAGGCCAAACGGTTCCTGAACGCCTACGCACAGGCGCAGAAGTTCCGCTCCGCGATCCCAGCCGCCGAACAAGCGGCTGCCGCGACCGCGACGGCCGTGTCCCGACAGCGCTTCGTCTCGCGCCTGTCCGGCCGACCGCCAGCGCCCACGCGTCCTGGACGACTGAGCACCAGCGGGGCCTTCGCCTCGGAGATCTCCTGGATCCGCACCGCGACCGGTGGCGGCATCGAGTTCGAGCTGGCTCGGCTGCCGTTCTACGCGCTCATCCAGGAGATCGGGACCGGTCAGAGCGCGGCGATCCTCAACCCGCGCGGCTCCATCACCGTGCGCTCCCAGGTGGGCCGCACGATCAGTGCGAACCTCTACTGGGCCAGCGGCCCGGGTGCTGCCCCGTCGCGTGCGCAGCGCGGCGTGCACAGCGAGCAGCTCTACTACGCCAGCGAGTTGAACGCGCAGGCGGTCGCTGCGGCACGGCGTCGGCGCAAGCGCATCCGGCGCGAGATCAAGGGCAAGCACTTCATCGGCGACGGCGGCGCGGCGGGCTACGTCGAACTGCGCACTCGGCTGACCGATGAAGCTAGACGGATCTTCCGTTGAGGTGCTGAGGGGCCCGCAAGGGGAATCCGCCTAACCGGTCTACCGATGGCCCAAGAGAGGAGGCAGAGACATGGCTATCAGGGCAGGTCAGATCCTTCACGCGATGAACCAGTTCATCGTCGATCGGATCCAGACGGGTGGCGCGGGCAACCTGAACATCCCGCAGGATCGTGTCTACGAGCTGGGGAACTACCAGAGCGTCGGCATCGTCCGGGATGTTCCGGACCTGAGCTTCACTCTCGACGTGCTGGACGTGGGCACGCAGGTGGAAGCTCTCCTGACGGGTGCAGTCCGGCCCGACAACGACACCGATCATCCACTCGGTGACGGCACCACCCCCGGCGCGGTCTATTCCCTCGCGGATGCGATCCCCGCCGACATCATCTCGCCCTTCAAGACGGCGCAAGGGCAGTACAGCGTCGTCCGAGGCGTGGCCGTTCCGCAGCTCAGCCTGGAGTCCGTGCAGTACCAGTACGGTCTCCAGGCCAACGCAGGGGAGAACTACACCCTGCGCGGGGACTCGATCTACTACGTCCCCGGCGTGCCGTTCCTGGCGGTGTACGACGGCGACGGCACCACCACCACGTTCCAGTTCCAGACGGCTGACGCGACTCCGGTCGCGCTCAAGGCGTTGCTCTACACCGAGCAGGGGCAGTCGCAGTTCGCCCTGAACGTCTCGGTGGACGGCAAGCGTCAGCGCCGGGACGTGGACTTCACCGACACCGAGACGGGTGTCACCTTCACGTCGGCTCCGGCGAACGGTTCGGTCATCCGGATCACGTTCGGTGCCAACGAGACGGCGACGGACACGCCCATCTCGGTGACCTATCCGCAGGTGGTCCACTCGGACCTCTCGGTGAAGCCTGCGGCGATCCGTGGCCGTGACATCCGGGTCAAGGTCGGTGGCTTGAACATCAGCCACAAGTGGCACGACGTGCAGTCCTTCGAGGCGAACTGGCGTGTCACGCTCGACAACGACTACGAGTTCGGCGACGCCCACGCCGTCAACCGTGACTACATCGACCCGCCGGACGTGACGGGCACGATCGGCCTCAAGGCCATCACGGTGCAGGCGCTGTTCGACAAGCTGTACCAGATCACCGGCGTGCCGACGACCGACATCATCGGCCCGCAGTCCTCGGTGACCGTCCCGATCATCGTCGAGCTGCTCAACCCGGCCTCGGGCGGCACCTCGCACGTTGCCCAGGGCGCGGTGCTCAAGACGATCTTCATCCCGGATGCGCGCTTCACCATCCCGGGCTACGAGGGTCGGGTCAGCCAGAAGCTCACGTCGGACGTGACCTACACGTCCGACAAGGGCCTGATCTACATCATCAAGGGCGCGGCGACCCTGGCTCAGCTCCAGGGCCTCCCGGGCTCCAGCAACACCGTCGTCCCGAACTGACGACTCGCTCGACACTGCGCGCGGGGGCTGGCTTCGGCTGGCCCCCGCGACGTGGTGAGGAACTGGAAGCGGATCTGATGGATGGAGTCTGGCCATGAGCAGGAACAAACTGACGCGCATCGAAAAGCGCCGTCGCCTGGAGGCTCTGTTCGACAGGGGCTCCTACGTCTACTTCACAGCCGGGCCTGATGGCGTCCCGATCATCCGGGAGTCCGAGGCCGAGGCCCAGCCGGACGACATGAAGATCTGGGTCTGTCCGGCCAACCCCTTGCAGCGCGAGCAGGTCGTGCGTGAGGCCCAGGCAGCTCGGGCCCGCACCCTCGTGGCCAGCAAGGACACCGAGTCGAAGGAATGGATCAACGTCCGTGCCTTCGTCGCGCAGCTTTCGATGGACGGTCTCGTCGATTACGTGATCGACCTCGACGAGTCCGACCGGCTGTCCGAGGCGCGTCGCGACGTGCTCAAGGAGCCCGAGTGGGAGGACTTCAACGCACTGCGGGACGCCATGCGGCAGTTCCAGGAGGCGGGTGCTCCGAAGGACGACCCGGAGTGGCAGCCGCTGATGAAGCGCGACGAGGAGTTCGGTCGCCAGGTCACCGAGCGGGCCCGCGAGCTGCGGGAGAGCGCCAACGAGGCGATGAAGCTCATGCCGCGTTCGGAGCTGGAGAAGCGCGCCTACGAGAAGCGTGCCGACCAGGCGGGCACGGCGGCGTTCATGGACGCCTACGAGCTGTGGATGCTGTTCTACGCCTGCCGCGACGACGAGGACCACAACGAGCTGTACTTCGAGGACACCGAGGACATGCGCAGGCAGCCGCAGGAGCTGCAAGATGCGCTGAGCGACAAGCTCGCGACCTTCGTCACGGACTCCGGTGAAGCAAAAAACTCGCAGGGGGCGGCACCTTCCTCGGACTCATCGGAGCCGCCCGCAGAGCCGGAGATTTCCGAATCCTCTACCCCCGTGGAGTCGATCGAATAGAGGACGTGCCCTGGCCTCTCCAGGAGGCGATCAACCACGGCCTCGCGGTGCTGAACTGGTTCGAGAACTACGTCGAGGACGAGATCCCGCCCGAGGCGCTGTGGGATGACACCGAGGCCGTGAACGAATGGTTCAAGGTGATCAAGAAGCGGCACGAGGACAAGATGAAGTTCGACTCGCCGGGCAGTGACGACGACGAGGACGGCACGGACAACTCGATGATGGGCAACGAGCTGGCCGACTACTTCCGAAAGTGATCGTTGCCGAAGGAGTACGAGGAACTGGAACTGCACGGCATGGACTCAGGAACAGTGGGCGAACGGAGATAGGAGCAGGGCGGGTCGATGCCGAACAACGACTTCTTCCTTGAGTTCGGCAGCAACGCCGAGTCCTTCTCCAAGTCCCTCTCGGGCGAACTGGCCCCCGGTGTTCGGCAGATCAACGCGCTCACCGAGGCGCTGCTCAAGTACGACGAGACCGTCGGCAACATGCGAGCGGGCAACCCGCTCGGTGGCATGTTCAGCCAGCTCGATCAGGCGGCGGGCAAGCTCGAAACGATCGGCGACCAGATCTCCGGTCAGTTCTCGAAGATCGTCAACTCGCTCGGCACACTGAGCCGCGACCTCACCGAAGCGCTCGATGTCGTCACCCGCTCGGCTGCGGCCAGTCGCTCGGCCGCGCAGCGCCAGAAGCAGCAGGTCAATGCGCAGGGCTACACCCCCGAGCAGCAGCGCGTCATCGACGCCCAGCGGCGCAACATCCCGCAGGTCCGCGACGAGGAGCTGAGCCCGGCCAAGGTACGCCAGACGCAGAGCACGCTGGCCAAGGCCACCGCAGACGGCGACGCGGCGCGCAACGCGGTCAAGCGCGTCGCGGACATCAACGCCACGCTGGCGCGCAACGCGACGGACAGCGCCGACGCCCTCAAGAACCTCGGGCAGGTGATCCGCACCCTCACGGTGCAGACGCGGACCACCACCAAGGGCATGGAGGAAGGCCGCTTCCAGCAGAACAACATCATCATCCCGGGTGGCGGCACGGGCGGCATCGGGATCAACCCGGCGCAGATCCAGACGATCCTGGCCGCTGCCGGTGTCCAGGAGGCTGCACAGGCCCCGGTGCGCGACGCGGCACACCAGGCGCAGCGCGACGCGGCCGAGGCCAAGGCCAAGGCGACCACGCTGGAGCGCTCGCAGTTCAGCGCCCCGGCTCGGCCCGGCTCGTACCTCGTGCCCGGCGAGACGCAGCCGCGCATCGTCAGCAACCGGATCAACCCCGGCGAGACCTTCGAGGGCTACTTCGAGCGGGTCGTCAGCAACAGCCGTGGCCTGAACCAGGTTCGCCAGGATGTCGTCACCGCGTCCGAGCAGCGCGTCGGCATCCAGGGCAGCCGTGATCTCCAGCGCGTACAGCAGCTCATCGGTCGGCGCGGCCTGGAGGAGCTGGCCGGTGACCCGCGCTTCCGTGACCTGGAGCGACTGCCTGGCACGGTGCGGGCCGAGACGATTCGGGCGTCCGTCGGTTCCGTGCTGGCCCCGGGGAAGTCGCTCACCCCGGAGCAGTACGAGCAGGTGCCGCAGGCGCTGGCCGAGTTCCAGCGCATGCAGGAGGACTTCGCCAAGTTCTCGCGCGGCGACGTGGCGCGGCGGATCTCCGAGAACCCGATGGAGACGTTCGCCTTCGCGCCCGAGGCGCGTCGAGCGGACGTGTTCGGCACCGTCGGCGACTACCGCAAGCAGGTCGCTCGCTACGACGAGGAGACGCAGGGCCCCGGCGCGGGTTACCGGGCCCAGGCGGAGTCGATCGTCGCCGCTGGCCGTCAGGCTCGCCAGGACATCATCGGGGCCTACCGCGACCTGGACCCTTCGCGCTCGGTGCGCCCTGAGGCTGGCCCGGTCATCGGCGACACCGGCCGCGAGGCGCGCGTCAAGGACACCGCTGCCGAGTACGACGCGATGGTCGAGCAGGCCAAGGCCGAGGCGCGGGCCGCTCGCGAAGCCGCTGGCCTCCCGGCCGGGGGCGGCGGTGGTCGCCCACCGAAGCCGCCGAAGCCGCCAACTACGGGCTCAAACTCTGAGCAGCCCGAGGAGGAGCCCGAGCAGCGGCCGTCCTTGGAGCAGACGGTCGCCAATCGCAGGCAGAAGGTCGATCGACTTCGCAACCAGTACGAGCAGGCGTACGGCGCGGGCGAGGATGTCTCGGGCCTGACGAGCAAGCTGGCCAACGCCATGCGGCGGCTCGAAGCGGCCGAGAACAAGCTCGCTGCTGCGACCGAGGAACAGGCCACCGTCGCAGAGTCGAGCATCACCGGATCGGCTCGGCGATCCTCGGGGCGAGTGCGTGGCACGCCGTTCGAGCTGACGGACAACATTCGGACGTTCGCCGATTCTCTCCAGCAGGGCACGCGCGAGATCATCGAGGCGACCCGTGCGGCTCTGCCCGGCCTCACCGGCTCGGCTCGGACCAATGCGATCGAGCGTGCCGGGACGGCGCTGCGCAACGACCCGGCGTTCGCCTCGCTCGGTGGCAACCTCAGCCTCCAGCGGCAGACGCTCGGCACGCTGCTCCAGTTGCCCCGTGGCGGGGCCACGAACACCGCTCTGGGCCAGGTGTACGCCCGAGGCGGTGGTAGCTCGGCCCTGGCTGGCCTGGGGGCCGTAGCGCCCGTTGAGCGCACGACGACGGCCACCAACCAGTCCTCGGCGGCGATGGAGCGCTACCGCTCGGTCCTGGAGCAGACAGCCGGGGCGAGCGCGGAGATGCAGCGGGCCCAGCTCGCGCTGTTCCAGGCCGAGGAGCGCGTGCGGGCGCTGACCGAGGCCGAGACCACCGACGTGATCAAGCTGGCCACGGCTCAGCGGGAGCTGATCGCCGCGCAGGCCGGTGTCGAGCGGGTGACTCGTGCCGAGCAGCCGCGCTCGCTCGGTACCCAGGTGTTCGGCCAGCAGGGCTTCGGTGCTGGCCAGCTTCGCCACATCGGGCTCGGCCTGGAGAACATGGTCGGGTTCTCGCTGGTGTTCGAGGGCTTCGACAAGCTCAAGGAGCTGGTGCACGACGGCCTCGAAGCGCAGGCCGCGTTCGCTCGTCTCCAGGCCAGCCTCGATGCGAACGGCATTTCGGCGGGCAATCTGCGCCAGGACTTCCAGAACATCTCGGCCGAGACGGCGACTCCGCTGGAGCACGTCATCGAGGCCGCGTCCGAGCTGTCGGGCACGCTCAAGACCACTGCCGACATCCGGTTCGGTGCTGAGGTCGCTGCCCAGCTCGCCAACATCAGCCAGGGCACGCTGACGGCGAAGGACGCGGCGGTCGGCCTGCGGGACGTGGTGGCCGCGTACGGCGACACCTGGCAGCAGTCCGGTCTCACGATGCAGCAGGGCATCAAGCAGACCGGCGACGACATCGCACGCCTGAGTCAGCTCACGGGCGTGAACGTCAAGGACATCACCGAGGGCACCACGCAGATCGCGCAGGAGGCGCGCGACTTCGGCCTGAGCCAGCGGCAGGCGTCCACCATCGCCGCGTATGTCGCCCAGGGCACCGGCCAGAGCGGTGAGCAGTCGGCGTCGCAGACCTCGCGTCTGCTGTCGAGCCTCTACAACACGCGCACGCAGGAGACTCTCCAGCGCGTGCTCAAGCCGACCAACTCGGCTGGGCTGTCGATCGCGCAGCAGTTCCAGAGCGGCGACATCGGCGGCGTGTTGCAGGAGCTGATCGGTCAGTACGGTCACCTCAACGACGCGAGCAAGCAGGCCATCGCGGGCCTGATGGGCACCGGCATCCAGGCGCGGGCCTTCGCCGCCCTGATCGGTGGCGGCGCGAACGCGGTGAAGGCGCTCAACGGCGAGCTGGACAGCAACAACGCGCTGAGCAACCAGAACCAGCGCTACCTCCAGACGATCTCGGGTCGGATCAAGCAGCTCGACGAGGACTTCCAGAACCTCGGTTCGGAACTCCAGCGCATCGGTGCCTTCGACGCTCTCGGCGCGCTGGCCATGACGCTGGACGACATCCTCAAGATCATCAACAAGGTCAGCGGTGCACTGAGCAACTTCGCCGACCACGACTACTTCGGCATCCCGACGCGCGAGGCGCTGCACCTGGCCATCGCGCTCGGTGAGGTCGCGGCCGTCTGGAAGTTCGTCGGTGCCGGTGCCGGGTCGCGCCTCGTGCTCGGCAGTGGCGTCGGTCGTCGGCTGTTCGGCAACATCACGCCGCGCAACGCCGACGAGATCGCCGCCGCGCAGGCAGCCGGATCCGAGAACGTGCCCGCTGCTCGCTACCGCTTCCGTGACATCGCTCGCGGCGCGGGGACCTCGCGCTTCGGCCTCCGTCGCCCGGTCGGGGTCGTGGAGGACCAGGCAGCGGCCACCAACACGGTGCGCAGCGCCGAGGAGCGCCAGATCGTCTCCACCACCGAGACGCTCGGTGTGATGGACACGGCAGCCCGCACGGCTGCCGAGACGCTGAACGTCCTGTCCGGTGCGGCACGCACGGCCGCAGCCAGCGAGGAGGAGGTGGTCGTCGCCAATCGGGTGGCGACTACGGGCGGTGCGATCGGTGCCGCCGAGCAGGGTGCGCTGTTCCCGATCTCGCGTGCCGGTGCCTACCAGCCGACCTTGTTCGGTGGCGGCGCGGTCGGAGCTGGGACGCAGGCTGCCGAGCGCGAGGCGGCTCAGGTCGCGGCGCAGACCGAGGGGCAGATGCTCCTCCCGCTCGCGTTCCGGAATCCGACGACCGGCCGTTTCGCCACGCCAGGTCAGGTGGCCTCGGCCGACGCTCAGCGCATCGCATCCGCTGAGGGCGCTCTGCCGGGGATGACCCGGGCGGAGCTGCAAGCGATGAACGCTGGTCGCTCCGGCGGCTTGCTGCCGTTCCCGGCGGGTGCGGCCGAGGAGGAGGCGCTGGCCACGGGTGCCGGTGCTGGCTTCGGTGCACGGCTCGGCAAGTTCGGCAAGCTCGGTGCGGCAGCTCCGCTCCTGGCCATCTTCGGTGCACCCGTTCTCGGCCAGGCGATCTCCGGTGGTCAGTCGGCTGGTTCTGGTGCTCGTGGATTTGCGGGCAGCCTGGCCGAGAGCATCACGATGGGTGCGGGCATCGGCGGCTTGGTCGGTGGTCCGCTCGGTGCGGCTCTCGGTGCGATCGGCGGCACCGCGTTCGGCGGGGTCAGTGCGGTCCTCGATGCACGGAAGTTCAACAACGCGCAGACCTCGGTCGCGTCGAACAACGCCTACTACAAGCTGTTCGATCAGGTGGTCGGCGGCTTCGCCAAGGGCTCGGCCGGTGACAAGGCGTCGCGCGGTCAGGGCTTCAAGGACCAGCTCCCGAAGCTCGGCAGTGCCGAGGCCGTGGAGGCGTTCCAGACCAAGGTCCGCAAGCAGATCGAGTCCGAGCGCGACAAGATTCAGACGGCCGGTGGAAACAGCAAGGAGGCTCAGGCCAAGATCTCGGCCGACATCGACCGGCTGGAGACGACGCTCCAGACGGCCGCGCAGCACCGCATCGCGGCGATCAAGGGCTTCAACAAGATCGACGTGCTGAACAGTCAGCAGATCGACGATCTCCAGTCGGCGCTCGGTACGGTCGGCCAGCTCAACCCGGAGACGTTGACCACCCAGCGCGAAGCGATCCAGAACCTGCTCAAGGCGGGCACGCTCTCGCCGGGCAGCAAGGCGTACAAGGACGTGCTCGCGGCGGCTGGCATCGACCAGGGCCAGGCAGGTCAGGTCGGTCGCACCACCGACGGGAAGTACGGCTACTACGACGCGGGTGGCAACTTCCACTCGATGCTGCGTCAGGCGACGCAGACCGGCCCGGCCGTTGCTGGTTCGACGCGCGACAACAACACGCAGTCCTCCGGCATCCAGTCCACCCTCCCTGGCCAGGCACCGGCCGGTGCGCCGACGATCTACAACCCGAAGGGCGAGCGCTCGCCGGGCGCGCTGAGCCAGCAGCGTCTGCTCAAGGCGTTGCGGGACGGCTACAACGAGTCGATCAAGCAGGCCAACACGATCCTGGAGTCGATCGGCAAGCCCGATCAGAAGTCGCAGGCGGCGTTCGACAAGGCGCAGGCGCAGCTCAAGGCGGGGCTCGAAGGTCTCCAGGGTGTCAACCAGCAGATCTACCAGAACCCGATCCAGGAGTTCACCAACCGCGCGGGCCTGCGCGCGAGCCTGTCGGGGACCGGTGGCGATGTCGGCGGCGTCCACTTCGGTGCCGGGACGGGCGGTGCGGTTGCCGACCTGCGGCGAGCCAACACGGCGATCGAGAAGTACAACAAGACGCTGACCCACGACGACCCGCAATACTGGGCCAACATCGCGCAGATCGAGCAGAACAAGCAGCAGATCGCCCAGTTGCAGAACCAGGCTGCCTACAACGCGAACAACCTGATCATCGCCAGTTCGAACGACGCCCTGACCAAGGCGAACGCCACGCTGGCCAATGCCCAGTTGAAGCTCAAGCAGGATCTGGCCAGTGGCGCGTCGGCCGATCAGATCGGACAGGACAAGGCCGCTGTCGGGGCGGGCAATCTCGGCGTCGCGCAGGCGAACCAGCAGGTGACGCAAGCGCGGTACGGCATCGCCGTCGCACAGAACCGCAACGCCATCGCGAAGGGTCAGGCGCAGCTCAACCAAGTGCTCCAGGCTGAGGCGTCGGCTCGTGGTGGCACCCTCGCCGACCAGGCCACGTTGCTCCAGGCGCAGCAGCAGGAGATCGCGATCCGGCAGCAGATCGCCGACGCGATCGAGGCCCAGAAGGAGTCGGCGCTCGCCGCGAGGGCGGCGGTTGCACGATTCCACGGTGACGACGTGCGGGCTGCAACGCTGGACCTGAGCAAGGCCGAGGACGCCTACCGCTACGCCGTGGAGCAGTACGGCAAGAACAGCAAGGAGGCACGTGACGCGTACACCAGCGTGATCACGTCGAAGTCGGCGCAGTACGACGCGGTGACGCAGCAGATCGAGGCGGGGTTGGACCTCCAGATCCAGCAGCTCAACGCTCGCGGTGTCGGCCAGGGCTCGGACCTCGGTCAGGCTGCGGCGGGCGTCTCGCTCCAGAAGGCGCAGGTCGATCTCAACCGCTACCTCAAGAAGGGTGGCAAGAAGGGCACCAGCGAGTACGACAAGCTCTACGGTGCGGTGATCGCGGCGCAGCGCAACCAGTTCGACGTGGCGTTGCAGGCGCAGCTCGACACGCTGGACTTCCAAAAGGAGACGTACCAGATCACGGGTGCGCAGGAGATCGCCGCGCTCCAGCAGATCTTGAAGAACAAGCAGCTCACCCTGGCCGAGCAGCGCTCGATCACCCTCAAGATCAAGAGCTTGCAGAGTGGCATCCGCGAGCAGCTCACGCAGGGCGGTCTGAACATCCCGAGCGACATCAAGCTGCCGACCGCGTACGACGTGCGGCGCTCGCTCGGTGCGGGCTTCGGTGGCACCGGCACGCAGGCCAACATCGTGAACAACAACCAGCAGGCGTCGATCACGGTGAACCAGACGCTGCCGACGAGTGCGATGGCCAAGGCGGTCGCGGCGCAGGTGATCTCGCTGATCAACCAGCAGACCGGGCAGCAGGTGCGAGCCAACTCGGCGAGCCCGCGCAACGTCCCGGTGGGGAGGCGATAACAGATGGTCGTCCGTTGGTCCATGCAGGACTACTGGGCCGCAACCCCAGTCACCTACCAGATGGAGATCAACCCGAACGACGGTGGCTCGCCCGAGATCACCAAGCAGATGGCCATCTTGCAGAGCAGCGGCCCCAACCGCATGAACCTCGTGCAGGAAGGCAATTCGACGACGCCCACGATCAACTTCTCGGGCGTGATCTTGGAGCAGGGGCACTACGAGAACCTGGAGTATTGGTTCGACAAGCGCGTGCTGATCAAGCTCGTGGACGACCTCAACCGGACCTTCTACGGGGTGTTCAGCAAGTTCGCGCCCAAGCGCATCCGGCGACCGAACAACCCCTGGTACCACACGTACGACGCCGAGTTCACCGTCACCGCCTACGTCAACGCCTCGGGCCAGCGCGTCTACGGACGGATCCTCTAGTGCGCGACTACACGACGGCGAAGTTCCAGCACATCCAGGAAATCCAGCGTTCCGGGATGATGGTCGGCCGTGACCGGCCGGTCACGCGTGCGACGTGGTGCAAGCAGAGCATCCGCCAGATCCACAGCACCAAGGACGGCATGGGCGCTGTTCGCTACCTGGACAAGAACCCGACCCAGTTCGAGTTCACCGGCATCGCCAGCGTCGAGATCCAGCGCTCGATCGGCCAGGACGCAGCGACGTGCACGATCACGCTGTGGAACACGCACAACAAGACGAGCCAGCCGGAGGGCATCGACACCGAGGGACGCAAGGGCTACCTCACGCCGGGGCGCGGTGCGGCGATCCAGAATCTGACGAGCGTCTATACCGGCACGGACACCGATCTCGGCATGACCGACAGCGACGCGCAGCTCGTGCTGCCGACGAGCTGGGGTTATCCCGAGAATCCGTACCGCGACGTGTTCATCCCCAACACGGTGATCCGCACCTACCAGGGCTACGGCAGCGACAATTTCGACTCGCTCGGCAACGAGATCTACATGCACGACCCGAGCAGCGAGGGCTACGTCCCGCCCGAGGCGGACACGAAGCTCTACCAGACCGGCACGTGGCTCATCGACCAGGTGACGATCCACAACGACGGCACGATGCAGTTGGAGTGCCGCGACCTGGCCAAGCTGCTGATCGAGCAGTTCATCTACCCGCCACTGCTGCCCATCGACCGCTTCCCATTGATCTACTGCCCGGCGCACAAGGACATGGGCCACAAGGAGGTGATCGGCAAGAACGTCGCCACCTACCACTCGGCCAGCACCGATCGGCGCTACGGCAAGAACGGCAAGGTGCTCGGCCACCGGGCGCGCGATGCCTTCGACGGCAGGAAGCACACGTTCTGGCTCTCGGGCGCGAACACCGTCGGCAGCAACCTGGAGTGGCTCCAGGCGAAGGTGCACGGCGAGATCAACGAGATCGTGCTCAACTGCTACGGCGGTAACTACCTCGTGTACGTCTGCGTGCACTCGGGAGGGAAGTGGCAGGGCACCAGCACGGTCGCGGGCAACTCGGAGAACCTGGACTACTACGACTCCCCCGGTGACGGCGCTGGCTTCATGTACGTCATCACCTCGGGCGACACGTTGTGGGACCTGGCCGGGCACTACTACGGCGACAACTTCAAGTGGCCGATCATCGCGCGGGCCAACAACAACATCATCAAGGATCCGCACTGGATCTACCCCGGCCAGCGGATCAAGATCCCGTACGTCAAGGGCACCTTGACGCCGCCGCCGACCGGTGGCACTGCGACCGGTGGCACGCACGTGGACATCCCGTACGTGATCACCGCGACGGTGCCGAGCAACGGCAAGGCGACGATCACGCTGCCCAAGACGTACAAGGCCAACTTCGTGCGGGTGGTGTTCACCAACCTCAACCCCAGCCTGGGCGAGGGCTCGCCGTACCGTGCAGGCGTACGCGAGATGGTCGTGCGCAACCACATCCCGAACACCTTCCTCGCCTCGACCGAGGGCAAGGGCGGTTCGATCAACGACTGGACCGAGCCCATCAAGGAGATGTGCGCCTGGGCTGGGCTGACCTGGGAGGACGCACCGACGGCCGACCCGGTGATCGGTTCGACCTCGCCCGCCGCCACGATCGCCGCGTACCAGAAGAAGATCATGGTGCTGCGCAAGCAGTTGCATAGCCAGACGTGGTGGAACGCCGGTCAGAAGGCGGCGATCATCAACCAGATCAACGATCTCAATGCCAGGATCACCACGCTCCGGGCGAGGCCGGTGGTCAACCTGCGCGTGTGGGGCGACTTCGAGATCCTCGGTGCGGGCCCGATCGTGTGCACGCCGGGCGACTACTTCATGAGCAAGTCGTTCATGGACGGCATCGGCCTGATCCGCGACTTCATCGGCGGGATCTTCTTCATCGACGAGACCGGCGGTGCGCAGTTCCGGCTGCCCAACATTTGGACGGCCGGTAATTTCATCGACGACATCGGCGCGAGCACTGCTCTCAAGGCGCGGGTCGCTGGACACCCGATCGAGTTCCACGAGGACGTGAACCTGATCAGCTACCAGATGACGATCAGCGACGCGGACGTGCGCTCGGAGGTGCTGGTCGTCGGTGGCTACCCGAAGTCCACCAGCGCCCCGGCTCCGGTGGCCGGTGGTTACGTGCTCGGCTACAACAGCGAGACCGGCCAGACCAGCGCGATCGACTTCACGGACGTGCTGGCCGGGCAGTACCGGCTGATGATCGTCCCCGGCGAATCGACCAACCTGTTCTACACCGAGCGCGAGTGTCAGCGGATGGCCGAGCTGACCGCGCTGTTCATCCTGTTCACCTACCGCACGGGCAGCGCGAAGATCGTCGCTCATCCAGGACTCCAGATCGACGATCAGGTGCGCATCTTCGAGCGGACCAGCTACGAGACCAACATCCACTACGTCTCGGGCGTCACCTCCACGCACAACCTGGAGAGCGGCGAGTACACGATGGACGTGACGTGCCACTGGCTCGGCGGCGACCCGAACACGGAGTGGTTCGTCAACAAGCAGACCCTCACCCCAGCGGTGACCACGCTGCCCGCGATCCTCAAGCGGGTCGGCAAGGAAGCGGCTGGCGGTCCCTTCGAGCAGCCGGTGTATGGCACATGACCTCCGCGATCCACCACCACCTCAATCGCCAGGCGGCGCGAGCCCGGGAGACGAACCAGGCCGTGCCGAGACCGGCGCGCGTCCGTTTCACCGTCAAGACCTCAGGCATCGGCGAGAGCCGTCTCACCGGCAAGCAGGCCATCGCCTTCGGGGCGTACATGATCGACGAGCCGACGTTCTCCTTCGGCGTCGTGACGATCACCCCGCTCAAGGTCGGCGAGCTGCCACTGGCCACGGCGACCGTGCTGAACTGGCAGCGCACTGCCGCTGGGCTCTGGTCGGGTGCGGAGGTCGGCTTCAAGGTCGAGTCGATGCTCTACACGATCCGGCTCAAGTTCACGCTCACCTTCGAGGGTTCCACGATGCGCACCACGGCCGGGCAGGGCACGGACACCAAGGTGCAGGCGACGACGAACACCTACCGAGGCGTGACCACCTACACATCGGACGATCTCTGATGGGCTCGGACTACCGGCTGGCGAAGCCGCCACTGATCGACACCATCGTCCCGACGAACGAGAACTTCTACACGCGCCGGGTGTACGGCCTGCCCGCGCACACCTACCTGACCACCGACACCTACCTCGGCGTGCAGCCGGTGACCTGGACCGAGGTGGCGACGCGCTACAGCAGCACCGTCACCGAGCTGCGGGCGTTGAACCCGTCACTGAGCACTCTCAACCCGACCGACGACATCACCGATGGCATCTTCACCCAGCCAGGAGCGTTCGGCACGACCGACGTGTTCACGAACCTGAGCAACCCGCTCCGTCACTACAGGACGGACCCGGGAACCTTTCCGCCCACGATCAACCTGAACCACCGCTACGCCCCGGACGCGGGCGGCATCAGTGCACTGGCCCTCACACCCGCTGGTCATGGCAAGGGGCCGCACAACGGCATGTGGGCGACGGTGTTCACGAGCGACCAGAGCGCTGGTGGCTTCCCGGCGATTCGGCTCGCCTTCCACCCACAGTCGCGTTCGATCCGCGACTACGTGACCCAGTGGGAGGTCCAGCTCGATCCGATCGAGACGATCCCTCCCGACGCGTGGGCCTGGAGTGCGGACCTCGTGGCCGACCTCGCATCACAGCGGCTCGGCGATTACGTCTACGTGTTCAGCTCGCATCGCAAGACCGTCGTCACGACGTACGACTCGTCAGGCACCCTCCCGATCCGGCTCGACTCGGCGGGGAGCCTCACCGTGCGTCGCATCGGTCCTGACGGCGTTCCCGTCACCAGGATCTCGGAGAGCTTCGACACGACCGACGAGACCGACGACTGGCGCGTGATGATCCCGCACCTGGGCTTCCACAATGGATCGCAGCACCAGTTCTTCGTTTCCGACGATGCGACGCCGTTCATCTGGACCACCTTCGGCGACGTGTCCGACAACGGCGCGGACTGTGGCTACTTCGGCTTCGCCGACGACGGCAGCGGCACCTTCGGCTCGATGTTCCAGAACCAGGTCACGGGAGACCGCAAGGTCACCGGCCAGCTCGCCGCCTACTACCAGACCACCTCGTTGCCTGACGGCATCTACGCCTTCGGGCCGGTGCTCGTGCACCCGTGGCGATGCGGGAACTACGGCGCGCCCGAGCTGTGGTACTTCGTCATGCACGGCTTCGGGGCGAAAACACGGTTCGACATCTACGCCGCGAAGTGGGGTCGTCACCAGTACCAGCCGGTGCCGAACCTGATCTTCGACGACGATCCGTTCTTCGAGTCGGGCCAGCGGCGCTTCCCGTCGCTCAACCCCGAGGGCTACGCCTTCGATCACGACTGGTACCGACCGGCCAACAAGATCAGCTCGATCGGGCCGTTCACTACCGACATCTGGAACCAGCGCGAGGAGCCAGCTCAGTCGGGCCTGGTGCGTTACGCAGGGTTCCGGGTGCTGCGCGACTGCAACCGGGTCGGCCAGATGCACTTCGTCGTGACCAACAACGGGCCTCGGTTGACATGAGCTACTTCGAGGATCTGAGCCTGCGGTCGATCTGGATGGCCAGCAGTGGCGACGACGGCAAGACCTGGCGCTACGCCTCCGAGGTGCCGAACCTGCCGCTGGAGATCACGCCCGTGGCCCCGTACTCCGCCGGGGTGCCGGTCATTCGCACGCCGGACAATCTGACGATCGTCGGAATCGAGCACAAGATCGCAGCCGCAAGCCACTTCTGGACCACGCCGGACGCGGGTGCTCGTGCGAGCCTCGTGGTCATGAACTACCACGTCACCAGCACCGCGCAGCCCGACGAGGGCTCGGTCATCTTCCGGCGTCACAAGGCGGACCTGCTGTGACCGACAACTTCGTGACCCCGATCGGCGATGCCCCGCCGAGTCCGCCGCTGCTCACGCTCGGACACACGACCGGGTTCGTCGCCACGCCGGTCACCGACCTCAGCGGCCGTGACACCCCGATCGTTCCGCAGATCGACATCGAGTACCTCGCCCAGGTCTGCGCCCGGCCGAGCCTGCTCAAGAGCAGCTCCCCGGGAGCCAGTGGCCTGCTCAAGGAGTTCCTCTACGAGAGCGGCTACGTCTACGACGTGGAGCGGGAGATCTTCAAGGACCACGCGGAGCACCAGGCGGGCAACGCCATCGACGTGAGCACGGAGGACGCGAAGGCCGGGGGCCCCGACATGGGCCCACTGGTGCGTTTCATCGCCCGTGTCCCGGAGCTGTTCTCGACGGTGGCCTACACCGACCCGAACCCGATCTACAGCGCCGAGTCCTACTACGTCCACGACGGGGCCTTGGCGGGTCTGCCGACGCTCACGGAGCCGATGGGGTACCTACACCTCGCCACGACCTTCCAGCGCTTCGGTGCGGCGCTCAAGCTCGCCACGGTGCGGTCTGGGCTGGCTCTCGCCGGGCAGGGGCAGTTCAGCAACCGCGACGTGTACGCCGTGCCGACCGGTCAGATCGGCGGGGCCGTCAGCGATCCGATGGTGAGGTTCTGGTGAGCGACGACGCCCAGGTGGACGTGCTGGAGGCGGTCGGCCTAGGGCCCGACTCCGAGGTCGTCACGTCCAGCATTCAGATCATGGCCACCGACCAGCACTCCGGGACGCTCTCGCCGCTGCGACGCAACCTCAATGGGCTGCCCGCCTACTCCTGCGAGCGCTGGCTGCGGCTGCGGCTGACCGGAGGCTCGGCGCATCTCGTGCGCTTCTGGATCGACAACCTCGCGCCCAACCCGGGATGGCAGCTCCTGATGGGTACGAGCCTCACCTGGCGGAAACCGACGACCAGCCGAAGTGAGATCGCGGTCGCCTTGGTGCCGACCGAGGACCCCGGGGTGGACGCGCCGAACCTCTACCCACTGCTGAGCGGCACCACTCCGCTCGACGACCTCCTGGACGGAAGCTCGACGCAGTACACGCCCTGGCTCGTCCTCCAGGCGGTGTGGACGGCCGACGACGACACGGTGTTCCAGTTCGGTGATCTCGACTTCCGGTTCGCCTGGGAGGAGTCGTGAGCACGTACGTGAGCATCGAGGAGGCCATCGGGTCGGAGATGAAGATCGCCCCGGCCGACTATTTCGTGCACCTTCTGAGTTTGGACGTGCATTCAATTCAGGCAGCCGAGGGATACAAGGCCGGAATCCTGACCGCGCGGCATCCCTACTCCTTCGAGCGGTGGATCCGTGCCGTGTTCGTGAGCGACCGCGAGGTCCAGTCGATCCGGTTCTGGGCGGACAACCTCGCGCTGCCGCCAGGGTGGGACGTGCGCTTCGGGATCAGCGATACCTACCACCGGCCGGTGAACGTCGCCAGCTCCATCGCCACGCTCCCGGTGCCGACGAGTTCACCTAGCGGGGCGAACGTGTCCGCCGCGCTACTGGAACCGGGAACGAACCGCGCACCGTGGGTCGTGATCCAGGCTCACGTCACCGACTTCGGTCTCGTTGAGCAAGGGCCACTACTGGGGCAGACAGGTACCGAAGTGATCGTCCCAACGATGATCCACTATCACTTCGGCTGGAACGAGAGCTGAGGCGTACATGGCCAGCGGCAAGTGCATCTACCTCCAGAAGGCGTTGCTCGACCACGCGCTCGGGCAGACGATCTGGACACCGCCGACCAACCTGTGGATCGCGCTGTCCACGGCGGTGTTCGCGGCCAGTACGGATGGCACGTCGATCCTCACCAACGAGGTCAGCGGGACCGGCACCGCCTACGACCGCATCGAGGTCCCCAACGACGGCACCTTCTGGCCGCTGGCCGACAGCACGGGACAGAAGGCCAACCTGCTCGACGCGAACTGGCCGACGGTCACCGGCTCGGGCTACGGCACGGTGCGCAGCTTCTACCTGTGCGACGGCAACGCCAAGACCAGCGCCGACAACGTGCTCTACGGCTCGGACCTGACCCCGACGGTCGTCGTCGCCGGTCCAGGACCATCCTTCTCGGCCGGATCGCTCGTGGCGAAGGAGACCTGATGACCAACGTCTCCCTGTATGACAGCTTCTTCCAGTCGAACCCGGCGAGCGACTGGGGCTCGATCTCGATGCTGCTGGCCGTGGACACCTACGTGTTCAGCGCGACGCATGCGCTGAGCGACATCACGCCGTCCGAGTGCACCGACGCCTCGTACTCGCGCGGCACTGGCGAGATCGCCAACGACAGCTCGGGCACCGGCAACACCGGCAACTACGGTCTGGGCAGCAAGGGGCTGTCCTTCCCGGCGATGAGCGTGGCGAACTGGCGCTTCGCCATCGCACTGGACAACAGCGGCCGACCGCTGTTCTGCGTCGATGCCGGGTCCACCCAAACGCTGAGCGCCGAGGTGCTCACCGCTAACGGCCAGGCGTTCACGATCACGGGGGTCTGATGGCCACGCTCACCCTCGTCCCGGCTAGTGCCACCGTCACGGGTGGCACGATCACGTTCTCGACTGCGCCGGGCCCACCGCTGGACACGACCCCAGCACAGGTGGTGCCGACGCCGACCGTGCCGCTGGTGCGCGACTTCGTGTTCGCCACCTTGGACGGTGACATCGACGACGCGGTGACCTCGATCGTCGTGGACGACGTGAGCACGTTCCCGACCGATGCGGAGCTGGCGAAGGCTCCGCTGTACCTGACCATCGAGTCGGATCTCGTGCACCCGGCGACGTTCGAGATAGTGAAACTGACGAGCGTCGATTTCACGACACTGACCCTCGCGGTGGTTCGTGGCGAGCTGGGGACCACGGCACAGGCGCACCTCTCGGGAACGATGATCAAGGGTGCACTCACGGCCGACATCGTGCGGCGCTTCCGGGCCGCACTGGCGTCGATGGACCGCCTGCCCCCGCCCGACGGCGACGTGTTCGTGCCCGGCGATCAGGTGTACGTGCGCACGCGCGGTGAGTTCACCTTCACCGGTAGCAGCTACTTCCAGCAGACCGACTTCACGGGCGACGATTCCGCAGGTGCCAGTGGAGCGTCGATTATCGGACCCTCGACCGAGACCACCAGCGATGCGCAGGCCCTGGCGCTCGGGGTCACGCAGTGGACGACCGTCCAAGGTGGCTTCGGCACCCCGAGCCACTACGACGGGCGACCCGTGTCGGCCGCGATGGTCACCTCGACCGACCCGCTCACCAATCAGGCCCAGGTGCTGCGGCCCTTCGGTGGCATCGAGCATCAGCTCGTGTTCGCGATGCACCTCGGAGCTGACGGGGTGGACGCGGGTGCGGTGATCGGCGCGACCGCCGACGGCAAGAACGGTTGGTACCTGTCACTCACACCCGGTGCCTCGCCGACGATGTACCGAATCGAGAGCGGTGCTCTCACTTCGCTTGGCACGTTCGGTGACCCTCTCGTCGCCAACACGACGCCGGACGCATGGGTCAGCCTGTACGAGGACGTGCTGCGCGTCTGGGTGCGCCCCGATCCGGGCGGTGCGCCCTACACGGTCGCCTACGAGAGCTTCTCGCTCACTCCAGGGATTGCACGGGGCAACAACTCGGGCTTCATGGCCAACAGCGCGAGCTGTGCCAGCGACACCAACCTGTACTGGACCTCGATCGGCTCCTCGGCTCCGGTCGGCATGGGTGTCATGCGTGGCGTGACGACGCAGCTCGTCTTTGCTGCGATCAGCGGTGGCGTACCGGCTGAATCGCCGAGCGTCGTGGATCTCAGTGCCTGGCGCGGTGCCGAGCCGTGGACGCCGGTCGGTTCGTCGGTGTGGGGTACGACGCTCACCCTCGGACCTCCGCTACTGCGCTTCGAGTCCGGGGACACCGGGGGGCTGGCGTCGATCATCAGCGACATTCGTGCTCACGACATCGACGTGACGTTCGCCTGGCAGAACGTCACCGACCTCGGCTCCATGCACGGGCCGTTGCTGCGCACCAGCGACGATGGGCTCAACGGCATCTACCTGGAGATGAATCCGAACACGGAACAGATGACCATCCGTTTGCTCGTGGGCGGCGTGCACTCGGTCATCGGTTACGGCACCACCTCGATGCCGGGCACGACTGGCGGTCTCCGGAACCTGCGAGTGATCTGCTCCGGCAACACGATGTGCCTCTACGACGCGGGCGATCCCGGCAACCCGATCCCGCTGGGCGTGTTCCACCTCCCGCCGATGACCCAGGACTTCGGTGGCGGGTGCATCGGGTGGCACATGGGCAATGGCTCTGCCTGTGCCGACGCCTCGCTCGGTCTCTCTCATGTGATCTTGGCCGACTCGATCGCGCCGAGCGGCTGGCAACAGAAGCCGACCACGCACGTCAGCAGTGGCCCTCCGATTGGCATTGCGCCGGTCGGCAGCGTCTGGCTCGACCTCAACGCGAGCCTGCTCTACGGCTCGTTCGGGGACGGTCAGTGGCAGCCGCTGACGCCGATCGTCTCCTACGGTGCCCCCTCGGTCACCGTGCCCGACCGGGTACTGGCCATCGACCTGGCGAACTACGCGCTCTACGTGAGCGTCGGCGGCGTGTGGAACATGATCACCGACGGCACGGACAGCGGCGGCGGTGGCGGCGGTACCGCTCGCGGTCTTGTGGACATGGGCTTCTACGGCACCATCACCGGCTCGATCTTCAAGAGCGACTTCGTGCATCACCAGGGCGGTCTGCTGCGAGCGGTATGGGACGACGGCGGCGGACAGTGGCAGCCGGGGACCGCAGCGATGCAGCACTGGCCCACCGACGGCTCCGACGACAGCTTCTGGCTCCACGTCCAGGACGCCACTCTCGACAGCTCCGGTGTGGCCTCACTGACCACCAGCTCGGATGCGAGCGCGGGCCTCATGGTGCACATCAATCGGCTCGCGATGGATGGGCTGCACATCAGCTTCGATGCGGACGTTCCCGATGCAGCCAGCGGCTTCTCGTTCGGCTGGTTCAGTTCGGCCTCGCTCCTGAGTGACATCGGTACGCCGCCGTACAAGGCATGGGCCGGGTCGCTGCCGCTGGCGCGCGGAGCGAGCGGTGCGTATGGCGCGGGCAACGAGACCGGCAACTTCTTCGCCTTCGAGCCGACGGTCGGGATGTCGCACGTCGGCAGCAGTGGCTTCTTCGGGGCCAGTCCGCAGCCCGGCTCGGCGTACACGACCGGCAGTCACCACTGGGACATCCGCCTCTCACTGGACAGCCTCCAGCAGCCGGGCAGCTTCCAGTTGTCGATCTACATGGACGGCACGAAGCTGTTCACCAGCTACGCCTACCTGGACAGCACCTCGTACGAGGGCGGCTACTTCTTCCTGGGCGGCTCCACGGGGGACAGTGGCACCACTGGTCCGGTGCAGATCAGCAACCTCGCGATCTACGAGGCGCAGCAATGGACGCGCATCCGAACCAACTACCTGCGCGAGACCCGCGTGCCGCTCATGCTCCTGAACGGCTGGACGGCCCTCGACGCTCCCTCATGGTCTATCGAGGGTGACCGGATCCGGTTGCACGGGTCGATCACCGGAGGGACGGCCGGGGCCGTGATCTGCGAACTCGACAGCGACATGCGTCCCGACACGCAGCACTGCTACATGCCCATCACCGCCTACGACGGCGTGGCTGGCGCGTACGTCACACGGACGCTGCACTCGTACTACAACACGATCGACATCGTGGACTCGCTGACCACCGACACGATCCACCTGGACGGCGCAAGCATCCCGAGGTGGCAGTGAGCAACCTCCTCGGCGACTTCTTCACTGGCTCGACCATGCTCGGGGGTGACCCCGATGAGGTCACGAGCGGGCTGCACGCGCATATCGTCGGCAAGACCCGCTTCGTCAGCCCGAGGCTCTCGCTCCCGGCACACCTGAGCGGCACCATCGTCGGGCGCACCCGGTTCACCGCCACGCTCGGTCAGCGCGCGCCGCTAGCCGGGACGATCGTCGGCAGCACCATCCTGTCCGGCACGCTCGTCGTGGTCGAACGCCCCCAGTTCACCGCTACGATCATCGGTCACACGCAATTGGATGCCCGTCTGAGTCACGAGGCTCAGTTCGACTTCCAGGGCTCGGTCGGCGCAGCAGTCTCGCGCTCCCTGCTCCTCCACGGCCAGGTGCTCAGTGGTACCGGTGTCGTGAAGCCTGTCCCGTTCCAGGACGAGCCACAGCCCGTCCCCTACTACGTGTGAGGACTCGATGACCGAATCCGTCACCACGCCGACTTCGCACTTCGGCTTGACGCGCATCAACGCGGGCGAGGCGTTCAGCAAGGACGGCTGGGCCTTCTCGGACGCCGACCGGGTGCGGCTGGACGACCTGCTGTACGCGCTGGCCAACCACCAGCACACGGGCGAGCCGCCGCTGGGCGACCCGACCGACCCGTGCACGTTCGTCGCCGTTTCGACGGGCGGCCATTTGCCTGCCGCGACAACGTTCTACTACCGGGCTTCCTTCATCGACCGCTTCGGGCTGGAGACCGCCGCGAGCCCCGAGGCATCGGTGACCACGCCGAACCCGATCGGACCACCGGCTGCACCGAGCGCCACCGTGGAGCCCTCGTCCGGTGGACTGCTGCCCGGCACGTACTCGTACCTGATCACCTACTACGACCCGTACGGCGGTGAGACGACGCCGAGCAGCATCAACAACGTCCAGGTGGTCTCGGGCACGACCAACCGCATCAAGCTCGACTTCGGCACGCTGGGGACCGGCGCGGCGGGCATCCGCATCTACCGCTCGCGGCCGGGGCAGAGCCAGTTCTACTTCATCGGCTCGCTGACCAGCGGCAGCTTCTACGACGACGGCATCGCCGAGGACCAGACGATCACGGTCAACACCGTGAACACCACCAACGCCGCGAACTCGATCGAGGTCACCATCCCGGGGGCGTTCATCCCGGACGGCTGCCAGGCGTGGCGCATCTACCGGGCCACCGCCTCCGGCGAGTACGACGGCAACTCCCTGGTGCACGAGGTCACCGAGGGCGTCACCGACACCAGCATTGTGCCGCGCACCATGTGGGTGGACACGGGCGACTCGCTGCTGCCGGGTTTCCCGCAGGAGACCGGGACGACCATCGGCAGCGGCGTGCTGGTCACGCTCAACGAGCTGGCCGGTTCGCTGGAGCTGGCGTCGATCCCGCGCGGTGTGCGGATCTTGAACTTCTTCACGCCGGGCGTGGTCACCGACACGCAGGTTCTCGACATCACCGAGAGTCCGGCCCCGGTGAAGCCCGCTCGACTGACGGCGTTCTTCAAGACGCCCCCGGACGGCACCTCTGAGGTGACGATCCGGATCAGCGACAACGCGGCGACGCCGAGCTACGTGGATCTGGTCTGCGATCCGCCAGGAGCAACGCCGGTCGATCCGCTGGGTTACTACCACGTGGAGTGGCCGCTGGTGGAGGCGCTGGAGATCTACATGAGCGACCCGTCGGCGGTGGACGTGTCCGACCCGGCGCTGGTCGGGTTGATCACCGATGACATCAGCGACACCGGCCAGTCGATGCTGTTGCAGCTCAACGGCGAGTGGGCACAGGGGAACATGGGCTCGCTCGATCCGGGGACCTACCGCGCGTACGCCTCGCTGCGCACGAACGAGCTGACCACCGCGACCAACGACATCGGTCTCCAGGTCATCCGCCTGGACACGAACACCCAGATCGCGGGGGCCAACTACACGGTCACGACCACGATCGGTTTCGCCGAGATCGGGCCGCTGAGCTTCACCGCGCCGGGCGGCGTGCCCATCGTCATCCGGGTGTCGAAGGTGACCGGCGTGGCGCAGACCTACGAGGTGCAGGACGTGCGCTTCGAGACCTCGGTGCCGACGCTCAGTGCTGGTCTGCTCACGGCCACCGCATTGGTGGACGGCGGGCCGACGGCGGCAGCCGACGTAAACGTGTCGTTGTGGTTCTGACCCCTTTCATGGTGAAGCCGTAGCCGCGAAGGACCGATGGCCTAGTGACGCCTTTTCCGTGCGGGAACGGGCAACAGAGGAGTCGAGGGCAATGGCGCGGAAGCAGCAGCACCAGGAGGAAGGGAGTAACGACCGCCTGATCCTGACGTTCCTCGGTGCTACGGCGATGGTCTGCATCGTCGGCATCGTGGTCCTGGCGGTCGTGAAAATCGACGCGCAGCCGTTGGTCGCCATCGCTTCGGCGGCGGTCGGTGCGCTGGCTACGAAGATCACCGGACGAGACCTGACGAAGAACTCGGACAGCGACGACGACTTCGCGATCCTGGGCCGAGCTGCGACCAAGAGCATCATCGCCGAGGCCATGCGGCAAATGGGTGCGTCGGCAGGGAAGGACGACGAATGAGCTGGCCGGTGCTGAATACGCCGACGAGCGCGAGTCACTTCTGGGGGTGGACGCAGATCATTCTCGGCTTATTGAACTTCGTCATCCTCGGCATCTTTTTCGCCTACGAAGCGCTGCCGTATTTGCGACAGCGAAAAGGACGGGCGGCGGTTTTTGGCCTAGGCATGGTGACGGTATCGCTCACCTCGGGGTTGTACGCGATCGTTCACGGTGTCTACACGCTCAACATGCACCTGACCGGCCCGCGCGGAATTCGCGCGCTGGACATCGGTTCGTTGATCGTGTGCTTCCCGCCACTACTGATCTTCGGGTGGGAGCGTGTCCGACTTGCCCGGAGTTTGCCTCAGAGGATCGTGAGAACCACCCCCGCGTGGCTCCTTGGAGTCGTTCTTGCACTCGGGGCTTACATCGGGGCATTCATAATGCGAACCGTGGACGTAGCTCGGTTCAGACATACGCACTTTCGCTGGTGGCACTTCGACTCCAGCTATAACCTGATCTTGACCGGGCTCTACTTGATGTTGAGCGCTATATGGCTGAGTTATCAACTTCGGGTGCATCGGCGCACCCGGGAGTGGTCGGTACTTGGCGTCAGTCTCGGGCTCGTGTTCGTCACGATGGCGTTCCGCCGCCTTGCCCAGGCCATCGAAATAGCCGGTGGGGCCTATCACATTGGGCCCGGAAGCGGGAAGCTGTTCCTGTGGACTGACATCGCATCGTTGCTGGCAGCGGTGTTCTTCCTGGCAGTGCTAGTCCCGCTGATCGACAAGCCGCGACCCGTGGCGTCGGCAGCGGATTCGGGGACGGGATAGTCATGGACGGGTTGCGCATCGTCAGCGACGGGACGGTCGAAGGAACGCAGGTGACCCTCGACGGCGAGGAAGTTCGTGATGTCACGGCCGTGACGTGGCACTTCTCCCCGAAGCACCGCAAGACGACCGTGACCCTGGAGATCAGCAACGTCACGCTGGACGCAATCCACGCCGTCAACGAGCACGACCGCGAGAGCCTGGCCGAGGCCATGATGGCGGCGAACCAGCGAGCCCGCCACCGCGCGTAGCTCCGTCCCAGGAGGCATGATCCCGATGAGGTACTGACGCTCATCGGAAGGGAATCCATGTCCTCCAACGCCCCAGTCGCGGTCGCCTTCAACACGGCGGGCGTGATCTCGCTGATCATCGGCATCGTCCTGCCGAACGCGGTTGGCTACTTCACCAACGAGTCCATGAACAAGGGGCTCAAGGCTGCGATCCTCGCGGGTCTATCCGGCGTCTCGGCCGTGCTCACTCAGTGGCTCGACGCGATCAAGGCGAACCAGCACTTCGTGTGGCAGGCCAGCGTGATCAGCGCGGTCACGACGTGGCTGCTGGCCGAGGGTTCGTACCTGCGGGTATGGAAGCCCAGCGGCATCAGCGACAAGCTCCAGCGCAAGGGCGTCACCGACGAGAAGCTCGGCCTCCCACCCAGGACCGACGTGTCCGACCAGCCGATGAGCTACGTGAGTCGGCACTCGATGAGCGTCGGGAAGATCGGGTCGGTGCAGTCCACAGGCGAGTCCCCAGCAGGCCCGGCGACGCCAGGAAACTAGGCGTACTCTCTGTGAACGAGCAGGAACGGACGTTCGTCCGAACAGCCTGCCAATCCGAACAAAGACGGGCAAAAACTGGGTCTTGGTGACCCTCTGTAGAGGGTGCTAACTTCCTCGACACCGCCTCGAACGACTCGAACAAACGGGTCCGATGTTCGGATTCGACGGGCCGTTCTTGTCAGTGGTGGGTGGGAGGGTGACTGGCATGCAGTTCCGCCAGTCCACCATCAAGTTGTTCACGGAGTGCTCGCTGCGGTATCGCTTCCAAGATCAGGGAGCACCGCGCGAACAGTCCAGCGCGATGAGCTTCGGCACGGCGATCCACGATGCCGTGATGCAGATGGAGCTGGCCTACGACCCGCAGGTCGGCATAGATCGTTTCACCGCGATCTGGCAACACCTCGCGGACTTCGATCTCGACTACGACTACCTGATCCCCCGATACGACCACTCGACCTACACCGACCTGGGCTACCGCATCCTGCGCGACTGGTGGTCCTTGATCCAGTGGGACACCGACATCGTGCTCGCCCGTGAGTACCAGTTCGAGGTCCCCATCGGTGACGGCAGCACCCTCGCGGGCACGGCCGACAAGGTGTGCCTGCGAACCCAGAAGGACGGCTCGTACAGCGTCCTGATCAGCGACTACAAGACCGGCAGCAAGCAGCCGACGAGGGACTACCTCGCACACGACGTGCAGTTCTCCGCCTACTGCTACGCGACCACCCAGCAGGAGTTCTGGGCCAACATCCCCGACGGCCCGCGACTGTTCACCGAGCTGGCCAACGCGCCCCGCGAGGGCGAGTGGGTGCAGCTTCGTGCACCGAAGCGGATCACCGCCGGGCAACGCACCCAGATGCACTACAACCGTCTGCGCTACGCGTGCGACCAGATCGAGCAGAGCATCGCTCTCGGGATCTTCGTGCCGGACCTGTCCGGCGAGAAGTGCGAGTTCTGCGAGTTCCGGAAGGTCTGCGGGTTGCCATCACGAGCCGAGGAGGGACTGGAGTGAAGGCCGTCATCGAGCGACCCAAGCCCACCGCCCACGACAAGAAGATTCTGACGTTCATCCAAAAGCACATCGAGGAGACCGGCTGGGCTCCGACGGTGCGTGAGATCGGCAAGGCCGTCGGGTTGTCGAGCACGTCCACCGTGCAGAGCCGACTGCGCCGACTGGAAATGCAGGGATGGATCAAGCGCGGCGAGAACACCGCCCGAGCGATCCAGTTGATCCCGTGAACCGCTGGTGGCACCGCAAGGTGCTCAAGCACAAGCAGGAGGAGCGCCGCGTCTCCGCGCCGCTCTGGGACATCAGTGCGAAGGGACTGCTCGTGAAGTGCTCCTGCGGAACGGAGTGGGCGTTGTGACCGACGACGATCAGCACTTCACCGACGAGGGTGGCCAGGAGTTCAGCCTGGTCATGCCGTTCACCGTCGTCACTTCGCGAGGCGGGCCGTACGACGACGAGGCGTTCGTCGCCGGATGGGCCTGCGGCGAGATCATGGCGACGCTGAGGTACCGGCCCTGGTGGAAGGGCATGGTCCGCGAGGACTCGCTGGCCCAGGTCGATCTCATCGCCATGCACTACAAGCTCACGATGGTCAAGATGACCGATCCCGAGGATGGATGGGTGGAGGTGCAGATCGGATGAGCGTCCGATTCACCGACTTGCAGCGCACCGAGGTCGTACAGCGTGCGCTGAGTCAGCTCGGCAAGCCCTACCAGTGGGGCGCGGCGGGCCCGAACAGCTACGACTGCTCCGGCTCGGTGCTCGCTGCCTGGAAGCCGTTCATCGAGCTGCCGCACAACTCCGGTGCGCTCATCACCGCGCCCGGCGTGCGCACGGTGGCCCGAGGCATCCGCATCGACGAGCACGGCAAGACGCTGCACGACGCCGGTCACGGTGCTCTGCACTGGCCGATGTTCTGGATCAAGCCCGGCGATCTGGTGTTCTACTACGGCTCGATCACGCACCCGAACAGCGTCAGCCACGTCGCGGTGTTCGTCGGCAAGCAGGGCAAGCTCTCCCGCGCCGTCGTCAACGCGACCGGCATCGTCGGTTCGGTCAACCGAGGCGTCGAGTTGATCAGCATGGACGCTTACACCGATCACGTGGGGATCGGGTACGTGGGGCACTGATGAAGGTCCGTTGCCTCCAGTGCATGCAGGTCAGCAAGGACACGGCGACCATGCAGTGCACCGACCCGACGTGCCCCTCGAACGCGGGCAAGTCGATCCCACGCAACCCGCCGACGTTGAGCGCCTCGACCGACAACGCCGTGCAGAAGGCCGGTGCCCGAGCAGGAGCACCGAAGGCCGGAACCAACCGCCGCTTGTGCCTGGACGCGATCACCGCTGCCGGTACGAACGGACTGACCTACGAGGAGCTGGGCACCAGGCTCGGCATGGAGTACAGCCACGTCGGCCCGCGAGTGCGGGAGCTGGTGCGCGACGGCTTCGTCGTGGACACCGGCCAGACGCGGATGAGTTCTCATCAGTCGCCACAGACCGTGTGGCGGGCGACGTAGGAACAGGACCGGCCGCGCGGGGTTACCTCGGCCGACCCCGCGCGGTCCCCAACAGAGAGAGAGATTGGAATGGCTCAGTTCGCGTTCAAGCGCACGGGTGATGCCGACTACCCGCGCTACCTCAAGATCCTGTTGCAGGGTCCACCGAAGTCCGGCAAGACCACCTTCCTGGCGACCGCGCCGAACATCGTCGTCGCGGCCGTGGAGGCGGGCCTGATGTCCATCGCGCACATGGACATCCCGTACGTCGAGATCGACGGCACGGACAAGCTCCAGACGCTGCACACCGTCCTCCAGGACGACACGATGCGCTCGAAGGCGGCGAAGCAGCTCGGCCTGCCGCAGATCGACACGGTGGCGATCGACACGCTCGACGCCTGGCAGGAGATGCTCAAGAAGGAGATCCTCAAGGAAAACCGACGCACGTCCATGCAGCAGGCCGACTGGGGCACGCTCAAGGAGCGCATGGCGACGATCCTCAAGGCGTTCGTCGCGCTGCCGATGAACGTGATCTTCACGGTGCACACGAGCACCACGCAGGACGACGAGTCGAGGCTCATTTACGCTCCCGCGCTCCAGGGCGGGATCAAGGACGAGGTGGCGGGCTTCGTGGACTTCTCGCTGCTCGCGTTCCGCGACCGGCAGGTGGACGCGCAGGGCAACCCGAAGATCGCGTACTTCCTCAAGAACGAGGGCGACCTCAAGAACCCGAGTCTGGGCAACCGGGCGGCGGGCCGGGTGCCGGAGATCAGCGAGCCGAAGTTCTCGACGCTGTTCGATGCGGTGTTCAAGGGCATCAAGCGCGACGTGCCGAGCCAGAACCCGACCGAGATCACGGTGGATGCGCCGAAGCCGGTGGCTCAGCCGCAGGCGACCGAGGGCATCAAGATCGCCAACCTCCCGGAGCCCGAGCAGGCTCCAACTGGCGCTCAAAACGTGAGCACGGCACAAGCGCCCAGCGCGCCCGAACCTGCTCCCGCCGCAGCACCGGCTCCCGCGCCGCAGCCGACCGAGGCGACGACCCCCGGCGTGCCCCTGTCGGACGACGACAAGCCGATCAACGCGGGCGGTCTCCAGGTCCTCACGAAGCACTACATGGCCCATTCTCTGGCGCTTCCGGCCGACATCCAGACCTGGACTCTGGGCAAGGCCCGCATGATCGCGAAGTGGTTCGTCGCGGTGAAGGCCGACGCTCTGGCCGGTCAGGTCACCGACCGGGGGACGATCATCGACTACCTCAAGGCGTACGACGCCTACGCCGGGGACCTGCCCGGCGTTCAGACGGGCGTCGGAAACGTCGAGACCCCGCCGAAGCCTCCCGTGGAGCCCGCAGAGGAGGTGACAACCCCGGCTCCCTCGGCCGATGCAACTCCTACGCCTCCCGAAACGGGGACTTCCGAGCAGGCCCAGATGGACGAGGCCGTGGCGCTCGTGAAGGACCAGCTAGGCGGCGTGGAGATTGGACGCGAGGTCGTGCCAGGCACCAAGTGCGCGACGTGTGGGGAGGTGGTGGACGACGTGGACATCGCCAACCTCGCCATGACCCGCTTCCAGAAGCCCTTGTGCGTGAAGGACTACAAGGCCGAGAGCAAGACCAAGGCGTCGGTCTGAGACGCCAGCAGATCCCAGCGATAACGCCGATACCAGAGAGCGAGTACAGCAATGCCGAAGATGATGTTGGAGGAAGCGAAGGAGTTCGGCGTCCTGCCGGACGAGACGCTGATCCTCATCGAGGTCCAGGACATCCGCGAGCGCAACGTCACCCCGAAGGGCGGCGGCGAGGGCTGGACCAAGCTGGAGTTCAAGTGCGTCATCCGTGACATCCCCGACCGCTTCAAGGGCGACGAGGAGTACATGGAGCTGATCGGCTCGAACATCTGGGGCTCGACCAGCAACCGCTTCACCACGCACCCGGACAACAAGCTCCGTCGCTGGAGCGAGGCCCTGCTCAACATGGGCGAGCTGGACGCGGGCTTCGAGCTGGACACCGACCTGCTCATCGGTCGCCAGGCCAAGGCGGTCACCGGCTCCTACGTCCGCAACGACGGCAGCCGTCGGCACCAGATCGACGACATGCTCCCGGCAGGTCCGCTCGGCGGCACGGCCAACATCCCGGCCGGGCTGTTCAAGGACGACGCCCCGAGCCAGCAGCCGACGAGCGTTCAGACGGCCGTCCAATCCCAGCCGCAGGTCCCGGCACCGTCTACTCAGGTCCCGGCCTGGGCGGTGGCGGACGACGACCCGCCGTTCTAGGCGGAAGATGCTGAGAGGGGTCCGAACCTCGACCGCTCGGACCCCTCTCCCAGCACGATAAGCACTTCGCCCGTCCCGAGAGAGATAGGAACTGAACCGTGGCTCGTCTCATGCTGGTGCCCGATCAGCGTAGCGCCCAATCCGAACAAAGGGCAAGTGGGCCGAGGAACGAGGGCGAAGCCGCCAAGCAGCTATTGGAGAAGTACGGGTTCCTCTCCCGCCGCGTCGCACCGCAGAACGGCCAGTACGAGTTCAAGTGCCCCTTCCATGAGGAGGAAGGCTCGCTCGGCCGCAACGAAAAGACGCACTTCTACCTGGACGCCAAGACCTCGCAGTATTACTGCCAGGCGGCGAGCTGCGGTGAGAGCGGCAACCTCCAGACCCTTTCGAAGTTCTTCGGCGTGAACGACGACCCGCAGCTCTTGATGAGCTTCAAGAGCAAGAACGTCGAACTCCAGAAGTACCAGGCGCGTCTGACAACGGACCTGCGCCAGGTGCTGTACGAGAAGGGGCTCAACGACGAGATCATCGACCGCTTCCGCATCGGCTACCGCTACGTCAAGGAGCCCACCGAGGGCATGACGGAGGAGCAGATCGAGGAGTGCAAGAACTCCGGCGGCTACTACGTCATCCCCTACCTGGAGGGTCGTCGGCCGGTCGCGTTCCGCTACTACGACCCGGTGCAGCGCGGCGTGAACGAGAAGGGCAAGCCGATGTACGGCGGGCCCAACGGGTCGAAGTATTGGTGGGAGCGCCAGAACGACACCGTGCGCGAGGACCCGCTGCGGCTGTTCAACCCAGGGCACGCCAACGGTGACGAGCGCGGCCGGGTCTACATCTGCGAGGGCGAGTTCAAGGCGATGCTGCTCGCCCGCAACGGGAAGATGGCGGTGTCGCTGCCGGGCGCGGCCAACTTCAAGCCCGAGTGGGCGCAATACTTCATGCACGCCAAGGACATCGTGATCGTCCTGGACAACGACAACCCGGCCGTGCATCAGCGCGAGAACTGCCGGAAGTGCGGCACGGTCGAGAAGGCGGACTGCGCCGGGCACAACCCGGGCCAGGACGCGGCGACGAAGCTGCTGGACTTCTTCGGGCACCGGGCTCGCAACGTCGTGCTGCCGCTGCCCGAGGGCGCGCCCAAGACGGACATCAACGAGTTCATCATGCGCGACGGCCAGACCTTCATGGACTTCGACATGCTGGTGGACGGCAAGCCGAAGGTGTCACCGTTCGTCGTTCAGACGTTCGCCCAAATCCGTCAGGCACCTCCCGAGGAGGCGGTGTTCCTCGTCGATAACGGTCTGCTGCCGAAGGGTGGACGGCTGCTGATCACGGGAGCCCCGAAGGTCGGCAAGAGCATCTTCGCGCAGAACCTCGCGTGCTCGATCGCGGCGGGCATCCCGTTCCTGGCCACGAGCAAGGGCGGTGGCTTCCCGGGGTTCGGGATCGCCAACAGCAATCCGACGCCCGGCCATAGAGTGCTGCTGCTCGACCGTGAGCTGAGCAAGCGCAGTCTCTACGACCGGCTCAACACGCTCATGGACGGACGGCCGGGCTATCAGCTCGCCGAGGAGAAGCTGCTCATCGACCACGACTTCGCGCTGCGGCTCGACGCCGACAACGCGGCCAACCAGTTGATCAACCTGGTGACGGCCAACAGCGCCGAGGTCGTCATCCTGGACACGGCCTACAAGTTCTTCGGCGGCGGCGACTTCGAGTCCTCGCGCTCACTGACCAAGGTGTTCGCGGTGCTGGACGAGGTGATCGCCGAGACCGGCGTCTCGATCATCCTCACGCACCACCAGAAGAAGGGCAGCAACGCCCGCAACGAAATGCCGGATGTCGATTCGGTCGCCGGTTCGTTCCTCTGGACCGGCTGGGTCAACGGCACGGTGCTGCTGAACTTCAAGGAGCGCTCGGTCGCCAACCCCTACGACGTGATCTGCTCCTTCACCGCGTTCCGTGACGCGGCTGCACCGGACCCGCTGCTGCTCAAGCGCGGCAAGGAGTCGATCAACTACACGGAGATCGCCCCGTTCAAGTTCTCCTCCGAGGACGACGAGGATGAGGGCACCACGGCGGCGTACCGGCGCGTGCACGCCAAGCGCTTGCCGCTGTCCACGGAGAACGTCGCCAACGTGCTGCTGGAGGTCGTCCCGGTCATCGAGGACGAGTTCCTGCACATGGCGTCGGCCAGGTTCGGGTGCCAGCCTGGACGGATCAAGATGCACTTGATCGACATCATGGACACCCGCAAGGACTTCGAGCGCGTCGGCTCGGGCAAGCGGGGCGACCCGTACACCTGGAAGTACGCGTTCGACAAGCAGGAGGAGAGCTACGACCAACCGGAGCTTTCCGCGATCAGCTAGAGGAGCTGGAATGACGCAGACGCAGGAACTGGATCAGAGCCCGACCATCGCCGCGACGTGCCCGTCGTGTGGTGCCGAGAGGCCCAGCCAGCCGCACGACCCGCTGTGCGAGCACGCGGACACCGACACGATCGTCTCCACGGGCGAGACCGAGCCCGAGGACCCGGCCCGAGGCACCCCGGCCGTGCTGGAGACGCCCAAGGAGGCACAGGGCAGCGTCGAGCCGAAGCCGTTCGTCGGCGAGACGAGCGAGGCCGGGTGGATCCTCAAGATCACGCCCGAGCACACCTGCATCCTGCCGCACATCGACGATCGGACGTTCGTCGGTTCCGTGTGGCGCTGCGGCGAGTGCACGCAGAACTGGCTCGTCTACAAGCGACGGGGCAAGCACGAGGGCGTCAAGGCGTTCAAGAAGATCACCGAGGCCAAGGCCGTCGAGCTGGTGACGAAGCACCGCTCGTGACCGACGAACCTGCCCGGCTGACCGAGGCCGAGCTGCTGACGCGCCTGCGTGCGTGTCAGTGGCCCGGCCCGGTCGTGCACGTCGGCCCTGGCTACCCGATCGCGAGCTTCGCCGACTTCGACAATCCGTACCCCGGCTACTACTACGGGGCACGGGTCGTCGTGGACGCCGGACTCATGGATCAGGTCAGGGTCGAGGAGACCCCACCCGCCTGAGGAGCCGCATGTCGTCGATCATCACCACCACCAAGCAGAGTCCCTTCGTGCGCTGGCCCAACCCGAGACCCGTGCGCGGACAGCACCCGGTCCTGATGGACCCACCGCCGTGCCCGTTCTGCACCGGCGTCCACCTCGGTATCTGCCGGGGCGTTCTGCCGAAGTAGAGAACGTCCCCCGAAACAGACGCACGTCCGTGCTCGACCCACGGCGTGCGAGCTAGAGAGAGAAGGCCGATAGATGCTGAGCTTCAAGCTCGCCGACAACTTCGTGCAGTCCTTCGCGACACGCCGAGTGGACTGGGGGTATCAGGACGCCGCCGGGAACAGCCTCGGTGAGATCACGTTCCTGCGCACGTACTCCAGGATCAAGGAGGACGGCACCAAGGAGCGCTGGTACGAGGTCTGCCGCCGCGTGATCGAGTGGATGTTCTCCGAGCAGAAGAACCACTGCAAGAGCAACCGGCTGCCCTGGAACGATCACAAGGCGCAGCGCTCGGCCCAGGACGCGTTCGAGCGCATGTTCACCTTCAAGTGGACCCCGCCCGGTCGTGGCCTGTGGGTCGCCGGGACGCCGCTCGTCTACGACCAGCGCAACAGCGCGGCGCTCCAGAACTGCGCGTTCGTCTCCACCGCCGACATGACGAAGATGGACCCGGCCGGTCCCTTCGCCTTCCTTATGGAGGCGTCGATGCTCGGCGTCGGCGTCGGCTTCGACGACAAGGGCGCGGACAAGGAGTTCGTGATCTACGAGCCCAAGGAGACCGTGCGCCAGTTCGTCATCCCGGACACCCGCGAGGGCTGGGTGGACTCGATGTCGATGCTGCTGGAGAGTTACCTCATGCCGGACAAGCACCGGCTGGAGTTCGACTACTCGCTCATCCGTCCGGCCGGTGCGCCGATTCGGACGTTCGGCGGAACTGCCGCTGGACCCGAACCGCTCAAGCGCCTGCACCGGATGATCAAGGCGAAGTTCGATGGCCGTGCTGGCTCCTACCTGTCCAGGGTGGACATCGCCGACATCGGCAACCTCATCGGCGTGTGCGTGGTGGCGGGCAACGTGCGCCGCTCGGCCGAGCTGCTGATCGGGCGCATCGACGACAAGGACTTCATCCAGCTCAAGAACCGCGAGGCGTTCCCCGAGCGGAACTTCTGGACCAACGACGAGGACGACCCCACCGAGCGCGGCTGGGGCTGGATGAGCAACAACTCCGTCGAGGCCAAGGTCGGTGAGTCCTACGACCACCTGGTCGATGCGATTGCCCACAACGGCGAGCCCGGCCTGATCTGGATGGACGTGACGCGGGACTACGGGCGGCTGATCGACCCGCCGAACGGCAAGGACTGGCGCGTGGCGGGCTACAACCCATGCGCGGAGCAGTCGCTGGAGTCCTACGAGATGTGCACGCTGGTCGAGACCTACCTCAACCGGCACGAGTCGCTGGAGGACTTCCAGCGCACGCTCAAGTACGCCTACATGTACGCCAAGACGGTGACCCTGCTGCCGACCCACTGGGAGCGCACCAACGCGATCATGCAGCGCAACCGGCGCATCGGTTGCTCGGCCTCGGGCATCGCGAACTTCGCCGACAACCGTGGCATGACCGAGCTGCGGACGTGGCTCAACGAGGGCTACGCCACGGTCCAGAAGTACGACGAGATCTACTCCGAGTGGCTGTGCATCCGGCCCAGCATCAAGACCACCACGGTGAAGCCCTCGGGCACCGTCAGCATCCTGGCCGGAGAATCGCCGGGCGTCCATTGGGCTCCGGGTGGCGAGTTCTTCAACCGGGCGATGCGCCTGGCCAAGGACAACGCGCTCGTGCCGCTGCTCCGGCAGGCGGGCTACACGATCGAGACCGACGTGTCCGACCCGGACAACACGGTGGTCTGCTACTTCCCGATCCACGCCCCGGCCAAGCGCGCGGAGAAGGACGTGACGATCTTCGAGAAGGCGAACCTCGCGGTCATCGCGCAGCGCTATTGGAGTGACAATTCCGTGTCGGTGACGCTGAGCTTCGACGCGGAGAAGGAGGCGGCGCACGTCGGCACTGTGCTGCACATGCACGAGGGCCAGCTCAAGACGGTGAGCTTCCTCCCGATGGGCAACGCGGTCTACCCGCAGCAGCCCTACACCCAGATCGACCAGGACGAATGGACGGACGCCAGTATGCGGCTGTTCAAGATCGACCTGGAGCCGATCTACGCGGGGCTCAACGCCAGCGAGGCCGTCGGCGAGGCGTACTGCACCACCGATGCCTGCGAGGTCAAGACGGTAGCTCTGAACGCCCAATGAGCTACGGCGATCCGTGCGTCAACGACCCGACGCACCCGCCCGCCGTCGTGGGCATCGGCAGTCCGTACGCGGCCGAGGCGAAGTGGGTCTGCATGGACTGCTTCAACGAGAGCCTGCGGACCTTGAATGGCCTGATCCACCAGGAGCAAGCTCGGCGTGGATGAGTGGGAGTGGGGGGTACTCGACCTCATCATCGGCATCGAGATCGAGATCGGACTGAGGCAATGCCCCGCAGTGGAATTGGACGGAACTTCGAGGCCGAGCGGGAGTGGCTCTTGCGACTCCCGCCCGGCCCCGAGACGGACCGGAAACAGGACGAGTGGGAACGTGACCCAGATGTCGCCCGCTGGCGTGCTCGGACGGAGCAGCGAGCTGGAGAACCAGGACCGGTGGCAGATCGTCCGGGACGAGGCGGCGTACCTCGTCGAGGCGGGCCTTCGTGACGCGGAGGAGCTAGCGCACCGGCTAGGGTTCACCGGCCCGGAGTCGATGGAGCGGTTCTTCTACCGCCACGCGATCCCGATCCCGTACAAGCAGCCTCGCCAGGAGAACGAGCCCGTGGCCATCAAGCCGCCACCGATGAAAACCGACACGCATCCATACCAGAACACCGCCGATCAGCTCATCCGAGCTGCGCGGGTGGTCCGCCGACACGGGCGCGCAGATGCTGTACCGGAGCTGCTCGCCATGCTTGGATTGCCCACGGAACAGCAGCTCATCGCGAGCTGATCCGCACTCGACCTGCGGAGAATGGAGAGAGAGACGATGGGTCAGATCATCGCGGACGCACCGGAGCCGTCCGAGGACATCAAGAACCGGTTCAGCTACCACCCGCCAACGCAACCTGGCCGTGCCGATGCGCACGAAAAGACGCGGGCGCTGTTCATCGAGTTCGTCTCGCTGCTGGACGCGGCCCTGCCGCCCGGCCGCGAGCACGCACTGGTGATCACGAAGTTGGAGGAGGCCCTCATGTGGGCCAACGCCGCCATCGCGCGACAGCCGTAGTGCCGTGGCGTACGCCGAGTCCACCTCGGTCTCGCCGGAGAAGTCGCAGGCGGAGATAGCCAAGCTCCTGCTCAAGTACGGGGCGAACGGCTTCACCTACGGCTGGGACGGCGGGTTCGCCCAGGTGGCGTTCCGAGCACACGAACGGGTCGTCCGCTTCACGGTGCCGTTGCCCGATCCAGACGAGCGTCGGTTTCACATCGGCCCGAGCGGGCGCACTCGCACCAACCCCGAGGGCGCGTACGACCAGGAGGTTCGCCGACGCTGGCGCTCGATGGTGCTGGTGATCAAGGCGAAGCTCGAAGCCGTCTCGACGGGGGTGACCACGTTCGAGGACGAGTTCATGGCCCACATCGTGCTGCCTGATGGACGCACCGTGGGTGACGTGGTGCGCGAGCGGATCGAGGTCGCGTACAAGCTGGGGCAGGCGATCGACCTGCTGCCCGGACTTCCCGGTGGCGCATCCGGCCCACCGGCCATCGAGAGCGGAGACTGACGCATGACCGAGCCCGATTCGGTGGAACAGCCACCGGAGGAGCAGGAGGAGGCCGTCACCTACACGGCCCAGATCCCGAGCACGAAGCTGGAGGTCGAGGGGGACTGGCCCAAGGGCACGATCCTCAACATCAACCTCTCGCTGCGCGTGAGGGCACGCACGGATGGCGAGGATCGCAAGGGCAACTCGACGCTGCACCACATGCTGGTGGTCGAGGAGGCGCAGATCCTGTCCGTGCTCACCCCGGCGCAGCGCAAGGCCATGTTCGAGGCCGCAGAGGCTGCCGAGAAGGCCAAGCAGAACAAGGTCATCGAGGAGGAGCCGGGCCGCGAGGACCAGGCAGAGGAGCCGGGTGAGGACCCCGCCGAGCTGGTCAACGAGCTGGCCCCTGCGCCCGACGAGGACTGGTCCGACGTGGAGGCCAAGGACGCCGAGAAGCGCGCCCTCCAGGTCGAATCGGCCGAGCCGGTGGAAGAATCCGACGAGCATCGGTTCGACGAGATCCCGGAGGGGGTCGGCTTCTGATGACCTGGCAGCCCGACTTCGCGGCGTGCATATCGCTGGCTCGCCGTACTGATCGTCGGGCTGCCCTGGTCGGTCTCGACCAGCGCCTCGGCTTCCCGATCCGCATCATCGACGCGATCGAGGGTGGCACGCTCACCCCGCCGTCGAACTGGATCGGGTCGCCCGAGGCGTACGGCTGCATGATGAGCCACCGTGCGGTGCTGGAGGGCTCCCCGAAGGGCGCGACGGTCCTCGTACTGGAGGACGACGCCGTGGTGCAGCCGAACTTCCGGCAGGTGATAAGCCGGGTTATCAGCGAACTCCCTCCGTTCTGGGAGTCGATCTACCTCGGCGGTGAGCACGTCCGTCGGCCGATCCCGATGGGTGCGAACACCGCTCGCTGCGTGCAGCCACTTCGGACGCTCGCCTATATCGTCCGAGGCCGCGCGATCGAGACCGCCGTGGAAGTCTCGAAAACGGCGCGCAACCACTGGGACGTGCAGCTCGGGCACGAGCTGGTGCACCTCAACACCTGCTTCGCGGCCGACCCGTTCCTCGTCACGCCGAGCGATGCGCCCGGCGACATCCCCGATAGCGAGCCCTACCGTGCTCAGTGACGGCACCATCCGCAAGCTGATCCACCACGGCCGACTGGGCATCGACCCCCTGGACGAGGATGCGATCCAACCGTGCAGCGTCGATCTCCGTTTGGCCGATTCGTTTCGCGAGTTCACGCAGCCGTCGCTCGATCAGATCGCACCGATCATCGACCCAATGGAACCGACCGATATGACCGAAGTGATCTCCGGGGGGTGCGTGCTGTACCCGGGACGCTTCGTCCTGGCATCGACGATCGAGTCGGTGCAACTCCCCCGGGATCTCGTTGGCCAGGTGGACGGGAAGTCGAGCCTGGGCAGGCTGGGTCTGTTGGTGCACGCGACGGCGGGCTTCATCGACCCGGGCTTCGAGGGTCAGATCACGTTGGAACTATCCAACGTCTCGCCGTTCCCGATTCGGCTGCCTGTCGGTATGCGGATCTGCCAGGTGAGCTTCACGTATCTGGACCGGCCTGCGGAGAGGCCGTATGGCCACCCGGGGCTGAACTCGAAGTACCAGGGTCAGCGCGGAGCGACAGCATCCAGGTACGGCCAGCAGCCGACGGACGAGCAGATCGTTCAGCTTCTGATCGGGGAGTGAGTTCCGAGTTCATACTGCTGTGGTCGGAGTCCGAACAAGGAGGTATGACCGCCACTCCTGCCTCGCTCGGGCTCACGAAGTCGCAGTTCAACTGGGCCTACAAGATCATCGCCATCATCAAGGGGATGAAGCTGTCGCCCGCCGTGGCGCAGCGCGCCGCTGACATTGCTCTGGGGACCGTGCTCACCGAGTCGGGCCTGCGGATGTACGCCAACGGCAACAACCCGCTCAGCATGCGCCTGCCGCACGACGCGGTGGGCTGGGACCACGGCTCCGTCGGGCTGTACCAGCAGCAGGTCGGCGGGGCGGTCAACTCGACGGCCAACTGGGGCACGACCTCGCAGTGCATGGACGTGGGCTACTCGACGCGCAAGTTCCTCACCGAGCTGTTCAAGCGCAACTGGCTGCACATGACCAACTGGGACGCCGCGCAGTCCGTCCAGGGCTCGTTCGACCCAACCGGGGGCAACTACCGGCGCAACGATGCCCGGGCGATCCAGATCCGCAAGGCGCTCTGGGCGCAGGTGAACCCCAACGTGCCGACGCCGCACCCGCCCACGCCGAAGCCGCCTGCCCCGAGCGGTCACGGGATCGTGGACCACTACAAGGTCCGGCCGGGCGACACGCTCACGACGATCGCTCACAAGTACCCGCAGAAGTGGATCACCGCGCAGTCGATCGCGCGGCTCAACGGCATCCACGACATCAACCACATCGAGGCCGGGCAGGTGCTCAAGATTGGGTGAGTTCCGATGCCCTCGTCGCAATGAGCTGTTCGCGTACGGCGGCGACGAGCAGGGCACGCCGGACGACTGGCGCGAGGGTCGCGGCCTGGTGAATCAGACGCGCGGCTGTTCCTACTGCGGCTCGATGCACCCGGACGACTTCATGCAGGGCCTGCGTGACGGACACGAGGTCTCGCCGACCGACAAGAACTACAAGGCGTACCTCAAGAGCCCGGACGGCCAGCACGAGGGGAAGTTCTACTACCAGCACCTGTCGCGCGAGCAGATGCAGGAGTTCATCGACATGATCAACTTCAACTCGATGAACATCGGCTACCCGGGTCACTTCTACCGACGCCCGTTCTTCATCGCGTCATGAGAGGCAGTGGCCTGAGCCCGTCGGACCTGATGCGGCTGAACTGGGCCTGCCAGCCGATCCGCGAGGCGTTCGGCTCGACGCCGTACCTCGTCGGGTCGGCGCTGAGGACGAGCGACTACCGGGATATCGACGTGCGTCTGATCCTGGACGACGACGACTTCATGAAGATGTTCGGCGGTCGTGGCGACGACATGCGTCGGCTGCGTCTTGTGAACACTGCTCTCTCATTGCAGATCCAGCAGTCGAGCGGACTGAGCAAGCCCATCGACTTCCAGATCCAGCCGATGAGCTATGCCAACAGCATCCCGAATACGGCCGAGGAGCCGAACTCGCGCAACCCACTCGGCGTGCCTCGGCATGGTGGCGTCGATGCACCGGATTGGTCGGAGAAGCATGAGTGACACCCCGCGAGGCAGTGGTGACCTACCGACGTTGCGCGTGTTCGACGAGAAGGGCGAGGAGGTGTTCTGGGCCGAGGTCAACAAGGACATGTTGATCGAGTTCTTCCGTGCGGCTCAGCAGCCCGGCGAGCACACGATCTCGCTGCACCTGGCCACGAACAAGAAGTGGCTCGTCGGGCAGCACGAGGTCGAGGACGAGAACGAGGACGCGGCCGAGGCGTGACCTACACGGGCCTGCCGAAGAAGCTCAAGCTCGCGATCTTCGAGCGGGACAACTACCGCTGCCGGTGGTGCGGGGCGACCAACCAGCCGCCCTACGACGTGCACCACATCACCTACCGGCGCGGCTATGCGCACGACGTGCCCGAGAACCTGATCACGCTGTGCCGTCGGCATCACGACTACGTGCACGACAGCTACCAGATTCCGAAGCAGCGCGCCCAGGAGATCCTCTACTTCCTGCTGAGTCCAGAGGGTGCAGGCACCACCGGCCTGGCCATCGAGCGACATGGGCACGTCGAGGCCGAGCCGATGCAGGGAATCGGACGGACGTTGCTTTCCATGCCGGAACCCTGCGGCTGCCCACATGCTCGGGCCCGCCATCACCGAGGCCAGTGCCTCGCTCCAGGATGCGAGTGCGGTGTTCGGAAATCGCTTGATGTCCTCGATGACGACCAGCTAGCCTCTCCGTCATGACCTTCCGCTGCTGGCGACCGCGACCGCTCTACTGAGCGCAGTCGCTGCGAGGCTGCGCTCCCAAGGGGGTGTAGCTCAGCGGCAAGAGCACCGGCTTCCAAACCCGGCATCCGTAGGTTCGAGTCCTACCGCCCCTGCAATCGCAACCCGCACCCGGGTGTAGGCCAGCGGCTAGGCCACTTGGTTTGGGACCAAGGGATCGGGGGTTCGAGTCCCTCCACCCGGACGATGTTCGGTATGCTCTCGGGCGGCGACAGGTGAAACGTCGGCTCTAAACCGGAAGCACTCCTCCTGGCCGAGTCATGGAGGCCGAGCTTGCTAGCACATGCTCGTTACACCGGCACCTGTCGCCCCAATATTCGGACTTGCGTCCGTTTCTCGGTGGGCGCAGACTGATCGTTGAGCCCCTCCGTTTCCCCCGTGCGGAGGGGCTCATCTATGGGTGCTCCTCGATGACGTGCGTGATCGAGTTCGCGATCTGCATGGCCAGCAGGCCCTGGAGCGCGTACAGGATGCCGCTCGGGCGCGCATCCGGTGTCGGGAGCGGCTGCGGTGCAGTGAAGCCCGGCTGCGCGACCGGCGCTGCGGGGGTGTACGGCAGGTACGAGAAGGTCCCAGCCTGGCGCAGGCATTGGATCGCGTACTCCCGCAGCACTTGCGGGGACAGGTCGGCGTCGTCCTGTGGCAGGGTCACGGCTGCTCCGGGATGCGATGAGTGACGGCCCCTGGGAGTTCGGGCACGACGGTGGTCGGTGGCAGAGCGCCCCGAAGTCCGAGCTGCTCGTTGAAGCGGACGAGATCCTCCGTGGTCATCCCGTGCTGCGTCGCCAGGGCGATGATCTCGTTCAGTCGGGCGTGCAGACGACGCTCCTCGGCCAGGCAGTCGTAGGCCCAGCTCCGAGCGCTCTCGGCCTCTCGTTCGGCCCACGCCATGCGGCTCTGCGCGATCCCCTGGCGGCGCTGTGCGGCCTTGTAGGACTTCGCCGTGAGGGTGACATACCCCCGACGCTCCAGCGCCGCCCTGAGCGCAGCAGTGCTGATGTCGTCGAGCGGATCGGGCTCCTCGGGCGCGGGCATGCCGAACAACCTAGGCGACCTTGAGCTGAGCCGAAAGACGTTCCGATTGGACGAGCGGCCGAATCCGTGATCGGCTCGCCCGATGGCGCTCGGACATGATCAGAAGCTCGGGGTCGTCCTAGTCGTGCTCGGCATGTCCCTGCTGGTCGTGGCGATCTACGCGGTCTGATCCAGCTCCCACGGAGTCTCCTCCTCGCGGATCACGTACTCCGGTGGGTACCAACCCTTGCGCTGGATGTGGTTGATCGCCCGTCGCTGCCGCTGGCACTTGGCGATCCAGTAGTAGACCTCGGCGTTCTGGTGCGAGCGTGCCTTCTGCTCGGGCGAGAGGTGAACCGATTCCAGTGCTTGGTTCTGCCACCTCAGCGTTTGCACTCTGGCGTTGGCGTCGGCGAGCTGGTCGCGCAGTGAGTCGATCTCGCGCTGGAGCTTCTCGACCTCGGTCGGCTCGCTCATGCTGCACGCTCGCGCGGGCCTCGACAGCCGACTCGGTAGACCTGATCTCGGAACGCCGACCACTCATCGGGGGTCTCGGGTTCCTCGCTGATCACGTAGCACCAGGCGCGCTCACCGATACGGTTGCGATCCTGCGGGTACTGATGCGTGTGGGTGCGGCGGCATTCAGCGCGGCACCACCTGGGGTTCAGGTTAGCGACTTATCACAAGCCGAACATTAGCTCGTCAGACGCGAAGGGGCAACGGCCGATGGGACTACCAGAGGAGGTCGCCATGAGCCCGGACGACATCGGAGTGCCCCAGGTCACCGAGAAGGCACGCCTGGAGGCGACCGCGCTGGTCTCCTCGAAGGTGGCCCGCGAGGAGGCTCAGATCAGGGTGCGCCGCGAGCGCATCCGCAGCCAGGTCCGCGACGGGGCGATCCTCGTGCTGGTGGTGATCGTGGCGATCCTCGTGTTCCGCAACGCCACCGAGGCTTCCCGGGTCAAGAGCACCGTGCAGCACGGGGACCAGGCGAACTGCAACCTCTATCACGACGTGGGGACGATCCCGCTCGCGCCGAATACGACGGCCGTCGGTTTGCATCTGATCGCCGATTTCCGCAACTCCTACTTCGCCTACGACTGCGAGAAGAAGCACGGCCTGCTACCGCCACCGGATCCGCGCCTGGCGAAGTACCTCAGCCCCGAAGCGAAGTGATCAAGCACGCCCTGCGACGGCTCTGGCAGACCGTCGTGCCTTGCGATCACGCCTGGGACGCCTACCACGCGATGCCGCCCGCGTGCGTGAAGTGCGGACGGACGAGCAGCCAAATCCGGTTCAGGCGGCGAGACGTTCGCGGACTGCGACCATCGCGCGGGTATGCATCTGGCACACGCGAGACTCAGTGACGCCGAGCAGCCCACCGATGTCGGAGAGCGTCAGCCCCTCGATGTAGTACAGCGCCAGCACCAGCGCCTCGCGCTCACCCAGGTTGGCCATAGCCCCGGCGATCAGAGCCTTGATGCCCTCGACCTCGAAGTCCTGGTCGGGTGACTGCGTGCGGTCGTAGAGCTGGCTGGCCAGCGAGAGGGTCTCGTCCCCGACGTTGTTGTCCAGCAGGGCGTCCAGCGCCATGACGCTGATGTAGGACTGCTCGCTGCGGGCGTCAGCGACCTGTTCGCGGCTCAGTCCGGCAGCCTTGGCCACCTCGGCATCGGAGACGGGACGCTGGAGCCTGCGCTCCAGGTCGATCACCGTCTCGGTGACCTCCTTGACCTGGCTGTGCACCGAGCGCGGAACCCAGTCGAGCTTGCGCAGCTCGTCGTAGATTTGGCCGCTGATCCGTTTCCCGGCGTAGGTCTTGAAGCGGAGGCCACGGCCGGGGTCGAACTTCTCGATGGCGTCCAGGAGCCCGATCATCCCGTAGCTGATCAGGTCCTCGTTGTCCACGTGGGCCGGGAGTCGGGTGCCGATGTGGTTGGCGATCGAGCAGACGAACGGACGCCAGTGCAGCACGAGACGGTCCCTGGCGGTCGAAGCGCGTGGTCCTCCGGCCTTGAGGAGGGCCCACTGCTCGTCGAGTTCACCGTCCGTTAGCTGATGCTTTCCCACCGCCATAACACGGAATATAGACGCGCAGCCGAACAGCGCAAGGGTCACGCGGCCTGGGACCGATCTTCAATGACGCGCACGACGTGCGTGCGGCACGGGTGATCGTTGATGCAGGGGGTGCAGCACAGGTACTGATCGGCAGTGGCGACCAACCGAGAGCGGTGCTCTCGACAGAACCGCACGTGACCGGAGTGCTCGTGCACACAGCCCATGATCAGGTGGATGTCCCACGGCTTGCCGCACGCATCGCACTCGGTGTCGCGATAGCTCACAGGCGCGGCGGTGGGACCTGGCGCATTTCGCTCAGTCCCGATCCTGGTGGTCCCTCGACGTACTGCAACCCGTTCGGGTAGGTGATCTCGACCCGCACCCGACGCGGTGCGAAGCCGGGGACCTCCATGTGGCTGATCCCGCGCACGATGACCTCGTGCAGCAGTTCCTCGGTGTCGTTGTCGATGAACTGGACGCGGAACGGGAACTGCTCGGGCTTGAAGTCGTGGAAGGCGACCGGCTTGCCGTCGGCCGTCGTGATGTTCGGGTCGATCACTGGTCCATCAGCAGGAAGCTGCTAGCCAGGTTCGGGCTCTCCGTGTAGCTGATGATCTTGCGGGTGCGCACGACCAACGGGTCGCTCTCCCATGCCTTCGCCTCCTCGGCGGTGGTCTTGCGCAGCGAGAGCTTGCCGTCGGTCTCCTCGTAGACGCACAGCCCGCCGCACATGAAGCACAGGCTCAGCGAACCAGCCTGCGGACGCTCCACGGCCGCGCCGTCGGTGGACGACCAGGCGTTGTTGGGCTTGCCGCAGTACGGGCAGGCGGTGGTGTCGTCCTGCGGGGTCCAGTTCGGATGTTCGGTCGCGTCGTTCACGGGTTCAGTTCCTTCCTCAGTTCCTCCACCCGGCGATCATGGGTGGCGAGGGCCGCAGCCTCGGTGCTGTCGGTCTCCTCGTCGTGATAGGTCACGTTCTCGCCCTGGCCACGGATTTCGATCGTGCCGAAGATCTGCGCCTCGGGGTCGGGCCAGCCGTCGTTGACGCCGTTCCAGGCGGTGACGATCATGCTCTCGCCCACGCGGGTGCGCTTGAGAAAGCGATACTCGTCCGTTTCGATGCCGGTCACCCACTGGCGCAGGGTCATCGGCTGGCCCTGGCGGTCGAAGTACAGCGCGGTGTCGCCGACCTTGCGCACGTCGTCCCACATCGGGTCGTAGCCCTCGGGGCCGAGCAGCTTGTCAGGCAGTGTCATGGCAACCACCTTCCTCGGAACTCAGGGCAGCGCTTCGGGCCGCACGTGGCGCACGAGCCTCGGTTCTCGTGCTCGGCCTTCTCGCAGCCGCACTGGCAGCGGGTCAGACGAGCGACAGCCTTATCCAGGAATCCGCCGGGTCGTCGGAGTCCTTGTGCGGGTTGCATCCCAATCCCTCCACGATGGTGCGGTCTACCTTGCTTTGGTAGCGGATGTGCAGGTGCCCGTGCACCAGCAACTTCGGGTGCAGAGCATTCACCACCCGTTGGATCTTGTCCTGGTTGGGCAGTGCTAACGGAATGTCGCGGCGGGACCACGGTACTTGTACGTCGCGTGGTTTATCGTGCGTGAGCATCACGTCCACGGGGGACCGATCCGACAGGCACTTCGCCACGTCATCGTCGGTGATCTCCTCGGTGGGCCACCACCGTTCACCACCGTCCTGACGCTGCAACTTCAACAGGTGCATCTTGTCGATCGAGTACGCCCCACCGAGGGCGAGGAAACTGATGCCCGCCCAATTCCAGCGGGTGGCCCGTGGGATGTAGTGAACGCCTTCTCGCATCTTCCAGAAGCCTTCTTCGCTGGCTTCGTGGATGGGTGAGTTGGGGCCGTACTTCTCGTGCAGCAGCGGATGGTTCTCGTGGTTCCCGTCCAGCCACAGCAATTCGACCGGCCACCCGTGCTCCGTGGTCAGTCGGAATCCTTCCTCGGCGACTGCCAGGAAAGCGCCTTGGTCGTAGTGCTCGACGTAACCGAAGTCCCCGACCACCACGATCGCCTCGCAGCGCGTCTGCACGGCGACCTCGTACAGGTACGCCAGGTGCCGTGGGTCGGAGTGAATATCCCCAGCGATGATCAGTCCCGTCGGGTCCGTGAGGACCGGCCCCGGTACTCGCGTAGCCACTCTGCATCCACCTCCTCTGCTCGCTTCATCAGGTCCGACCAGACCCGTGTTCGACCACGCACCGTACCGAGAATCCGAGGCCAGTCCATCCGGTAGGGCGGCTCACTCGGGTTGTCCGACGGGAACTCGTACTGCTCACCCAGTGCCTCGCACAGCATGCGCAGCATGTACTCGTTCTCGGCCAGGGCCTCGTCGCGCTCGCGCTCCAGTTGGACGTTGGCGATCTCCGCACGTAGGCCGCGCTCGTAGGCGTCCACTACTCGCCCGGCTTCATGTTGGGACCGGCCTTGCTGCGACCGATGCGGCGGGTCATTTCATCCAGCAATCGCCACGCGTCCATTTCCTGACCTCGCTCGATGAAGTCCCGCGCGCGATAGACGACGTACTCCACGTCAGCGCGAGGAACCTCGTCCTCCTCGATCTCCAGGTGAATCCATCGGTCCAGGATCTCGGCGGGGCCTTGCTCCAGACCGAGGTCGTTCATGCACGTGATGCAGAAGATCGCGTTGTGCCGGGTGCTGCCCATGACGTGACCGTTGTGGCTCGGATAGCTACCTCTCGACCTGACTGGCAGCAGTTCGTCGGTCACGGCTCCTCCTGGATCCGATGTGGGTTGAGACCTTGGATGCGCGTGTGCATTTCCTGGGTCGGGATGGAGAGGTACTTGCTCGGCACGTCGGAGCACAGCATGCTGCCCCGCTCGCACATTTCGCACCGGCCGACCGAGAAGCCGAGCTCGGGCCAGCCGGTGATGTCGGCGCAGTCCTTGCAGTAGAACATTCAGTTCAGCCGCCCATCCATTTCGTCGCGCATCCGCTGTCGGGTCTCGGGGTCAGCTTCCATGTACTCGGTCGTGCGCCGGGCCATTTCCGGGTCGTCGAACAGTGCCTGCATGCGGGCGTACTCGGCCTCAGTGAAGCCACCACCCGCCGCCATAGCCCGGAGCAGGAACTGCATCGTCTCGATGTCCGAGAGCCGTCTGGTGGGCTTACAGCCGTGCGGACAGGCCATTTCCCCGCTGCCCGTACCCCAGAGGCGGCAGATCATCGGACGGATCTCGTAGACCTCGCACAGCCCGGTGTCCAGGTTCAGCGCGTTGCACCACAGCGGCTCGCCGTCGTCGTCGTACTTCTGCTGGCGTTCCCAGGCTCGCACTCGCGCGCTGGTCATCGGCTGGATCTCGACGCCTTGGGAACGGATGCGCAGTCGTTCTCCCGGGCTCATGTCGATGGGTCCGCAGCAGGTCTGGCACTTGCCCTGGCAGGCCACCTCGGGCAGTTCGGCGTACAGCGCCTCCAGGCGCGCGAGCATGCCCATCAGGGCTCCTCCTCCACGATGTACTCGACAGCGGCCCACCGAGACGCCGCATGCGTTTCGACCTTCTTGATCAGCATCAGGCAGTACCGGCAGGTCGGCCGCTCGTCGGTTCGTTTCTTCGGCCAGTGCTGCGTCACGATGTCACCGTTGGCGAATCGCCTTAGGCATACGTGCGGGTCGTGAGCAGCCTCGAACAGCGCCACCGAGTAGTCCACCTAGGGCTCCTCCTCCACGGTGTGCTCGCCGTTGACCGACCGGAACAGGAAGGTGTTCAGGTCGTCCATCGAGTCGCGATAGTCCTCGGCCGCATGCTGGAGGTTCTCGGCCGAGATCCGTAGGTTCCTGCTCGCGCGCACCATGAGGAACATGAACACACAGACCGTCACGAGTCCCACGACGGCCACGATCAAAACGACCACGTGTCCGTTCATCGCACCAGGGCGTTGATCTTCTCGCGGTGGATCAGCGGGGCACCCTCCGGACCCTTGAGGTGCGGGTGGATCCAGATCGCGCGCTGGTAGCGGTTCTCGGCCGGGCCGCACCAGATGCGTCGCCAGTGGCCACGCACGACGAAGCGCACGGTCAGCGGCGAGCCCTGGCCGGTCTGGTGGCTCTCGCGGCGACGGAGCTGAATCACGCGGATGCGCTGGTCCTTGATCCCGGCGCGGTCGGCGTAGCGACGGACGGCCTTGTTGTCCGGGTACTCGTCCACCACGTCGGTGATCGTCTGCTGCATCATGCGCCAGACGGTGAGCAGGAACCGCAGCTCGGGCGACACCGTGGCCTGCGGCTTGCTCAGGCCGGGATGGACGAGCGCGTCGGTGAACAGGATGCGCCGGGTGCCACCCTCGAACGGCACGTCCTTGAACTCGACCTTGGCATCGGTCGGCAGCACGCCCTTCTCGAAGGTGATCATCTTCGGCATGGGCTCACCCCACTTGAAGCTGCTCACCGCCATGAGGTCGTAGCGTGGCAGGCCAACCTGACCGTGTCCGCCGTACGCCGCATTCAGCTCAACGTTCATTTCGTCGTCCGGGTCACGCCGGTCGCAGAGCCACCAGACCTTGTTGTTGATCCACACCACGGCGTGCGCGATCATCAGTCGGCCGCGCAGTTCCATCATGCGGAAGCGCGCGGGCAGGAACAGGAACCCGGCCTCGCTCGGCGGGTCCTCGCGCAGGATCGTCTCGTCCTCGGGGAAGTCCTCGGCCTGGCTGGCGTCCTGGCAGATCGCGTGCATTTCCGGGCTGAGGTAGAAGGTCTCGGCGATGGACATCGCGTTGGCGAACGCCTCCGCGCGGAACGCCGGGGCCTGGTTCGCATTGATCGCCCCGGCCGTGCTTCTGGTGTCGTGGACGTTCTGCTTCTGGCCGCGCATCCGATTGAAGTCATCACCCACGAAGGCGTCGATGATCGTGCGGAAGGTCTGACCCTGTAGCTGCTCCGCAACCTGCGTGCGGACGTGAAGTGCGTCGGTAGCGGGCATGGCTATCCCTCCCGCCCTGGTGTCCAGGGCTGCAACGGCCCGGTGGCGTGCTCTCGCACGAGTCGGTAGATCTTGTTGATCAGTTCGCGTGCCTGGTGTCGGCTCATCAGGTTCTCGCGGATCTGGTAGGCGATGGTCGGGCTGACGGTGATCGCCCGCTCGCCCACTGCGAGCCACTGGTCCTGGGAGATCAGCGGAGCGCACTCGCCGCAGGCCAGCCACTCGCCGACGCTCACGCCCATCTGGGATGGGTACTGGAAATCGCTGCACGGCAGAAAGAACGTCGGGCCATTGAGGTTGCAGAAGTCGCAGCGGAACTCGGTGTCCGTGCCCTCCGGTGCCCACACCGGCTCGTGGTCCTCGACCAGTCGGTCCTGGAACGTGTGCACCCAGTGACCGTTGCTGCCGTCCAGGTCGGTCTCCCAGTCGAGCACCCGGTGGCAAATCGCGCACTGGCCGTTGAGCCCGGACAGGCTAGTCGAGTCCATGCTTCCTCCGGTAGCGCAGCACGGCCTGGATGCCCTCGGGGCTGTAGGTCTGCTGGTGGTAGTTCGGCTCGCCGAACAGCTCGATCGCCTTGTCCCACAAGGCGGTGCCGATCCCGCGCCGCTTCCACCCGGGCTGCACGAACACGTTGATGTTGCCGCGCTGCTCGTACGGCGGGTAGTCGTCCGGGTAGTGGTTGAGGATGCCTCGGATCAGGCCGTCGCCGTCCCGCCAGAGCAGGCAGTTGATCGGCGGTTTGCCGGGGAAGTTCTCGCTCTCGTCACCCAGGAACAGCTCGATCGTGTTCGGCTCACCCCGCTCCGGGTACTGCGAGACCTGGCTCTCCCAGGTCAGGATCGGAGCGTAGGTGAGCTTGAACTCGTCATGGCTGGGCTGGTTCGTCACCGGGCTCCTCCTCGATCGTGGTGGGAGCAGCGCCCATCTGTTCCGCGAGCGAGGGCTCAGGCTCCTCCGCGCCGTACTCGGCCAGGTTGGTGATGTCGTCGCGCTTGGAGAAGTCGTCCATGATCTGACGCTCCTCGTCGGTGCTCGTCGGGATCATGTGCAGGAACATCGGACCCTCGCACCCGGTGTCCACGGCGACCTTCCCCATGACACGGATGCCCGCCAGAATCTGGTGCAGGCGGGTGATGTTCGACGGACCGTCGAAGCCGATCGCCTCGTACGCACCCATCTGCGTGAGCTGCTCGCTGAGCGGCGGCTGCTGTATGACCTGGCGCAGGGTGTCGGGGATGGTGCCGCCCATCTGCTTCACGCCGCCCTCGTCGTTCCACTCGTCCATCGGCGGCTGCGGGTCGAAGTACATGACCTCGCCCTTGTGGAAGTGGTACGGGATGCCGGTCATGTAGATCTTCGCGTCGGAGCGCCGCACGATCGCGACCATGAGGTTGTCGCGGATGTTGCCGGTGTCGCAGTACCCCTCCTCGTCGCACATGCGCTGCATTTCGCCCGGTGCCCACGGCTTGCCCGTCGTCGGATTCACCTGAGAGTGGCTCATGTGGGTGTCCACGCAGAACAGGATGTAGTCGGCCCCGGTGATCCTGGACATGATCGACGCGGCGAACAGGGCGCAGTCACGCGGGCTGGACTCGCCCACGTCGGCGACCATCGCGCTCCAGACCGGGCCCTCGCCCTCGACCCACGCCTCGACCATCGCGGGCACGTGGTCCTCGTTGCCTGCGATGCGGGCCTTGTGGTACTCCAGCACGGCCTCGATCGGAAACTGCCACTCGTTCGTTTCGGTGGTGGCGTCGGTGTCAGTCGGTGTGGTGGTCATGGTTCCCCCTAGAGATCCCAAGAGCTGGGCTTGCGTCGGATGATTTCGGTCAGGTCGTCGTGCTTGATCATGTAGCGCTGACGCACTCCCTCGGGAGTGCCGCCGATCTCCTGCGCCCGACCTAAGAGAGCAGCGCTCTCCTCGGGGGTCAGTGGGAACGCCGTCCAGCACGGCTTGTCCGGTGTGCCGTGCGGGCACGGCATCGTCTCGCTCACGCCCCACAGCCGACAGATCATCGGCCGTGCCTCGTAGACGGAGCACTTGTGGTCCTTGGTCAGTGCCGAGCACATGAGGCGGTGCCGACGCTCATGCGCGTTCGGTGGTCGTCGGCCGATCGCATCCATGCGCTCGCCCTCCTCGACGCTGTAGCCGATCGGGCCGCAGGAGTCCCAGCACTCCCCGGTGCAGTCGATCGGCTGTGGCACGATCGCGTACAGCTCGTCGAGCGTCTGGGCCTCACGGATCAGTTGCATCCGGTTCTTCGCGGGCAAGGTCGTTCCTCAATTCGGCCAGGTGGGTTGCCATCGAATAGATGCGCATCAGTTCTTCCTTCGGGCCGGTGAACTGCGCGCCGTTCATGTAGATCAGCCGAGAGGCGTCGTGCGCATCCTCGGCGTCCGAGTCGGGGACGACCAGACGAGCCAGTCCCCGCGCGAGCGTGTCCACCTCCTCCAGGGAGAGGAAGGTGGTGACCAGGCCGTTGCGTGCCCTGTTGAGGCTCACGGCTCCTCCTTGATCTCGTACGCCACAGCGAAGCCCTTCGACCACATGCGGCACAGGTCGCGCACCTCGCGGGCCAGTGGCCGTTCGGCTCGCATGAGGACCGTCCCGTCTCGCTCGACCAGGGCAGCCAGGTAGTCCCCGCCCTCATACAGACGGACGGTCGTATAGAGCGCGATCCGATCGGTGTTCGTGTAGTAGCGGTAGCGCAGGTCACCGAGGCGGAGGTTGCGCAGGATCGCGTCCCAGTCGGTGAGTCGCCGCCGCTTCCGCTCGGTCATCAGACCGGCAGGAACGTCCGAGCCACGCCGACGAGCCGGTCCAGCTCCTCCAGGGCGTCCGGCCCTTCCTCGTCTGCGATCTTGTGCAGCGACGGCAGGCCGGTGTCGATGGAGTGCTCGGCCTCCTCGCGGGTGGCGACCCGACCGTGGGCGTACCACTCCGGGGCCCTGACGGGCTCACCGATCTGGAACAGGATGCCGTTGGGTACCTGGAACACCGACCACTCACCGCGCCGTGTCGGCCACACCAGGCCCACGCCGGGGTTGCGCAGGATCGCCTCACCCGCCATGCCCACGTGCTCGAAGTCGAAGTGGTCACGCCGGACCATTTCCGGCCGGGCGAGGAACGGGCAGGCGATAGCCGCCCACCGCGCGCAGAGCAGGTGCGAGGGCGGCTCGGCGCTGGTGCGGTTGACCGCGCACATCGGGCCGATGACGAACGCCTGGGTGCCGATCATGGACTCGCCGCAGATCCAGCACAGGTTCTGCGTGAGCGCGGCTCGGATCGCGCCGGGCTTCACGACGCGGAAGTCGGGCTCGTTGGTGTCCGGGTTCGTCCACACGAACCACGGCACCGGGTAGCCGACCTTGTTCAGCGGCAGCTTGGCGATTCCGACGGGCATCCCATCCGGGAGATCAACCACGTGGCATCGCCTTCACCGGCAGCTCGCGGGTGGGCTTCGGCTCCTCGACCTTGATGAGCGGGCCGTGCATCTGGCTCAGCACGCTGGTCGGGATCGCGGCGACGTAGCGCTCGTCGGTGTACCACCACTTGCCCTCGCCCTTGGGGTGCCAGACGCGGCCGTCGTTGCCGCGCACGCTGCCGTCGGTGGGCAGCCGGTGTCGGGCGTTGTAGAGATCGTTCTTGTTGCTCACGGTTCCTCCTCGATGACGGGGGTCTCGGGATCGTATGGCGTGACTGAGACGTAGTACGTCCCGCTGGCCATTTCGACCTCGACCACCCGTCGGTAGTCGCCGTTCGCGTCGGTGAGGACGTTCACGGCCTTGATCTTGATAGGGAAGCTGACGCCTGTGAGCTGCGAGAGCGACCCGGCGATCACGCCGGTCAGCAGCTCCTCGCCGCCGTCACTCACCAGCCTCGACCGCCGTCACATCGAAGCGCAGCACGGTGCCGGAGCGGGTGGTCATGGTGAAGGAACTGATGCCCGTTCGTTCAACCTTCGTCTCGCCCTCCAGGTACTGCGGCACGAAGTTGCTCTCGACCCAGCCCGCGAAGATCCCGGCCATGAACTCGGCCAGGTTCTTGGCCTGCACGTCCACCGACGGGCGGGCCATCACAGCCCCAGCTCGACGGTCAGCTCCTGGAGCGTCTCCTCCAGGGTCGCCATGAACTTCGCGTCGTTGGTGTCCAGCTCGATGATCCGGTCGGCCACCTTGATCAGCTTCTCGGGGACCTTGGTGCCCGGCGCGATGACGAACACGATGGGCTTGTTCATCATGATCATCATGCCGAGTTCGACGCAGAACTTGATGTCGTTGAAGTCCTCGGGCTTGCGCGGCACGAGCGCCACGCAGTACGCCGACTCGTCCACCATCGGCACCAGTTTGGTGATCGCCCTCTCGGCGAACTCCTGGAACTTCGGGTCTCCGGTGATGTCGCTACTGGCCAAGGTCGAGCACGTCCTTCCGGGTTTGAACGGGCGTCGGATTCCTGCTGGGATCGCCGACGAACTTCATGCACGGGCAGCGCATGTACTGCGTGGTCACGCCGGTCTTGTAGGTGACGATCATCTTCCCTTGATCATTGAGGGCGTGATCGTTGCACGAGTCAGTGCCTTTCGCGTGCATGGACATCGCGTGGCCGCACAGGCACCAGAGGTTCTCGGCCTGGCCGGTCGTGAACAGGTTGATGATGTTGCGCTCGGCCCGGCCGCGCGTCCAGCCCATGACGTTGCCCAAGGCACCGGCCGCGACGATCATCCCGGCCTCGACGATCTCGACGATCATCGGTGCCCCATCAGGTCGTCGTCGATGTGACCGCCACGCACCGACATGAACAGCAGCGCGGTCTCCTTCGCCCACTTGATCGCAGCGTCGCGTGAGACCGGACCATGCACGAGTAGCGGCTTGCGGCCCTGTACGGAGCAGTCGGTGACGATGTACTCCAACTTGCCCTTGGCGTCGAGCCGGGCCACCACGTCCCAGTACGGCCCGCAGCGCATGATCGACACGCCGACCCCGACCCCAGCACGGCGCGCCAGCTCCGTCGTGCTGAGGTTCCTCTGGTCCTTGGGCAGCTTGTGGCGGTACTGCGAACCGGGCCGGTCGGTCTCGGTCACGTGAGCCTCCGGTAGACGTGCCACACGAGCTGGCCGTTGGCGCAGACGACGGAGCCGACGTGCTCGATACCCAGGGGCTCGAACTCGCGACCCGTGCCGATGACCACCAGTGTCATCTGCGCGTGGTTGTCCTTGTCGTGCTGCACCCACACCGTCGGCAGGCTGTCGCTGAGGTGCTGCACTCCGACGTGCACGACGTGACCCTCCGGAACCACCATCGCACCGTCGCTGACGCTGAACAGGAACTCGTCGAACGGGTACTTGTAGACGACGTGGCTCACGTGCGCCCCAGCTTCCCTGCGATCCAGGGCGGACTGTAGATCCCGTCCTGGAAGTCGGCCTCGATGTCGGGCTGCACCCACGGGTGCACGGTGTGGCCAGCTTTCCGATGCTCGTCCAAATGGGCGAGGATCTTGGGCAGTTCGGTGAAGAACGGGAAGCCCACGGGGGTGAGGATGCAGCCGCAGCACTCGATGCCGTGGGTCTCCTTGCCGGTCTCCGGGTCGTAGATGCGCGAAGTCCCGATCAGGTAGAGGTCCGAGGCACCAGCGGCCTCGGCCTCGGGTGTGCCGGGGAACTCGTTGTTCGGTCCCCAGCCGAAGCGGCAGTAGCTCATGCGATGTCCTTCGTTCGTCCGAAGATCAGTCCGTTGATCTGGGTGCTCATCGCACCGTCCAGCGCCTCGGCGACCTTGTGGTCGTTGACCTTGCCGTAGCCGAGCGTGGTCTTGATGTTCTTGTGGCCGAGGATGACCGCCACGCGCTCCACAGCCACGTCCGAGTCGAGCAGCGTGGTCGCGCAGGTGTCCCGGAAGCGGTGCGGGTTGACGCGCACGCCGGAGCGCTCGCCGAGGTCGTGCACGATCTCCCACACGTCCCCGGTCGTCATCCGACTGCCGCCCCGATTGATGAACGCGGCCTCCTGGTCCTTCGGTGCGTAGCGCACCCGCCAGCCCTCGTAGCGCCGCCACGAGTTCTTGATCTCGTCGAGGTAGGGCAGCGTCTTGAAGCTGCCGCCCTTGTTGATCGCCCGGACGAACTGCTTCTCGACCGCCAGGTCGGCCACGTCCAGGGCGCACAGTTCATGGATGCGCAGGCCCCAGCCGTAGAGCATGACGAGGATGACCTCGCGGCGGTGGTAAGTGAACGGCGTGACGGAGAAGGCGTCCTGCCGGTGGCGAGCGAACAGCTCCTCCAGCTCGTCGTTGCTGAGCGGCTTCGGCTGCTTGATAGTGACGCCCGTCCGAATGGCGATCCACGGGGTGTCCGGGATGTAGCGGACCTGCACCAGCCACTTGAGCCAGTGCTTGACCTTCTTGAGCAGCTCGACCCGGTAGCTCGGCTGCCACGCCTGGTTGTTCACCCAGCCCTGGAACAGGATCAGGTGCTCGCGGCGGATGTCCTGCGGGACGAGCACGCCCTGGCTGCGCAGGTGCTCGTTGAGGTGGTGCAGCGCCGCCCGGCACAGACGAATGTGGCTGGGGCTGCGACCCTCGGCGGCGAGCTGGTCGAGGTACTCCTTCATGGTGGGCATCGGCTGGAAGTTCAAGGCTTTCGCCTTGGCGGTGCCGAATGCACCACGTGCGACTTGAGTCATGTTCGGCCTCCTGGGGCCAGGATCCCTCACGCGAGGGACGATGGTGAACGTTCGGTTAGCGTAGCGGATTCTGCATGATCCATTGCTCGACCGCTAGGGCGTCCTCGCGGTAGTCCCGCTCGTGGTCGTGACCCTCGCCGCGCAGGCTGGCCGAGCATCCCATCACGTGCCGCAGATTGCACTCGCGGTGGAACGCGACGAAGCCCGGTCGAGAGGTTCCGTCCCAGTACGGCATGGTCACGCCGTTGTCGTCCTCGGTGACCGGATGACCGCACCCCTCGCAGCGGGAACCGATGGGCGTCGGAATGTGCGCACGAGGATCGCAGACCGGCGCGCCCCAGCTCTTGCCGAACCAGCGGACGGTGCCGATCACGTCGTCTAGATCTGCTTCCATCCCGCCTTCGCCTTCTCCTCGTTGAGTCGCCGCAGCTCGTCGCCCTTCTGCTTGGCGAAGTTGATCAGCTCGATCGCCTGGGGCACGGTGATCCGGTCGTCGGCGTCGAGCAGTTCGGTGACCCAGTTCCGCTCCTTGTCGTCCAGGTCGGCGGGCAGGTCGTACTCGGGCCACACCTCGACGTAGTGGACGTTGCCCATCGCCACCGTCGCGGTGGGGTTGGCGATCAGGAACGCCTTGGCCTTGACGTTGCCCGCGTGGCACTCCTCGCAGTCGTGGGCGGGCTGGAACTGTTCGACCTTCTCCGGGTCGTTGGTGATCAGCCACTCGGTGTGCCGCTCGGTGAGCGTGAGCCGTGCGTGCTGGGAGAACTGCTTGCGTACGTTCTCCCAGGCCAGTGCGTCGAGCGTCTTGACGAAGTTCTCGTCCTGCGGGTCCACGCCGTCGGGCACGGCCAGGCAGATCACGTCGCTCGCTTCGTGACGACGCGGCCTCACTGGTGGCTCGCACAGTTGAGGACCGGCTGGGTCGTCATCGTCTCGGGATCCCACTTCGAGGCGATCTGCTTGCCGCACTCGCGGCAGGCCGTGAAGGCGAGGATCGCGTCGTCGTCCAGGCCCATCGCCTTGCGCGCCTCGGGGTCCTTGGCGAGCGCGAGCATCGGGTCCATCGGGTTGAGGTTCTGACCCTCCGCACCCCAGCACGTCTCGCAGGACGAGCAGGACAGCTCCGGGCCGGAGCCGATGTCGTAGGGCTCGCCCTCGGCGCGCTTCCCGCAGTTCGGGCAGTTGCGGTAGGCCACGTCCCGGGTGCTGCCGTCCGGCATGGTCACCGGACCCTCACTCGGCTGGCTTGGCTGGCTCATCGGCCTTCTCCTCCTTGACGTAGTGACCGCTGCGGAACTCGTTGCCCTCGCTCTGGTCGCCGTGCTGGACGAACACCTGCAAGAACACGTCGCCACCACGCGGGTCGCTGAACCTGCTGAGGTTCTTGCCGAGGTACTCGGTGAGCTGGGCGGCGTACCGCTCCAGGTTGCTCCCGGCCAGCGCGTCGCCGTCGGGATTCTGGTAGCGCCCGATCGGTTCCAACTGCGCGATGATCGACACGCGCAGCTTGCCGGGTGGCGGGGGTGGCTTCTTGTCCACCGGGGTCTCGATCTTCTTCTCGTCAGGCATTGGCGATCAACTCCTGCAAGCGGTCGAAGCGCCACATGGCGCGGGCCAGCGGGTTCGTCGGCGGGGCGATGGTCTCCAGCCACGTGTCCTGACGCTCGTCCCAGAAGTTCGCGATCTCGATCGCGCGCTCCCGGTTGTGACCGTCGTAGATCACGGTGTGCAGGTGGCCGGTGGTGACGACGTGTCGAGGTCGCATATCGACGACCATCTGAATCCTCATAGCCATATCGCCACGGCTCCGACCACCGCAGCCACCGTGATGCCCAGGCCGAAGATGCGGACGGGCAGCGGGAACCGCTCGTCGAACTCCCAGACCCAGAGCAGCACACCGAGGAATGCACCGAACAGGCACAGCAGGCTGACGAACAGATGCCCGAGTGCTGCCCAGGTGATGTGGATCGTCACCGTCTCGCGGCCGTTCGGATCTTGGCGAAGGCCCGGTTGAGCGCCTGGAGTTCACGGGTCCTGCCGCCGACGTAGTAGTCGTCTCGGTCCTCCAGGGAGGTCTCGCGCTCGGCCACGGCTCCGACCAGGGCCTTCCACTCCGCGTCGGAGAGCCGCAGCCGGTCAGGACTTGCGGCGGGCATGCTTGTCACCCCAGTCCTCGCAGCCGTTCTTCACGGCCACCTCGTTGTAGCTCTCATGCAGGTCCGGCCAGTCCGGCTGCGGTGCCAGCGCCTCGGGCTCCAGCTCGCCGTACGCGAGCGCCAGCCGTACGTCGAGGTTCCCGTAGCCCTCGACCGCCAGCCACCCGGCACAGGCGATCTCGCGGCCGTCAAGGCTCTTGTGGCAGGCGAAGATCGGCGAGCCCGGCAGAGCGTCCTGGCCGGTGCGCGGGTCACGCGAGGTGGCCCGCAGCGTGTCGAAGCGCTCGGTGGCGAACTCACCGGCCGGGGAGTCCTTGCGGAAGGGGCAGTTCGCGCAGGGCTTGCCTGCGTGGGGCAGCGGTGAGCCGCGCTTGCGTGAGCGCACTGCGCCGCTGCTGCACTGGTCGGTCATTCGTAGATCTCCTCACATCGTGAGCAGCAGCAGAGACAGTCGCTGATGAACGGGTCGTAGCCGCTGTTGAAGCGCGACTTGTTCCACCACAGATGGACGGCGTGACGCAGCCGCATCCACCGGGTCGGCTTGAGCAGCTCCCTAGCCAAGGGAGGTCCCCGGCACGTGCTCTAGCAGCTTGCGGATGATCCGGTCGGCCTTCTCGCCGGGCGCGTCGATCTCCGCCATGCCGTGATCGCACGCCTCCTGGCCGGAGGAAAACAGAGGCACGTCCGTTTTGTAGTCGAACACCGCCTCGTCCACGTGGCCGCTGCCGACCGCGAGGCGCAGGGCGATCAGCTCGTATGGGTCGCGGTGACCGACCCACCCTGCACACAGGTGGCCGTCGGCCTGGTGGCACCCGAAGGTGGCCATCCCGCCGTTCTCGATCTGGTCTGTGATCTCGCCGTCGTAGCTCGGCAGCTTCACGTACTCTCCCTCGGACCACACGCCGGACGGCACGTCGCGGCGGTACGGACACGAGGCGCAGGGCCGCTTGCGCGGCAGTTTGCTCATGGCTTCCTTCGGTTGGTGAGGATCGTGTCGAGCGCGTCGCGCAGTTGCTCCGCGTCGCGGTAGGAGATCCGGTACAGGCGAGTGGGGCACTGCGGTTCGACGAACCCCAGCTCCACGTCATGCTCGGTGTCGTGCAGGTTGATCTTCGTGCCCCACTCGCCTGCGATGTGCATCGCTACACCGGCAGCTTCGGCAGTCGCTTGTCGCCGACCTCGTGCTGCACGCCGTCCTCGGTGGTCCACTGACACCACCGGAACCACGTGCCCAGCAGGAAGCCGACGGCCTCGATCTTGTGCTCGTGCTTGGGCTCGAAGCTGCCCATGATCGCCCGCAGGTGACGCCACGCCTTCTCGGGATCGAAGTCGTGCTCGGCCATGAACAGGCTGCCGAGCAGGTTGATGTCCTTGACCTCGTTGCCGAACCAGTTCTTGGCCAGTGCCTCCCAGTCGGGCTTGCGTTCGAAGGTGCCGCGCTCGGGCATGAGCCGCAGCCCGTGTGCCGGGAAGGCCAGCTCCACGTCGGTCAGCTCGACCGGGACGTAGGGCGGGGGCAGGGATGGATCAGTCACAGCTCGACCTCCACGTTCGTGCTCGTTGGAAGTCCCAGGATCGTGTGCAGCATGTCGGTCACGGAACCGTCCCAGCGCAGGATCACGTCGGTGTACTTGCCGCAGGCGCAGCGAGCGCCTCGCACGTTGACGCCGTGGTCCTCGCTGTTCTCGGTGAAGGTGTCCTGGAACTGCGAGTAGGTGCGCTCGTACATGACCGCACCCTCGGGCACGATCCATCGGCAGCCCTCGCGGATGTGGTCCTGCGCTTCGTAGTCCACCCAGCCGTAGACGTTGGCCTCGTCGTCGCGCTCCCACTCGAAGCGCTTCTCCTCGACCTGCACCTTCCGGCCCTTGCCCTCGATGAACTCGCGCACCTTGGCGCGGTACTCGTCCGTCCAGCTCACCGCGTGGTGTAGCCCTTCTGGCGAGCAGCGGGCAGCCAGTCCAGGAAGAACTCCCGGATGGTGTCGTTGAAGAAGCCGGTGTCGTCGGTCGGCGGGCGGTCGGCGTAGACCGTCAGACCCACGTTGTCGATGCCCGCCGTTGCCGCCTGCGTGCCCAGCTCCTTGCACGTGCGGCAGTTCTTCGGGTCCGGCTGCGTGAGGTGGTTGTTGAGGTGCTCCAGGTACGCCCGGCCCTCCGGGTCGCGGCCGAGCAGCACGAACTGGATGAAGTGCGGCCGCTCGCGCGCCTCGACGATGTGCTTCTCGATCGACCGCTTGGAGTCGGTCGGCTCGCCGTCGGTGAACACGATGTGGAAGAACGGCGGCTGGTCCTTCTCGTTGCTGCCGCCGAAGCGCTTCTTCTTGCCGAGCATCTTCTCCAGGAATGGCACGTAGGCGGTGCCGCCCATGCGGTTGCGCTGGCAGAACCGCTCGACCCAGCCGACGTAGTTCGCGGCGGTCAGGTCGTCGGCGTCGTGCAGCTTGTTGCTGAACGGGTAGATCGGCACCACGCCGTCGTCGTCCAGGCCGGTGAGGGTCAGCGCGAGCATCCGCTCGACCGCCTCCTGCACTTCGTGTGGGTACCGCCCACCCATCGAGCCGGAGTAGTCGATCGCGACATCGACCTGGGCGCACACGTCACCGAGGTCGATCTTGCTGTCGGCCGCGATCTTCTGGAGCGAGACGGCGGCGGCCTCGACGCGCTTTTCCAAACTGATGCTCATCGGTTTCCCTTCTTGGCTTTCGCTAGCAGGACACGGGCGGAGTGGGTTTCACGTGCACGGCGACCGCCCGGCCCCATGCACGGCTGGTTCGGAGCGGCACCACAGAACGAGCATGGCTCCTTGATCCAGTCCTCCTCGATGCTCACGACGGGGGAGCCTGGACGTTGGTCTCGATCGGCGAGTACGTCGTGCCGAACTCGATCGGTTCCCACGGCGCGAGTTCCTGGATGCGGGACTCGATCGCTAGGGACAGGTTCACGAGGTCGTACTTGAGGTGCTGGAGAAAGTCCGCGTTCATCGACGGGTAGTCCTCCCAGCTCGCACCGGGCGGGGCGAAGCGGTCGAGCAGGGTCCGTAGGCGCTGCTGCGCGTCGGCAACGGCGACCCGGATCTGTTTGTCACTCTGGGCGCTCATCGTGCTCCCTCCGTGTCGCCTCGCGGGCGGCGTTGGTGATCGCTTCCTCCATGCGAGCGGGCATCCCCTCCGGCATGGGCGGCAGGTCCGCCGTCACGACCTCCGGGGTGATCCGTTCCACGTCCACGCGGGTCGTGAAGCGGACCAGCTTGACCTCGACTCCGAACATGTTCGCCATCTGCCGGGCGATGCCCGCGTAGGAGAGCATGCGGGCTCGGTCGGCACCGACCAGCGGCATGTTGCCGAGCCCCGGGATCGGGGCGGCGAGGACACCCTCGCCGCCCTCGTCCGAGGACACCCATGCCCACATTTCGTCGATGCGGGGCATCAGGCAGCGACCCGGTGGATCTCGTCGCCGTCCTGGCACGCAGTGATGTGCCGGTTCAGGCCACGCTGCGTGCCGAAGGTGCGTCCGCAGGAGCAGGTCGGCTCCTCGACGGGCAACGGCGTGGGCGGTTCCTTCGGCTGGGCCGGGCGCTTGCTGCGCGCCCGGCGACCGGCCTCGAAGAACATGGCCACGCCCTGACTCAGCACGGCGTCGTCGGGACCGCACAGGTCCAGTTCGACCGTGCGCTTGTCCACCGTCACGGTGCGCGTGACGATCGCGTCCACGCCCTCGTCGCCGTCGCGGTGGTAGCACAGGTCGCAGACCTTGCGCTGGACGATCATCGGAATCCCTCCTGCTCGTAGCGGCGAGCGGCCATGATGCCACGCTGGGTGAGCACCCGACCGCGACCGCTCTTGATGATGAAGCCCTTCTCGATGAGGAAGCGCTCGATGCGGGCGACGCCGCGCTTGCCCTCGCGCAGCAGCGTCCCGATCGTCTCCTCGCCAGCCCGGTACTCGATGCCGTTCTTGCCCGGCTGAGCGCAGAGCTGGTAGAGCACCAGCACGTAGTTCTTGTGCTGGCGGGTCATGCCGTCCGGGTCGTAGCGCTTCCACGCCAGGACTTCCTCGCCCGTGACCGCACGACCGCGAGCCGTCTGGAGTGCCTTCGCACCCTCGACCAGGCCACGTGCGATACGAGGCGTGCCCCTGCTCGCCTTGGCCAGGGTCACCATCGTGCCGGGCAGCAGCGTGACGTGGTAGTAGCGGCAGAAGTTGTGCACGATCCGCACCATGTCGGCGTGGCTGTACGGCTCGAAGAACGGCTGCACCGGGAACCGATCCAGCACCGCCTCGGGCAGCTTGTCAGCGTCAGTGGTGGCACCGATGAAGGTGAAGTCCTCCAGCCCGATCACCTGGCCGTTGAGGTACAGGACGTGCTCCTCCAGCATGTGCAGGAGGTTCTCGGCCGCTGCGGGACCGTGCTCGCCGAGCCGGTGAAGCTCATCGACGAACAGGATCTCGAACTCCTTCATCGACATCGCCGCCTCGTACAGCGCCTCCGGCTTGAAGGGCGGCACGAGCATGACGATGCGCTGCTCGATCTCGTCGGCGATGCATCGGGCCAGCGTGGTCTTGCCGGTACCGGGCGTCGTCGCCGCGAGCAGGATGTGCGGCAGGCGCTCGCAGTTGGTGAAGTGTGCGTCGATGTAGACGCTCAGCTCGTCCTTGACCGCCTCCTGGCCGATGAAGGCGTCCCAGTTCTCGACGTAGCGCGGTGCGACCTCGGACGAGTTGACGAAGTGCTCGACGGGCGGCGGAGCGATCTCCACCGTGATCCGATCGGGCACCTCGACGAACGTCGAGTTGAAGGTGTCGCCCGGTGCATCCCGCTCGGGCTCGAACATCGAGAGCGGGATGACCGGGATCGGCATGGTGTGCATGGTGACCTCCCGTCAGGTGACGGTGATGTCCTTCGAGCCGTTGCGAACGGGCTTGGCCCCGGGCGCGGGCTTGAGCGCCTGCTCCCGCGCCTTCCTCCGCGCGATCTCGTCCGCCTCCCTGGACAGGTACTCGTCCTCGGGAGCGAGCGGTGAGAGCGCCAGCCGTGGCAGGTCGAAGCGGTCCCCGACGATCGCCTCCAGGTTCTGGAGCACCCAGGCCGCAGACACGCTCGCTCCGGTCTTGGCCAGGGCCTCGACCTGCTCGCGCGGGCTGGGCATGTCCTCGTCGGTCTCGATCTCGTCCGCGACACGGTGCGTGGTCACGCGGTCACCTCCGGTGGGTCGATGGGGAACACCTGGCCGGTGCTGGCGTGCGGGCTGCGAGCCATGTACTGCTGCGCGGCCAGCACGTCCTCGAACGGGCCGATGACCCGAGGAGAACTGCCGCCCGTCCAAATCGCTGCCGGGCCCGTGAACAGGCCCGGCATGTCCACGCCACGGACGGTGATCGTCTTGACGTGACGCTCCGGGTAGAGCGGATGCGGTTCGCTCATTGCTTCGTCCTTCCTGCTTGCTGGAGGTTCTTCTTGATCTCATCCAGACGGCCGTACACCCGTCGGTAGACCGGCGAGTTGGTCTCGACGTACTGCACGGCCTTGTCCAGCTCCGGGTGCTTCTCCTTGAGCGCGGTCACGCAGGACAGCTCGTTGCGTGCATGGTCGGCAGCACTGACCGGCTCGTGGTGGGTGTGGAAGTGGTGCGCCTCGTGCGCGGCTACGTGCCGCACGTAGTCGGCCGCGATCTCGTCGGGGATGCCTTCGAGGATCGCCTCGAACACCTCCATGCAGATCACCTGGAGCGGGACCTGCGGATGGGCACGAGCCGGGGACAGGAAGTCCTGCGCCAGGTTCTCCTCGGTGTAGACGCCCATCTGAATCTGGAGCCCGACGTAGGGGTGGTTGCGTGCCTGCCCCACGAACGTGTCGCGGTCGATGGTCATCACGCCGATCGACGTGGGCAGGTACTCGTAGAAGATCTCTCTGACCTGCTCCTCAGAGAGCACGGTCACCTCCCAGCACGGTCACGAACGGGTTGTCGTCGGCGTCGAGCGCGCCCTCGGTGCAGTCGCCGGGCTTGCCGTCGGCCATGATGTCGATCAGTCCAGCGCGAGTCGTGCCGTCGATGCGAGCGGCCAGCCATGCGAGCCCGAGACTGAGGCGACCGTCATCCAGAGCGGCGTCGATCGCCTGCTCGGTGCGCTCGATCGTGTCGGGTCGGTCGCCCTCGTACACGCGGCCGGGTGAGAGCAGGGCGACGTAGAACCACACGGCCTGCATGGCACTCGCCTCGCGGTGCAGGCGAGCGGCCCAGGCGTCGGGCGTCTCGTCGCCGTCGGCGAGGAACACTCGCTGTCGGTCCTCGCTGCGCAGCACGGCGAACGGGTTGAACTCACCGTCTTTGGACGCCCGTTCCTTTGCCAGGAACACGAGGTCGTCCACGAAGCGGTCGAACAGCTCGTCGTGCGGCGGGCCGAGTCGCAGGTCTCCGATGGCACTGGTGTCTCGGTGGAAGTCCTCCGGTGTGATGTCGGCGAACAGTCTCTCGATGTCGTCCATTGGCCTCCTTGGGCCGGGGCTACTCCTCGGGAGCAGCGTCTTGAATGGAGCGCCGGGCGTGGAACCGGGCGCGGTCGATCAGTACGCGATGGACGTACACCATCAGGGGCGTGCCGTTGGCAGCCTCCTCGATCAGAGCTGCTTCCTCCGGCGAGAGGTTGATCTTGAGCTTGACCATCCCGTTCTTGTCGCGCCGGAACAAGTGCGGGTCGCTACGGATAGGGGCAGGTCGGCGTCCCACACGCCCGTCGGAATCGGCGGGCGCGCGGGACGCGGTGCTCGACATGGTTACTTACCTCCATCGCCCAGCGACTTCGGGCGGCGGATGCGCTTGGTGAGCTTGAGCGTTTTCTTCGTGAAGATGTCCAGCTCGAAGTTCGCCGTGTCGAGGTTGCGGTCGAGCAACTGGTGGTACTCGCGCGCCTTCTCGATCAGCGCAGCCGCCTTCGCCGCGTAGGCGTCATAGGTTGCCTCGGTGATGGTGCGGGTCGGGTCCTTGAGGATCTTGCCGATCTCGACGGACTGCGCCCGGATCTCGTCCATCGTGTCGGCGATGAACGCCTCGGCCAGCATGTCACGCTGGTCCACGATGTCGAGCAACGGGATGAGGTGCATCTGCGAGCCGATCCCCTTGACGAGCGAGGCCAGGTCGCGCAGCTCCTCGACGTGCTTCTGCTGCACGAAGTACAGCCCGCCGCCGTTGCCCTTCACGTTGATCGCGCCGAGCATGTAGAGGTACTCGCGCACGAACGTCCGGACGCCGTGGCTGTCCAGATGCGTCGAGTAGTGCTCGTAGCGGTCCTTGAGGTGCACGCCCTCCTCGCCGACCTGGGTGTCGAGCCAGCCCTGCTCCTCGGCGGTGAGGCTCAGGCCCGGCACGTACACCGGCTCGACGTAGATGCCGTCGTCCACCACGTTGCTGTCCTTGTCCCGGTAGCCCCGGTTGTAGATCAGCTTCAACACGGTGTCGTGCACGACGCGACGCTTCTGGCCGGTCTTGAAGATCGCGCGCTCGAACACGATGTGCCGGTGGCTCTCCTGTGCGTCCTGGCCGACCGGCCGGACCATGAAGGAGTGCTGCGCGTCCACCGTCTTGGTGAACTTCGTGGCCACGTCGTTGCACGCCTTCTTGAAGGCGTCGATCGGACGGAGCCGCTTCTTGAGGGTCTCGTCACGCAGACCCAGGTCGTTGATCTGCTTGCGCAGATCGTCCAGGTTCACGTCGGCCTCGGTGATCGTGAACGACACGATCTGGCCGAGGAAGTAGCCGTCCGGCAGCTTGGCTGCGGCGTCGGCGTAGTTCTTCACGGTCATGCTGAGCCTCCTGGGCTTGGGCGGGTCTCCCCGCGAGTGGAGTCAGTGTAGCTGTGCTTGTTCGGTTATGGCACTTCTTCGATCTCGTACACGTCGTCGGGAAACCAGCGGGTGTCCCGAACCGTGGTCCGTCCCCGCCAGTGGTACTTCGTAGCAGGGTCTCCATCCTTCACCCAGGCCAGGTGCCAGGACAGGTCCCCGTCCATGCTGATCGTGTCTCGCTCGCTGATGACGATGGTGCCGAGCCAGTGCTCGCGGTCCTCACCCCAGCCGATCTTGTCTCCGATCCCGAAGTTATAGACGGGCGTCTGTTCCACGATGAGGATGAGCCGCCCGACGCGAGCGATGTGCTGACCCTCGGGGTTGGAACCGTGTTCGATCATGGCTACTCGACGGGCTCCAGACCCATGTCGGCAACCAGTTCGTCGTAGATCCGATCCCGGTAGCGGTACTCGGTCAGGTACTCGTCGAGCGTGCGGCTGTGGTCGCCGTTCATCAGCTCGAAGAACTTCTCCTCGTTGGCCTTGAGGTGGTCGTACTGCGACTGCGACATCATCTAGGGTTCCTCCTCGATCGTGTAGGGCCTGCGCTCGCGCATGTACTCCAGGCGGTGCCGCTTGCGTCGGTGATCCACGAGTCCCTTGCGCGGGTTGTCCGCCAGCTCCCACGGCACGAAGCCGCAGGTCTGGCAGGTGAGCGACTCCTTCGACAGGTGACGGGCGTAGCGGAAGTACGGCTCGCCGTGCCCCTGCTTCTTCATGTGGCGACGCAAACCGCCCGGGGTGTTGAAGCGGGCCAGGCACATCCGGTCCTGGTCGAGGTAACCCGGGCACTGGTACTGGCCGTTGACGCGAGTGTGGCCGCGCGTGAACTTCAACTCGTTCCACCTCCTAGTGCACGAGCTGCACGAGCAGTGCGCAAGGCTCACGTCAGTCGGAGTGGCGACCGTGCTCACGTCAGCGGCCGGTACTCGACGGGCGAGGTCAGCGGCACGATGAAGTGCGCGCGTCCCATCACGTTGTCGATCACCCACTTGCGCGCAGCCTCGACCGACTCGAACGGGCCGACCACGGCGTGCTTGGTGCCGCTGTAGTCAGGCAGCCCGACCAGCCACATCAGGGACCTCCTGGGGTGTAGATCCGGTACGTCACGTCCTGCTGGAGCGAGTCGAGCACTGCGCCGACCTCCGCTGAGCGAGCAGCGCTCTCGATCATGTTCTCGATGATCCAGAGTTCGGTGCAGTGCACGACCAGGCTGCCTAGAGCCCGGCGACCGTGGTCACTCTTGAGGTAGAAGCGGCAGTGGACGTGCTCGTCGATGACATCGCCGAGGACGACGCTGAGTTCACGCATGAGGCTCCTAGCTGGCTCTCGTTGGCGTCGGCACGGGTGAGGTCAGTGCGGATGCCCTTGAACACCGGGAAGCGGAGCGCGCCATCCACGGTGACCTCCTGGTACTCGACCTCCACGATCAGGTCAGCCCCGGTCGCGAGGATGTCGAGCACCTCGGTCAGGTCCCGCTGCTTGAAGCCGGAGCCGACCTCGCCGACGGGGAGCAACGTACCGTCGGCGCGAACGACCGCCAAGCTGAGCGCGCCGAAGGTCTCCTGGCGCGAGCCGGTACCTGTCGTCGTGCCCGTCACCAGGAACGAGCTGCTCTCGGTGGGCTTGATCTTGATCCACTGGCTGCGGCGACCGGCCTCGTACGGAGCGGTGCTCAGCTTGGCGACCAGACCCTCCAGCCTGTGCTGCCGGACCAGCTCCATCATGCGAGCACCGTCGGGCGAACCGATGTTGCGCACGATCCTCGGGTGCGGCGGGCTGTCCGCGATTACCTCGTCCAGGAACGCCGAGCGCTGCGACCACGGCTGCCGTCGGAAGTCCACGCCGTCCTTGTAGAGCAGGTCGAAGGCGTAGAAGTTTACCGGCATGCTCACGGCCAGGGCGGCGATGACGTTGTTGCGCTGCTGCCGGTCGCGCTTGGCGGTGTTCTTGAAGCTGGGCAGGTTGCGCTCGTCGGTGGCGGCGATCTCGCCATCGAGAATCAGACGAGCGTCCGTTCCGAACTTCTCCAGCGCCGCCGCGACCAGCTCGGGGTAGCGGTAGGTGATGTCCACGCCGTTACGGTTGGTGAGCTTCACCGTCCCGTTGTTCACGGCCATGATGCCGCGCACGCCGTCGATCTTGAGGTCGAAGAAGTGCGTGCCCTGGAGACGCTCGATGGTCTCCTCGGTCGCCGGGGCGCTGACGGCCAGCATGACGTTGAACATCACTCCACCCCCATCTGCATGCGCAGTCCGAATGCCTCGCCTGCGACGACGGCGACGCGGTAGTTCTCCTCGGCCAGGCCCCCGGCGGTCACGACGATGCCGTGACCGATGACGTAGCGCAGCCGCATGTCCTCGCCCTCCTCGCGGGCGTGCTCGATGGCGGCGATGCACTGTGCGATCTCGCGGGTCAGCTTCTCGACACCCAGGTCGTTCATGTGACCGTTGGCCGCGACCCACGTCGGGTGCACGCGCCGGGCCAGCTCGATGATGTGTGGGTTGCTGTCCAGCTCGTCGAACATCTTGCGCACGCGCGGGCTCAGCTTGCTCACGGCTGTCCCTCCTCGTCGAGCCACGGGATGTACGCCTCGCGCAGCGTCTCGTCGGCAGCGAGTGCGTCGGTCAGCTCCGGCCACGCCTCGTCCTCGATGAACACCATGATCAGGTGGTGGACGAGCGGCTGGCCGTGCTCGTGCGCGCTGAGCGCACGGAGCGTCTCGATGGTGGGCTCGATCCCGGCGTGCGACAGGCGCAGCTCGATCTTCTTCACGTCCATGACCTCGGACGCGCCCTTGTCGTGGAGCTGGTAGGTCCCGAAGCGCTTGATCGCTGCGTCCAGGTCCTTGATCGTGTCGTTGGCAACGGTCACGGCTTGACCTCCTCGTCCATCAGGTCGGCTGACATGGTGCGATACAGCTCGCGGCGGTCCACCTTCTCCTCGGCCTCGTCGCGGCGGCGTCTCATCCGTTCACCAGCCGCTCCAGGCCGTCGGCCTCCCAGATGTCCTTGAGCTGCTTCTCGGCCTTGTACTCGCAGCGGGCCGACATCCCGGCAGCCCATGCGAGTACAAGGCAGGTCGTCACCCCCTGCCAGAAGCTGATCTTGGCGATGCCGCTCGCGGCGAGGGCGATGACGGTGACCACTGCCAGGTACAGCACCCAGGCACAGACGCGGGCGATGATCAGTTCGAGCAGCACGGCCTTCTCGTAGCCGCTCTTGTTTCGCGGGTCCTTCTTCATGTGGCCTCCTCGGGCCAGGGCCTACCAAAAATCGGCGGGCGGGTGTCAGGTCATTCGGAACATTCGCTCGGATACTAGCTGGGCAGTTCGACGATCACGAGGATCGGCATGTTCTGATCCCAGACCTCCGCGCCGTAGCCGGTGCCGTCATCCCAGTAGCGACGGGCTCGTTCGAGTGCGATCTCGTGCCACCAGCGGTCTTGCCGCTCTCGCTCGTTGCGTGAGCGCACGTCCTCGCACCACCTCTGGAGCGCGGCTGGGTCGCCGGACGGCGGACCCTTCACGAGATCAGCGAGTTGAGGTTTCCCCACGCCTTCTTGAGGTGCAGGGCGTTCAGGCCAGCGGCCTCGACCTCGTTCACCTGGATCTCGATCTCGGCCATCGCGTCGCGGATGCACTGGAGCAGAGCCTCGACCTGGGATTCGGCTGCTCGTCTGAAATCGTGCGGCGACGGCTTGCCCCGCTTGCAGATGATCCACTTGAAGGGCTCGCCGCCGTCCTGCGGCATGATCGTCAGCTCCATGTAGTTCGGAGCCACGTCGTCGGTGAGCTGCTCCTCCAGCATGCCCGCCGTCGTGGCCAGCAGTTGTGCCAGCCACGGCGGCGGGCTGATCCCCGCGCCGCCCTTCGTGAAGCCGTTCGTGAACGCGATGGTCTCCGGGTCGTCCTTGCCGGGCAGCACCTCGTCGAGCGCGCCCTCGGGCAGGCCCTCGAAGTCGAGGAAGTCCTCGTACGGGATGCGCAGGTTGATGCCCGTCGCGTGCTGGGTCTCGATCTGCGTGTGCGGGTAGGCGGTGCCGATCGCCTGGAGCAGGAACCCGGCCATGCTCAGCGGCATCCCGCCGAAGCCAGCGCGGATCTCCAGGCGCACGTCGTTGTGGGTCTTGGTGGGCGTCTCGATCGGTGTGGTCATGGGTGCTCCTGGATGAGGTGCGGAGTGGTGATGGTGACGGCGAGTGCGAAGCCGTGCAGGTAGTAGCCGTTCGAGGCGTCGCCCTCGGCCTCGGCGATGTTCAGCTCGCCCGCCTCGGTGATCACGTGGATCCACGCGCGGTACGCACCCTCGCCACCGGTCTCGTCCTCGTTGTCGGCGACCTCGACGTTGGTGATGACGTTCTCGTCGGTGGCCAGGCTCTTGAGCACGACCGACGAGCAGCAGTCCGAGATATCGACCTCGAACTCCATGCGGACCCCGTTGTCCAGGATCAGCGTGGTCGCCTCGTCGTCGATGGCCACGATGCGACGACCGAGCAGGGCGTTCATGAAGGCCGGGTCGGTGACGTGCACCCTCGTGGTGCTGTCGAAGCTCATCAGGGCTCCTCTCGGATGATCGTCAGGTCGATCTGGCGCTCGCTGCGTCGGTAGATCGTCAGGAAGTCGTGGATGCCCGACCACTGCGTCGGGTAGTGCTGATCGACTTCCACCCAGTTGACCGCCAGCTCGGTGAAGAAGGCGTCGTTGGCCGTGCAGCCACCCTCGCCCTCGCCTTCGAACATCAGCGTGTCGCCCTGGTAGGCGCGCAGGCAGTTCACGGCCATGTCGTCGTCGTACGGAGGCCAGCACAGGAACAGCACCTTGTCCGGGTGCAGCGCCGCCTTCTCCGGACCACCACGCAGGATCTCGTGGTACGTGTGCTCGCCCGCGTCCTTGAAGTAGCCGATCTCCTCGCCCAGGCCGAGCAGCTTCTCGTCGTAGGCGGTGACCGGGATGCCGACCTGCTCCAACATCCACGCCCAGTAGCCACGACCCGCGCCGATCTCCACGACCTCGCGGCCGAGCAGCCTCTTGCGAATCCAGGCGAGCGTCTGATCCGACGGGATCGCCCAGGCGAACTGCTTCACCAGCGACGAGCGCGTCGGGCTCTTGTTCTCGTCGAAGTTCGCGAGGTCCGGCAGTGGCGTGCCCTTGCGATGGGCTTCCATCAGGTCGCTGATGATGGGGTAACTCTCAGGCTCGAACCTGCCCTTACTCCAGCGCAGGCCCGAGTTAGGGAACTTCTCGACGATCCGCCAGTACGGATTGTCGAGTCGGACGGCGGTCACGTGTCTCCTTGGGTTCGCACTTGCAGCAGTTGTGAATCGCTCCTGGATGCCAGTAGCCGGACGACGTTACGTGACCAGCGGCGGGAACGCCTGGGATATACGGATACGCCTTCATCGGAACAGCCGTTCGCCGATCCACATGAAGCCACGTCCGATCCAGACGCACGTCCAAAAGACGATGCCGACCGGAGTGAAGGCGATCTCGATGAGGCGTGAGCCCCAGCCCCAGCCCTCACCTATGGGTGTCGGCGCGACGAACGGCCACGGGCCGTTGATCACGTCCTTGATCTTGCTGCTCATGCGTGGCTCGGCAGGTTGATCATCGCTACCGGGTTGTGCTCCGGGTTGTCGTAGACAACGACGCTCGTGCCGACCAGCGCGCTGATCCAGACGAGGCCGTGCGGTGTCTGGATCATCATCGACTCACCGTCGAGCAGGGTGCGATCGGGTTTCGGCTTGGCTGGAGTGCGCCGACGACGACGAGGACGCTGCGCCCAATCGTTCAAGATCCTGCGGTCGCGCTCCTGCGTGGCGTCGCTGCACGCGCAGTCGCTGTCGTGCATGCAGCCCGACCAGCCCATCGCCGTGATCTCGGCGAAGTCCTCTTTCGTCTTGACCTGCCTCATGGCGCCCCCTTCTGGAGCCAGACGAGCAGCGCGTGAACGGCAGCACGCATCGTCTCCTTGTTGGCCTCGGGCACGTCCGCCCACGGCTTGCGTGATGCGGGATTCGTGGCCCAACCAGTGCCGAGAGCGGCCTTCTCGTAGGCGTCGTGCATGACCTCGCACGCTTCCTCGATGAGCTGCTCCGTCGGAGCCCACTGGGGTTCCGGCTCGGGGGACGGCAGACGCTTGGCGGATGCCCGTGCCCGCTGACGCTGGGCGTCGAAGAACTCACTGAGCAGTCGGTTGTGCTGGTCGTCCATGTTGGTCAGCACTTCCGGGCTCGCCATGAACGAGTGCGCCCAGTTCTGCCGATAGTCGCAGTTCGTGTCGGGACAGACCCAGCCGTCACGCTCGGCGAACAGCGTGGGTCGCTCGCCGTGCACGTTGCCGTCGTGCACGGAGCCGCCGCACGTAAAGGGATGCATGTACCCGGACTGCTGCCAAGCGTTGAGCTGTGTCACCTGCTCGTCGGTCCAGGGAGCGAAGATGCGCTGTCCCCGAATCGGCTGCTCGTCAGATTCCGTCGTTCCCCACTGGGCCATGCGGTGTCCTCTCCAGGGCGGTCAGGGCGTTGATGAGGGTGTCGTCCATGCACGTGACCGTGGTCAGTTCGTGCGTGTCCTTCGAGCACAGCGTGATCTGGCGCGTCTCCCGGTCGTAGGCGACGACCTCGTACTGACGGCCGGGCATCAGCGCCCGCCGAGGTGGCGAATCGACGCCGAGCCACCGGGTTGCGCGTCGCAGATCGCTGCGATCCGGGCAGCGCACAGGAAGTCGCCGATCAGGAAGGAGTTCGGGAACGCCTCGTACTGCGTGCGCTGACGTGGCCCCATCCGGCAGGTGATGCCACAGACCTGGCACGGCACGTCGATCCAGCCCGGGTCGAGTGGAGCGAGAGTGAGTCCCATCGCCTCCGGCTGACATTCGGGCGGGTAGTCGTTCCAGTCGGCAGGACGGCACGCCATGATCTGCGCGTTTGGCTGCTCCGTGAGCAGCTCCAGGCAGCGCTGGTTCAGCGCCTCAGGGTTGCGGGTGGGACTCGGCATCGAGGTACCTCCGCACTTCCTCCGGCATCGTGCGGGCCAGCTCCTGCTGCACGTCCTCGGGGGCGTGCTTGAAGATCTCGGCCGAGAGCCGCACCGACGGCCAGTTCTCGCGCTTCGCCGTGTCGATGATCGACTGGATCTCCGCGCTGCTGGTGAACAGCTCCGAGATCCGGTGCAGCGGGTTCGGGTCGTAGGAGTGGATGCCGATGACGCAGCGCATGTAGTCCACGAGTTCGTCGCCGACGGACCCGGTGAGCGGGTGATCGGACATCGCGTTGAACTTCTTCTCGCCCGTGTCGAAGTGCTCGACCTTGATGACCTCGCCGTCGCGGAACACGGCCATCATCGAGCGCAGGTTCCCGTGGTCCGGGTGGCCCTGCGGGCCGATGATCGCGCTGTACGCCTGGAGCGCGACGCCGCCCTTCTCGCGGTGCTGGTCGAAGTAGTCGCCGAGCGCCTTCGGGTAGCACCACGACTCCCAGCACGTCACCAGGCCGATCACGTGGTCCTTGACGGAGCCCTCCTCGGCGCGGTGCATCCACCAGTGGTTCGGGTCCATGTTGTAGTTCCCGACGAACTCCAGGTACGGGTCCTCGTTGCTGCCCAGGACCATCCAGAGCTTGCACGGTAGGTCCCAGCCCTCGTAGACGAGATCGTCGCTGAGGGTGTCGAGCATCTTCTTGCGCGCCGTGAGGTCGGTCATCGGCTTCTCCCTCTGGTGAAAATCGGCGGCGGACCTGCCGCGCAATCCGATCATTGATTCAGTTTGGCCGCACTCTATTCGGCCCGCGAGCCTTGAAGCGACCCTTTCGCTGTCGATCCGCCGTGTTCTCGGCGTTGGTGCCCAGCCAGTGATGCCCCTCCGCCCAGCAGGGCGGATTGTCGCACCGATGGAGGACGTGCATACCGGGCGGAATCGGCCCGTTGCGCAGCTCCCAGACGAGGCGGTGGATCAGCACGACTCGACCCTGGTAGCGGATGTTGCCGTATCCGAACTTGGTCCTCGCGCCCGTCCATACGAGGCACGGCGTCGGGATGCCTGGTGGAGACGGCCGGTACTCCGATCGGGCCATGAGCCGATCGAAAATGGGCACGCGGCTGAATGTCTTGACCACTAGAGCAACCGTTGCTGGCCGTGCCACTCCAGAAGGAGTCTTTCGTACGTTTTCGTCAGTCGTGCGGCTTTGCGCCGGGCCGCACTTGCCTCGCGCTCGATCTGCTCGGCGTCCATGATCGCGGCGACCGCCTGCCGCCGGGCCGCGAGGAGTCGCGCGTACTCCTCGTCCTCGCTGGCCCGGGGCTCCGGCAGGGCACCGAGATCACTGCTGTCCGGCATTGAGGCCCTCCGCGAGTCGGGTCAGCTCCTCGTCGCTGTCCGGCGTGGCAGCCTCGTCCGGCTCGGGCTCGTCGTCGTCGGGCTCTCGGTCGCGCTCTGCGGCCTCCTGCTCGGCGCTGAGCCGCTCGATCAGCTCGCTCTGGTCCTGGGCGTAGCCGTTCAGTTCGGCGACCGTCTCGCCGGTCTCAGCGTCCAGGACGCCGTACACCCAGTTACGCAGCCCGTTGGCAGTGAGTTGCTCGATGAAGCCGAGCACCGCCTCCTCGGGGCTGTGAGCGGGCACCGTGGCCAGCAGACGCACGACGTACGGCTGCGGTTCGTCCTGCTCCTCGACCGGACGCTCGTCCGGCGCTGCGGTCGCCTCGGTCACTGTGCCTGCACCTCTCGGGTCATGTTCCCGGCCAGCTTCGCCACCACGTCCTCGGCGGAGTCGGTCGGAGCGGGCTCCTCGCGCTTCGCACGCGGCTTGCGGGTCTTGGCGGGCTGCGCCTTCACCGGGGGCAGACTGGCCACCGGCTCGTCGTCCTGGGCGGCGAGGTACTCGCGCTCCTTGCCCTTCTCCGGGCCACCGGCCCACGAGGGCGGGTACGTGCCGGGCTTGCGGTTCTTCGTCGCCGGGTCGTAGTCGGCCGGGAGGCAGACCTTGCCGTCGATGATGTAGTAGCCGCCCTGGAGCGTGACGTTGTGGATCGGCTCGCCCTCGATCTTCGCCAGGGCGGCGCGGATGTCCTGTTCGAAGCGCTCCAGCGTGCGGGCGTCGTCGTTCTTGCCGATGCTCAGCTCGAAGCGCAGCACCTTGGCGTGCTGGGTGCTGTACGGCTCGGCAGGCTGGTCCTTCCACTGGTTGAGGAGACCCTTGGCCTGGTCGGCGAGATCACTGATCGGCAGTTCGGTCGGCGGGGTCGTCGTGGTCGGCGGAGCGGTCGGACGCTCACGAGCCTCCGGGTGCGCCTCCTGCCACTCGCGGCGGGTGCGCTCGTCGTCCTCGTCGGTCGGGTACGGCGTCGGCAGCTCGTCCTCGGTCGCGTCGAACACGTGCTCGCCGGACTCACTGGCCGGGCAGGGCTCGTCCAGGTCGGAGCCGCCGCCGAGGCAGGCCATGCAGGTTGTGTTGGGCTCGTCGTCGATCGGGTTGGCGGCGATCTCCTCGGGCGTCTCGATGTGCGCTCGGGCGACGCCCTGGGTCATGTCGCCACCCGGGTTGTACGGGGTCGCCTCCGTGGGCGTGGGAGCCGTGGGCTCGGTCATGTCGGCCTCCTACAGGTCGGCAGTGCTGGGTTCCTCGAAGATGCGGTAGTCGAGGTCGATCTCGGGTGTGCGGTTGATCGCTTCGGCTCGGAGCAGCGCCTTGCTGCGACCCTGCACGCGGCCGAGTCCCTCGATGAGGTAACCGTCGTCGTAGTCGTAGCTGTTGGACACGACCTCGCCGTAGCGGTTGATCTTCGTCTTGCGGTTCGTCTTGCACGATGGGCACCACATCTTCCGCACGATCACGGAGCCTTCGCGGTGCTGGTAGTAGAGCCTCCACTGGTGGCCGATGTCGCGGCACCGCAGGAACGCGTCGCTCAGTCCTTGAGCGACTTGGGCGACCTGACGTGTTGAGGCGATCTTGTTCATCGGAGTCCTATCGACGGGTGAAGTTGAGGTTGAGCGTAGTCCGATGTTCGGATTGGACTAGGGGCTCAGCCCAGCAAGTCCATCAGGTCCGGTTCCTCCTGGATGATGATGCCTCCACTCATCCGGCTCTTGTCCGGGTCGCGCTGCGCGACGGCGTGCATGAACTCCACGCCGAGCATTTCCAGCCGGATGGACGAGGCGATGTCGAGCACCGCGTCGCCGTTGCCGATGATCTCGTAGCCGTGGCGCATCTTCTCGGCGATCTTCCGCTGGATCACCTTGTTGGCGTCGTACTCGGTGGGGAAGTCCTCGGCCTTGCTCTGGCCGTAGGTGCCGTCGCGGCCCCAGCACATTACGGCGTGCCACTGGCCCGCCGGGTGCTCGTACACGAAAGCCCGATAGAACTTGTCACTGCCGCGCTGGCCGAGGCCCGCGTCGAAGAAGTGCAGCGCCGTCCCCTTGACCAGGATGCGGGCGCGTTTGCTTGCTGGTCTCGTCATGGCGTCTCCTGTATGACGTACGTCCTGGAAGCCAGGAATCGGATCACCAAGTCGGCAGCAGACTCGGGAACGAGACGACGACCGAGGTCGTGCCATTCGCCGCCGTAGCCGTAGTCGCCGTACTCCTCGGTGATCTCATCTTCGTGCTCTCTGAATAGCTCCACGAGCGCATCGCGTAGCTGTGGCAGTTCGGCGGTCACGGCAGTTCCCGAATGACGAATGTGACCGGCGTGCCCGAGAGCCGGTACAGCAACTGGTCGCGTGCGAACTCGACCAAGTAGCTGCGACCCGGACCCGACCACGGCTTGTTGGGCTGGACGTACTGGTGACGCAGGAAGAAGCTCACGCCCGTGTCGGACTGGTGCTTCTTCTCGGTGATGACGAACGCGCCGCGCAGCACGCCGTAGAGTTCCGGCCCGGTGTCGCACCCGAACAGGTACAGCACCTCGCCCGTCCGAAACTGACGAGCAGCCTTTCTGACGAGCTGCGTCTTGCGGGTGAGCGGTACGTCGTCGCGTTCGTCATGGACCCACGTGTCGTGATCGGCCATGTTGACGCAGCGCGCGGTGTGCCCGGTCTTGCGGACGTGAGCGTTGGAGTCCATCGGGTCGTCGAAGTAGTGCGCGCAGTCGATGCAGTACCACGTGAGTGCCGCGTGCCCGACGCCGCTCATGGTTCCTCGATGATCAGGTGCCACGTGGCGCTGTACCAGTTCTGCGAAGCCGGGTGGAAGAAGATCCGCAGACCGCAGGACGCGCACCAGTCCGAGCGCTCGTCCGGTGACATCAGCACGCCGCACTTCGGGAAGTGGTAGCCGTTGTCGCGCTGGCTGTTGGCGCACTCCTTGACGTACTGCGTGCCCGTGCCGATCGCATCAGGCAGTGGGCGCTTGTCCTGGGGCTGCCAGGCGGGCATCGCCGGAGGCAGTGTCATCGTCACGGCTCCTCCGAAATCATGTAGCGGTACTCGACTCCGGTGATCTTCGCCAGCGCCGAGCGCAGTGTCGTGTTCTCGGCACGGCTCTGCGGTGAACTGACGATCGCCAGCATCCGAGGCACGATCTGGTCCAGGTCGATCGGCTTGCCGTCCGGCGCGACGATGCGCAGAACCTCCTCCTGCTGTGCGTGCGGGAGGTTGAGGAAGTCGATGACGAAGTTGTCCGAGACCGGGTGAGCCCGATTTCGATGGATGTCCAAACCCCGATGCGAGCTGAACGTCCGCTCGCAGCGCATGCAGGTGGGCACGTCAGGGCTCCTCTCGGATGACATAGCCATTGAAGATCACCTCCTCCCACTGGCCGGGGCCTTCGGGGTGACGCAGCACGACGCCGCACGTCTCGCAGAGCGCATCGGTGTAGTCGCCGTGAGTGAACTTCTCGGGCTTCTGGATGGGCGTCTTGCTTCGGTGCTCGCACGGCAGAGCTGGCTGGGCGCGAGGCAGCTTCGAGTTGTCCATTGCGCCGCCGCGACGACCAAAGATGCGGTTGGCGGGCTGGTCGTCCTCGACGATCAGGCGCTCGTAGCAGACCATGCAGGTGACCTGCTTCGAGCCCTCGCTCGTCCACGGGTCGTAGTCCGCTCCCCACGGTTGGAGGATCGGATGCTTACACCCCTGGAGGGTCAGCTTCGGCAACTCAGCTCCTGTGTGCCCTGCCGTGGTGGTCACGACGCAGCTTCGCGATCTCCAGCGCGTTGACCGCGCCCTGGCCGGAGACCTCGAAGTAGTGCACGTTGTCGGAGCCACGGACCATCGCCAGGTCGTCCGTGGCTCCGAGCGCTCGCGCCAGCTCGGCAGCCCGCTCTACGGTGTCGATCGTGAGTGCGCCCGACACCTGCACCCGCAGCGTGATCTGCGTGGCCGACCCCATGCGTGCCTTGACGCAATTGCATCCAGAGCAGCGCATGTAGCCAACTTCGCAGTCCTCGTCGGTGTGCTCGATCCGGTTGCCGCTACAGCAGCAGGTGCACCGGAAGGTGCCGACGACGGTGGGTGCGGACACGACGGTCTCCGATCAGCCGCAGTTCTCGGGGGTCACCGGCACGAGAGCACCGCTCTCGTCCTTGAAGGCGAAGCCGTCGGACACGACGTAGTACGCCTTGCCCTTCACGACGATCGCATCCCCGACCGACATCGAGCGGACCTTGAGCTGCGTGCAGCGCTCGTCCGGCGTGTCGTCGATGCGCTGGTAGTGCTTGTAGATCGTCTCCAGGTTCTTCGGGTGGGAGACGGCCCGGCGGCTGGCGTCCATGCCGGGCATGTCGATCAGGTCCAGCTCGTTGACCGGAAGGAACGCGCTCGGGTCACCGAGCTGCGCCTTCATGAACAACGGCCCGACCTTGGCGTTCGGGATGTAGCGGATTTCGATCTTCGTGAGGGTGCTCTTGTCAGGCATGGGTCCTCCCCTGTCGGGCTCGGGCGCGCACGGCGCATTCGTCGTCACATCCGGCGTCGTAGCACTCCTGGCAGTAGACCTGCGAGGGACGCCCGTCGTCGTACTGGTGTTCGTAGGGCAGTTCGGGTCGAGCAAGGTTGCAGCAGTCGCAGATGAGCATCCCGTCCACTGCGACCGGTTCGGCGTCCGTGGCCAGGATGACCTCGCCGGGCTCGGGCTCCTCGTCGATGACGTGACCGTCGGTCACGCGCACCGTCTTGTGGAACTCGGGCCTGAGCACGCCCACGTGGTAGGCGCTGCCACCGGACATCAGCAGCAGCTTCGGGTCGTGCAGCGCTGCTCGGCAGTCGCTGTCACCAGCGACGCCGTTGCGTACCTCGTACCAGCCCGAGGGCATGGCGTCGAGGTTGTACCGATCCGGCTCGTCGTCCGGCTGAGTGATCGACGCGATGTAGGACCCCGCGTCGGCCTCGGTGTCGAAGTCCCGGTGCATGACCGGCTTGTCCTCGCCGGTTTCCTTCGGCAGGTATCTGCCCTCGGAATCGGACACGCGGTAGAACTCGTTCGTCCGCTCCAGGACTTCGATGCCACAGCCCGGGTTCGAGCAGTAGTAGCCGTCGTGGCTCACCGAGCAGCCGATGCAGTCGATCTCGATCCAGGGCTTGATGCCGTCGGTGAATGCGCCCGGGTAGTCCTCGGTGATCTTGAGCGAGGTCTCCATCCCGCAGTCCGGGCAGTCGTACGTGTACTCGGCGGTCGCCTTCTCGGTGACGATCTTCTTGTTGCTGTAGTCGCACACCTTCGAGCCGGTGACGAGCAGGCCGCGCTGGATGTCGGTCATGTGCAGCGGCAGGTGGCCGCGATCGTGTTCGAGCAGTTGCTTGCAGCCTGGGCAATAGACCTTCGCCATCAGACTCCCTCCTGGATGATGCGCCACTCCGAGTCGCTCGGGTTGCGCACGATCGCCGTGATCGGTGGTCCGTTGTGCGTGGACAGTGCACGCGCCTCGGCGATGTGCTCATCGACGTGAGCAGCGATCTCGGTGATCGGGAACGGGTTTCGACATCGTGGGCACTGCAACGTCATGATCGGCGGGTTGGCCCGCCGACGCTTCCGGAGCTGGTACTGGAACAGCACGTAGCAGCTCAACAGGCCCAGGACCCACGAAACGACGATGACCGTGAACAGGGCCAATGCTCGCTCGGAGTCCCTGTAGTAGAACCTTGTCGGGTCATGTACGAGGTGCACGGCATGGCTGACCGCCATGAACACGAACGCGACCGACGCAGCGGCGAAGATCGCCCGAGGAAACGCGCGGGCTAGTCGCTTCACGGCTCCTCCTCGATCATGTGCGCGACCGCCGGAGTCATCGGCTTCGCCCCCGTCTGCATTGCCGGGTGGGTCTTGACCTCGCCCTTCTCGACGATTGCGACGGGCGTCCAATTCGGCTCCTCGTGGTCCCAGGTCATCCAGCGGTAGAGCACGCCGTGCCCAGCCGAGTGGATCGCGCTCTTGGCGTGTCCGATGTTGCTGTGCTGCTTGAACTCCGGCGATCGACCGTAGATGAACGTGGCCCACTCGGGCCGGTTGGTCTTGGGCAGGGTCGGTAGCACCGAGTACAGACGGTTGGCCCGCTGCGCCTCGGCGTACGTCATCCGCGTGGTCACTGGAACAGCCGTCCGCCGTAGATGCGGCGCGCCTCCGCCTCGATCGCTCGGAAGGCGCGCCGCAGACGACCCCGCTCGCGCCAGTAGCGGCGCGGGCAGTATTTCCACTGGATGTAGGCACTGCCGAGCGCGCGCTGGACCTCCAGACGATGAGCCGCGTTACGAACACGCGACTCGTCGATCATCTGGAGGCCCTCGGCGCGCAGCTCGGCGGGCGACTTCTCGGTCACAGCGAGCTGAACAGCAGGTCGCTGGCGTCGTCGTTGACCTCCAGGGCCTTGACGGGCACGACCACCTGGCAGAACTTCTCCAGCAGGCGCGTGGCGCTGCCCCGGCTGGAGTCGTAGGCGCTGATGTAGATGCCGAAGATCCGGGCACCGATCTCGTCCCGCCGCTTCACGAACTTGTCGATCCACGCCTGGTCGAGGTACGCCTCGCCGTCGGTGATGAACACGATGTCGGCCTTGCCCTTGCCCTCGGACTCGAACATCGTCTCGCACCGCTGGAGCGCCTCGGTGAGCACGCCGTCGAACTCGGTGCCACCACCCGCGCTGACCGCCAGGAACGAGAGCACCTTCTCGAACGGGCCCTGGCCCATCGGGAAGTCGAACCGCTCACGGTGTCGGTTGGTCTCGAAGTACATCGCGTAGAAGTCCCGGCGCTGGTCGGCGCAGACGCGACGCATCGCCTCGGCCACGCCCTTCGCCCAGTTCTCCGGCGCTCCACCCATCGAGCCCGAGTTGTCGATGCACACGATCATCGGGCCCTTGCCCACGTCCTCGTGCCCACGCTCCTTGTACTGGAGCAGCTCGTGGTCGATGTACTTCTTGTAGAACAGGATCTTCGTGTCCGGGTGACCGAGGAACGCGAACTCGCTGCGCAGCACGCGCCGGATGTCGTTGCCCATTTCCACGTCGTAGATCTCGTGGGGCGCGTCGATCACCTTCGTGGCCTGCTTGGACAGCGCGAAGCGCTTCATCCGGCCCACCATGTCGGCGATCTGCTTCATCCGTGGCGTGTTGAGCCGCTCGGCGATCTTGAGCCGCTCGGTGGGGTCCATCGCCTTCCACTCGGCGTCGTCGATGCCGACGCCCTTGCGCAGGTCGTCGAGTTCCTGGATCGAGTCCGCCGCCTTGCCGAGAGCCGAGTTGACGTGCCGACCGAAGTCCACGCCCTCGAACATCTGCTCCCAGTCGGTCTCCTCGATCTCGTCCAGGTCCATGTCGTCGAACTCGCGCTCCAGGTCGTCGAGGTTGCCCTCGTCGTCGCCCTCGCCCTCACCCTCGGACTCGTCGCCCTCGCCCTCGCCGTGCTCGCCGGTCGCGTCGTTCTGACCGGAGAACTCGCCCTGGGACGCGCCGGACTCCTGCTCGCGCTTGCGCTGCTCCTCCAGCTCCTTGCGCATCTGCTCGCGCATTTCCTGCTCGTTGTCCCACGGCGTCTCCGGCTGCTCGTTCTCCTGGCCGGGCTCGCCGGGGTCCTGGCCCTGCTGCTGGGACTGGCCGGTGTTCTCGTTCTTGCCGGGCGTGCCCTCCGCGTTGCCCTCGCCGCCGCCCGAGCCGCTGGACTTGGACTGGCCCTGGCCACTCTCCTCGTCCCAGGAGTCGCCACCGTTGCTGGGCGGCAGCTTGTCCTGCGGGATGTCGCCCTGCTTGCGGCGCTCCTCGTTGGCAGCCTTCACGGCCTCGCGGTGCTGCTTGATCATTTCCTGGAGCGCCTCGATGACGACGATCGTCGCCATGCGGGACAGCATCACGTCGGTCATGGTCTGGTCGTGCAGCCGCTCGTAGTCCGTGAGAGCCATGAGCTGCTCCACGAACTTGCCATTCAGGCGGGCGTCCCTTTTCACCTCGTGCTTCTTGTGCAGCATCGGCACGGGCTTGAGGAAGCACATGAAGATGTCCTGGATCAGCTCCGGCGCGTTGAGGTAGCCGGGCCGCTCCTCGGGGTTCTTGAGGTCGCCGAGGTACAGGTCGGTGATCGCCTTGTCGATCTCCTTGTCCTTGCGGACGGTTTTCCAGTCGAACTCGTCCCAGGAGGTCGTCTTGATGATCTGGCGGGTGAACTCGCGCTTCACCTTCTGCCGGAACGGGTTGAGGATCCGCCCGGCGCGCCCGGCCTTGGCCGCGAACTTGTCGGCGAAGTTGAGCGGACTGGGCAGGTTGGGGTTGGTCATGCGTAGCCTCCAGGGCTAGAGACGGGTGCTCGCCGTCGTGTCAGGTGTCGATGTCGAGGGTGATGCGGCGGAATCGGCCACGGACCTTCGCGCCTGGCCGAAGAACCACGAGCTGGCCGTCGTTGGTCACGTCGTAGAGGTCGAACAGCGTGCCCATGCCCTTGAGCATGACCTGGCGGATCTCCTCGTCGGAGGTGAGGCCGCGCTGACGGAGAACAGCTACCTGCTCGTCCGTCAGCGCGACCATGACCATCCTGCTCATCGACGGCCGGACGGCACCTTGTCGATGTCGCTCGGGTCCATGTCGAAGCACTCGACGCCGATCTTGAGCCGCAGCGCCTTGCTGGACTCGATCAGGTCGTCGATGCGCTGCGTGCCCGCACCGGCCGCGACGGCGGTGTCCCGGAGCGGCGCGGCCTTGTCGATCAGGCCCTGCGCCTTCTTGAACACGTCGATCGCGGCGGTGTTGCGCTTGATGTCGTCCAGGTCGCACGCCGCCTGGTAGTCCACCTTGAGCTTGTCGAGCTGCTCCAGGAACTCCAGCGCCGCCTTCTCGCCCGGGTTGCAGGCCGAGAGGATCGTGTTCTTGACCTCGTTGACCTCCTCCTGCCGGTTCCAGAACAGGTGCCGGAGGATCGACAGGTCGCCGACGAGCACCTCGTCGTGGCCGTTGAGCCACGCGCTCGCCAGCACGGCCTTGCGGCCCTCGACGGCACGCCGGGTCGAGATCACGATGCCCTTGCGCGCCAGCTCCTCGTAGAGGTTGAGGAACGTCTCGGCCGCGAGGTCGCTGTACGGCAGGAGCATGGCCTCGTCGTGCGCCATGTCCAGGTCACCGAGGCTGACCGTGGTCCGCTGCGGCGTCTGGAACGTGGACACCGAGCGCAGGACGGCCGCGTTGAGCAGCGCGTTCAGGTTGTCGCGGTCGGTGACGTAGCCGATCTGGTGCCGCAGGTGCACCCGGTCCCAGAGCGCCGCCTGGTCCTGGTCGGCGTTGAGCTTGTTGGTGCCCATGACGGCCGAGCGCAGCGGCGTCGGGACCGGCTTGCCGTTGTTGTGCACGATCCGCTCGTTGAGGATCGGCATGCAGCAGTGCAGCGCCGGGCCGTTGGCGTTGAAGAACTCGTCCAGGAAGGCGTAGTGCGCCGTCGGCAGCATGCCGTCGGTGACCCGACGGGTCTTGCCCTCCTCGACCATGCTCTTGATGTCCGGCGGGCCGAGGATCTGGTCGGGCGTGGTGGTCTCGTCCATCGCGATCTCGAAGTACGCCGCGCCGTCCACGCGGGAGGCGAAGTCGCGGGAGATCATCGACTTGCCGGTGCCGCCCGGGCCGACCATGAGCAGGTGCTGCTGGCTGACGGCGGCGGTCCAGATCGCCTCGATGATCTCGCGGCGCTCGAAGTGCGTCTCGCCCATCTCGGCGATGATGCGCTGGATCTGCTGCTGGGTGTTCTCCGTCGCCGGGGTAGCGGCGGCGGCGACGGGCTTGCTCTTGACGGTACTGGTCACGGTGTGTCCTCCAGGGACTCAGGGAGACGGGTGAAGTCTCGAACGTTCGGGTTGGATGGTACGGCTTGGGTCTGACGATTTGGGTCCAGTGGAAAGTGGGATTTCTGTCCGGCGGTGCCTCGCGTCGCTACGTGAGGTGCACGTAACGTCACGTCATGCGTCACGCGCCACGCGCGGGGAGCCGTCGCTCGTTGACGATCTTCTTGATCCGAGCACGTTCGGCTGGGTCGTTGTACGCCTCAGCGTAGGCCAGCAGCGCATCGGTCTCGCCCGTCACCTCCGCCTTGAACTTGGCGATGTTCCACTGCTCCGCGACCTCCTCCAGGTCGTGCCGGTTGCAGCTCACGGCGAACACGCCGTGCGCCAGGTCCAGGTGGACCTTGTGGTGCGGGTCGCGACCGTGGCCGTCCTTGTCGGTGTCGCTCGGCTCTTGCGGGACGAGCTGCACCTGGAACTCGGAGAGCTTGCCGTTGAGCAGCGCGTTGAGATCGAAGCCGTCCTTGTCCTGGGCGACCAGGCCGAGGTTGCTCAACTCGCGGCGGATGCCTTTCAGATGCTCGGCCAAACGCTCCATCGCCGGGCCCGACTGCACGATGTCGAGCAACTGGCGATAGAAGTCCTGCGTGTAGTTCGATCGCACGAACTGGAACTCCAGCGTCGTGCGTCCCTTCGGGTCACGACCGTCGGGGATCTGGACCGTATCGACCTCCTGCGCCTGCTGCAACAGCTCGACGAACTTCGCCGCCGCCTGTCGTGGCCGACTACCGAAGCGCGTCTCGGTCAACTCGAATCCGAGGTCGGGCTTGAACTTCTGGTTCAGCGCCCAACCACGGTCCTTGTTGTAGAGCGACACGCTGTGATCGCCAGCGCGCATGGTGTCCCCGGCGCGGTAGGTGATGCCAGCGGACACCGATGCCGCGCCGTACGCGTCGGTACGGAGCACCACCCAGATCATCGCGCGCAGCGGGTAGGTGGCGTGCCGGAATTCGAAGGCGATCGGGAGGATCTTCCCGCGCTCCAGGCTGACGGGCGGCGTCTTGTCGAACGAGAACTTCTGGTGGGTGCCGCACGCGACCTTCTCGTGCAGGGCCACGTCGTTGTCCTCGTCGTCCGTCAGTTCCATCCACAGCGTCGTCCCGGCCGCACGCGCCCGGTTCTGCATGTAGGCGACGATCTTGTCGCGCAGGTCGTATTTCTGGACGGACATGTCGGTCCCGCTGATCCGCCACCGCCGCTGCGACGGCGTGGTCTCGACCGTGGGGGCCTGCTCGATGGTTCCGTCCGTGAACAGCCAGCTCCCCCGTCCGAACCACGGTGCGGGTCGCCAGGCGGTCTTTCCCAAGTTGACCTCCAGGGTCAGGGTGCCGAAGCACGTGGATGGATCAGGCGTCGGGTGCCGGAGGCGGCTCGTCCTTCGGATAGGCAGCCTCGTGCGGGATGAACGTCGTGATCTTGCGCATCAACGTCATCTTGTACTCGCGCGCCTCGTCGGGAGTGCGCGTCTCCTTGGCGAGCATGTACTCGGTACGTGCGGCCTCGTAGACCTCGGGCGGCACGAACTTCGCCAGCATCAGGAGCATCGAGTGCAGCGTCGTCTCCGTGATCGCTTCCAGGAGATCCACCGACACGATCGTCGCGCGGATGATCTCCTCGGGAGGCAATGCCTCCGGGTCCTGGTTGAGGCCGTCGAACAGCCGCGTCAGGTTGGAGAACGTCTCGTAGAACGCCTGGATCGGATCGAATGCCCCCAGCTCGGTGATGTGGGGTTGTGACACGGGTTCCTCCCCAAGATCGCGGGGCTGTTTCCTCGCGATCACGAACATTCGATCGGACTCGGGAATACTAGCCCCCGAGTCCGATCATGTGGATAGGTTCAGCGCACTTGCGCGAACAGCTTCGCCAGCTCCTCGCGGACGCGCTTGTCCATCGCTTGCGAGTCCTTCTGGAAGTCGGCCTGCGAGATCCCTGGTTGCCAACCGCGCGGGTACTTCTTCGCGAAGTCGGCCTCGGCGTCGGTCATGATCTTCCGGACCTGCGCCATGTTCGGCCCACCCTCGTCGATGCGCCGGTAGGCAACGACCTGGCCGTAGTCCCTGGCGAGCCAACCCATGCCCCGCGCAGCCGTCTCCGGCGAGCGGTAGTACCGCTGCTCGAAGTCGTTGTCGAGCACGAACAGGATCTCCGGCATCGGCGCGCTGAACTGCTTCGGGCCGGGTCGTGCACTGGCCATCAGATCTCGTCCAGGATCGCGCTGATGTCGTTGCGTACGGTCTCCAGCCGACTGCGCAGCTCCTCGCGCTCCTTCAACCAGTCGTCAGCCTGGAACACCCGGGCGGTCATGCCGTCGAGATCGCTCAGTTCGACCGCGAGGTTGTGGACGCTCTCCACGATGTCCTCGCTGGTCACCGACGCCTCCAGACCCGGACGGCCACGATGATCCAAGCGAGCACGAACGCGCTCGCCTGGAGGTCGTAGTCGGTGGCGATGTTGACGACGTGGTACGCGGCCGTCTGGTGACGCGGCCGGAGGAAGATGTCGCTGAGCAGGTCGCAGACGATTACGACGGCCGTCAGAATCGTGAGCATTACGAACACGAGCGTCTGTCGCTTCGCCCGTCGCTCCTCGATCACCGGATCGGTGATCTTGATGGTGGTCATGGCAGGTCCCTCCCGAGCAGGTCACCGGGGACCTCGCGCTCGTTCTTCTCGTCCTCGACGGCCGAGCTGATGCTGTCGAGCATGTCGTCCACGTCGCTCAGGCCCTTGGCGTAGTTGGCCAGCAGGTCGTCGGGAGCCTGCTGGAGGTCGTACGCCGTCTGCACGATCGACTGGAGCAGCTCCAGCGGTGTTGCGCTCATCGTTCGGCTCCTAGCCACGCGATCTCGTCCAGGAAGCGCTGGGCCTCCTGGATCGCGTCGTAGAGGGGCTTCGGGAGCACGGCGATCTGCTGTGCTTGAGCCCGAAGCCGGTCGGCAATGTCACTCGCCTGTCGCATCTTCGAGTGACTGATGATCTCGCCCTGCATCAGGGTGTCTCCTTGACCTCGGCGTGAACGTGGACCGTGTAGGTGCCCTCGAATAGCGTGGCGATCGTGTAGAGCGCTCGCTCTCGTGCGTTGTCCAGGAGATCGAGGTGGAACTTGATGATCACGTCCGGCGCGAGTTGGTCGAGGTACGCGCCCAGCTCGGCCAGCGACGCGAACGATCGGTTCGCTGGCCTCGGTGGTTGCGACTGCTTCCACGCCCTGAGTGCGGCCGGGCTGCGTTCCTCGGTCACTTCTGCTGGAGGCTCGCGGCCATGAGCGCCATGAGGTCGTCACCGGCAGCCGGAGCCGCGCTCTCGACCGTCGGGATCACGACCTCGCCGCCCTCGGCCAGCGTCTTGACCTTCTGGACGGCGAACTGCATGAGGCGCTCGGAGTCGTCGTCGTGGAACACCGGGGCCTCGTCCACCTTGAAGTTGTCGATGAACGACACGCCCATCGCCTTCTCCTGGGCGGTGAGCGTGACGGTCGGCATCGGCCGCTCGGCGCGCACCTCCTCATCGAAGCGCAGCGTGGCGAGGTGGCCGTCGCAGTCGATCGCGGCGTAGCGCGTCTTGCCCCGGCTGACGAAGCTGAGCAGCGCGACGGTGCTGGTCTCGCGCATGGCTTCCATGATGAGCACGAACGGCTTCTCGTACGGGTTCTGCTTCGTCTTGGCCCGCTGCGGGCGCACCTGGTACGGCTTCTCGGTCGAGTAGTCGAACTGGTCCTGGGGCAGGAAGCCGAGGAACGAGCAGGTGCCGTTCTCGCTGGCGAGCATGGCCTGCAACTCGTCGTCGCTGACCTCCACGAGGTCACCCTCGGGCGTCTCGACGCACTTGATCACGTCGCTGCGCTCGACGTTCTTGCCGGTCACGGTGTCGTAGGTCGTCATGCCGACCTTGTGCAGGGTGCCGCCGTCCTTGACGTACATGGATCGGCTGATGTTGGACTCCTCGACCGCGCTGAACACGTCCAGGGCCAGCGGGATCATCCCGATGGTGAGCGTGAGCTTCATGGTCGCCTTGCCGGGTGCGGGTGCGGGCATGTGTCCTCCAGGGACTCAGGACGGCAGGTGCCGTCGGGTCGGATCAGAAGTGGCGAAGTGCCGTCGAGCGGTCTCGGTGACTCGGACTCGTCCACTGCGCGCTCTCCTCTGCGGTGAGCGGGTAACGCGTGGAGATCAGGAGTTCGAAGCCGAGCCACGTGTAGCAGTTGGTCTGCTTCATCAGGTGGTCGTTGCGGCTCGCGACCGGCTCGTTGCTCGTACCTCGTTGGGTGCCGAACAGCGGCTTGAGGGTCTCGTGGTGACGACGGGTCGGGTTGAGCGGGAACCGGTTGAGCAGGCGCTGCATGCGCTTCCAGAAGCCGATCGGCCGATCCGTGAGGAAGATCATCCTCGGCGGGTTACGACGCAGGGTCACCATGCGGTTGCGCGAGGTGACCTCGATGGAGATCACGATCTACCAGGCGAAGTTGCGGCCGACGGACTGCGAGAGCAGCCGGTCGTAGTCCGAGCCCTCGATGGTGATCGACTCGTCCTCGGAGAGGTTCAGGATGCTGATCGCGGCGCGCACCGGTTCCAGGTCACGCTGGCGGTACTGCTCCAGCCACTCCAGGTTGTTCTCGATCTGCTGGCGGTTGCCGTAGTTGTTGGCCTGCTTGCTGTCCGGCTTGTCGGGCAACGGCTTGCCGGTCGCCTGGCGACCGTGCCGGTCCCGCGCCACCTTGATGCGGCCGTTGTCGTACACGTAGTCGCCGTTGTCGAGACCCTCGGCAATCTCGCGGTGGTAGTTGGCCCAGGCGTCCTTGCCGGTGGTCAGCGCGGTGAGTGCCGCTTCGAGCTTGACCTTCTCGTCGTCGTAGAACTTGTCGATCTTGTCGAGTTTCTCGGTCAACTGGGCGAGCAGCTTCTCGCGGTTGACGGACAGGGACATTCCCATGAGTGACCTCCAGGGTCCTAGGCGCTCAGGTCGAGCGCGGATGGTTCTTCTTCGATGATCGGTGCGGTCCAGCCGCACGAGTCGCACTTCGGCCAGCGCCAAGACTTGATCCAGGTCTCGCCGCATTGTGGGCAACCAGGCTGGATGTGAATTGGACACCCGTCCGTATTGCCCTTGAGGGTGCCGTGCCACTGGCGGGTGCCGTCGTCGTTGATGACGAGATTGGCGGGACAGATGCAGCGCTCCGAGTCGCGAAGGCCGGGCTTGCATCGTGAGCAGCCGCAGTCCCACTTGGGCTGCTCCCACGGTTCTGCGCAGTCGTCGCAGTCCTCGAATCCGTCGTCCCACTCGTCACGGACGGCGGTGGACAGGTCGTAGGTGGTCACTGGCGGCGCAGGGCCGCGATCTCCCGTTCCCGAGCCCGGCGATGCAGCCAGGCGCGGATGCGGAAGCTAACCGACGGTCGCAGCCTTCTTCTCGCTCGCACGGAGGTGCTCCCTCTCGTCGTGCACGTAGGAAGCGATCGGCCGCAGCCGGTCCTCGCTCTCGGCGAAGTGGTGCCCGCAGAACAGCAGGCTGCTGTCGCCGATCCCGACGCGCACCCACGCCTGAGCGCCGCAACGATCGCAGCGGTCGGCCGTGGAGAGCGGCTCCATTTCGTGCAGGTTGTCATCCAGTGGCTTCGTCATCGAGCACCTCCACGACGGTCCAGGCCGATACCTTCTGGATCGGCTTCATCGTGGCCAGGTTGACGACATCGGTATCCGAGAACAGCCCGCCGATGCGCACGTAGATCAACTCCGTGCCGTCGGTGATCCGAAGCTGAGCGCCGGTCGGGTACTTGTCGGCCCGCTTCCACTTGGGCTTCTTGTCCGGCACGCCGGTCACGTCGGCCTCGGCCCACGAGTGCGTGACCATGAACTTCGTGAAGGCCGGTGGCCGTACGATCGGCTTGCCACCCTGGAGTCGCTTCTCGCACGTGTCACACAGGTGCGGTGCACGACGACTACCGGCGTTGGATGCGCCGCAGCCCTCGCAGTCGGGCGCATCGCCCACGGCCTCGGGCTCGACGTGCTTGAGGAAGGACGTGTAGACGCGCAGCAGGTCCGGCCACAGCGAGGCGTGGGTGCGCTCGGTGACCTTCTCGCCGCCTGCCTTCGTCGGCGTCCAGGTGAACGACTGCTCGCAGTCGTCGCACATCCAGTCCTTGCCGGATCGGTAGAAGTAGGCCCCGCCCATGCGCGTGGCCGAGCAGTTCGGGCACGAGTCGGGCTCATCCTGGTCCTGCTTGAAGAACTCGACGTAGACCAGGCCCATCGAGTTGCCCTGGAGACGAGCAGATCCCGCGTCGCGCTCGCCCATCTTCTGATTGATCAGAACACGGGCGTCCTTGAACGACAGCGGGATCTTGCTCGGGTCCACGTGCAGCTCATCGACCAGGAACTCCTCGACACGCTGTTTCGCGCTGGGCTTCCCTGCGAGCATCTGGTCGATCTTGCTGCTCAGGCCGGGGTCGAATCCACCCCCACCCCACATCGTCATGGCTGCCTCTCTCTCCGGCTTGTTCGGATTGAATCATGCCAGTGGAGAGGCGGGCTAGTCAGCCGTCGAAACGGCTCCCGCAGTTCGTGCACTCGAAGTGCTCGCAGTGCTCCACCGGGTTGTAGTCGTCCAGCTCGCCACCGGCGTCCAGGTAGCGCTCCAGGCAGCGGTCGTCATCGACCAGCCTGGCGTCCTGGCTTCCGCAGGTCGTGCAGGGCGTGTTCATCAGAACGAGCAGTGGCATTTCCAGCTCCCGAGGTCGTCGAACGTTCGACTTCCTCAGCGGCACCAGGCTCGTTCGGATTGAGTGCGGCGCGGATCAGGCGCACGGCGTAGGCCATGCCACGACCGAAGTCTCGGCCGGTCGTGGCATGCTCGCCGTTTTCGATGCTCGTCAGTATTTCTTCGAGCGGGTCACCGGGCACGGCTGAGAACGTAGCCCCGTCGCAGCCAGCCCACCATGAGCCGCCAGCGCTTGACCTTCACGCGCGGCAGCCACCACGTCGGCGGGCCGGACAGCACGGCGAAGTACCAGCCGTGCCCGAGCCGCCGCGTGAACTGCGCCTGGCCAGCGACCTCGAACCAGCCGCTGATCCGCCGCTCGGCCCACAGCTTCACGGCGTTGCGCCAGTTGGCCTCGCGCTCCTGCGTGGTCGGCCAGGACAGCGACGTGGTGTGCTTCGAGCCGTCCTCCTTGGTCCACGTGATCGTGAGTTCACGGTCGCCCACGAGCGCCACCTCGACGAGCTTGTCGTCGATGATGAGCGGGCCGGGCGTGAGGTCGTCGAAGGTGGTCATCCGCCCTCCCTCTCCAGGTCCAGGCGCTCGAAGAAGTCCCCGAGCACGGAGCCGGTGACGGTCTCCTCGGTACCTTCAACCGCACGCAGCCGCTCACGCTTGAGCCACCGCGTGTCCGGGTCGTCGGCGTGTTCCTCGCAGAACATGTCCTCGCCGATCCGGGACCAGAACGTCGGCGTGCCGCACGTCTTGCAGAAGCAGCCGAGCTGCTCGGGCGTGAACACCTGCGAGGCGAACCGCCAGCAGTGCTTGCAGAAGCCAGCGCCGTTGCGGTAGACGTGCCCGGCCTTGTTGTGAGGCACATACTCGTGCCCGTTCAGGCCGGGGCAGTTCTCGTAGCGCTGGTACTTCTCCCAGCACGCCGTCTCCGCCTCGGGCACGGTCGCGCCCTCGCCACGGATGAACGTGCCGTCGGGGAACGCCTCGACGAACGCCGTGCCGTAGTTGCCGCCCTTGCTCTGCGGCCGGATCACCAGGCCCGAGCTACCACCCTGGATGAACATGCCCTCGGGCCACGGGTGCTGCGTGTCGAAGTCGGTGTGTGCGATCTTCACTTGCCCTCCTCGATCGCGCGCTCCTGGACGTAGCCGAGCGCAGCCGCGAAGGCGTCCATGTAGAGCGAGACCATGAGCGCCTTGGCATCGGTGCTGATGAAGTTGTGGCCGAAGGCGCGCAAGACGCGCTGCTCGGCCATGTACCTCAGCGACTCGATGTTGTCGAGCCCTCGGCTGACCAGGATCGCCTCGATCGGCATGCCCTTGTCGGCCAGGGTGTCGTTGGCGATGACGGCCCGCGAGAGCCGCCAGAAGTCCGGGTGGTCGGGGCGATCCGGGAAGCGCGGGTCAGGCGCGGGCGTGGTCACTGGAGCACCTGCGCCCAGCCGCCGTGCGTGGTCCGGTCGATGGTCCGGTTCAGCTCCTCGGAGCCGCACACGCGGGCGTTCTGCGCTCCGGCGATGAGCGGCGCGGTCTCGCGCCACATGCCGTCGTCCTGCTTGGCGTAGCGGAACTCGGTGCGCAGGCCCTTGAAGCTGATCTTGGTGCCGACGGGCGCGTCCGTGAGCGCCGGAACGCTACGGATGTTCGTCCGATTCCTGGTGGGTGCCATCGGTTGCCTCCTGGGGCAAGGTCACGAACCTGGGCTCGTGAGGGGTGGTCATCGACACCTTCTCGTGGTCGATGGTGATCGTGATGGTGTCCTCGGGCTTGGTGACCTCGATGTCGAACTCCATCGCGTCCGGGCCGGGCAGGTCTGCCCCGACGCCCGTACCGTCCGGATCCCAGTTGATCCACACGGTGAGCTTGGCCTTGGTCATGCGCGACCTCTCTCGCAAGACGAGAGTGGGCGGCGGTTCCCCCCGCAGGTAACCGCCGCCCACCCGGACCTTACACGGAACTTACGCTCCGCGTCAGGCGTGATTCGGCTTCGTTCGACGCGAACGACCCGAGAACGTCAGCGCCATGCCGAGCACGAGCAGGCCACCGCCGACCGCGCTGAGCCAGCCAGCGTTGGCCGGACCCGTGGAGGCCAGATACGTGGTGTGACCGTTGTGCGTGGTCGAGTTCGGCGGGCACTGGTACTTGGTCACCGTCGCCGTCTGCGTGACCGTGGCGGTCTCCGTCTTGGTCTCGGTGACCTTGCCGCCCGAAGCCGTCACGGTGACCGTGGTGGCCGGGCCAGCGACCGTCTGGGTCACCGTGGCCGTGACGGTGTTGTTGACCGTCTCCGTGGCCGTGACGGTCTGCACGGCGGTGACCGTGGCAGTGGCCGTCTGGGTCTCGGTCGCAGTCTCCGTCGCGGTCGCGGTAGCCGTCTCCGTGGCGGTCTCCGTGGCCGTGGCCGTCTCGGTCGCCGTCTGAGTCTCGGTCGCCGTGGCGGTCTCGGTCGCGGTGTCGGTCTTGGTAACCGTCACGGTCGGGCCGGGCACGATCACCGTCGAGGTCGGGCCGGGCACCGTGACGGTGCTGGCCGGAGGCGTGTCGGTCACGGTCACCGTGTTGCTGACGACCACCGTCGCGGTCTGCGTCGGGCCGGGCACCGTCACCGTGGGGCCGGGCACCGTGGCCGTGGCCGTGACGGTCGTGGTGGCCGTCTGGGTGGCACTCGGCTTGCAGCCGTTGGGCGGCGTGGCCGTGGCGCTGAACGGGGCGGAGTAGTTGTCCTTCGTCCACGTCAGTGTGCCGCTCAGGGTCACGCTGGTGACCGAGCTGGGCTCGTCGATGTCGAGCGCGATGTGCCCACCGGCCGTGATGGTCTGGCCGTCGAGCCCGGTGCCGGTACCGCTGATCGTGGCCTGGCCGTAGGACGAGTTCGGGTCGTTGTAGACCGTGAACTTCGCCGTCCAGGACCCGTCGTTGGGGTTCTTGCAGGACGACGTGCCCTTGGCCGACGGCGTGTGCGCGTCGGACAGGCCCGGCATCGCGAACGTCAGCAGCAGGACGCCGAGGACGAACGCGATGACGCCGGGGATGACCCTGGTTCGCTTCATGTAGTTCCCTTCGTTGGTGGTGGTCAGCGGATCTTGCTGCTGAGGCGGGTGATCTCGTCCACGAGCTTGCGCTCGGAGGCCCGGGCGTGCTCCAGCACGCGCTCGACCATCTGCGCGTCGCTCAGCTCGGCACCGCTGACGATCGCGCGGTGCACGTTGGCGATGTCGTGGCGCAGCACGGCGAGCCGGTGCGCGGCCAGCGAGCGCTGGCCCATGAGCGCGGTGTTGCGCGCCGTCACGAACTGGATGCGCTTCTCGCGCTGCTCGGCACGCTGGGCTCCGGTGAGAGCGCCCGTGCTGGAGCGGTAGGCGACGCGGGTGTTGGACATGATGACCTCCAGAGGGTCTGCGGCTCGACTCCATGTCGTGCCGAGGTGGTGCTGTCCCGCCGCTGCCCTATCAGCAGCAGGACTCCCACGCCTGCGATCTCCACAACGATCACGGACGCGAGAAGCAATTGCACCATGAATGTTCGATCGGCGAACATCCGTGGAACATGAGCTAGGAGGCCCAGGTGGGATTCGAACCCACGCATTTAGGGATATAAAGCCCCAATGCCTGCCTTGCCGGGCCAGTACCAGCGGAGCGTAACCCCGCTGGGCCGTGCATGCTCAGGCCATCGCCTTGAGCATCGAGTTGCTGTAGCCCGAGATCACGTACGTCGGACGCCAGCGCTCGTACGGCTCGTACTCCGGCGGGTAGTGCCGGATCACGTGGTCGTCGATGACGATCGGCTTGCGCCACTCCGCGCCCTCGGCCAACTGGATCGGCCACTCGAACATGATCGGGATCGGTCGCGAGCCGTAGTCCACGACCTTCGCCCCGTCGCAGCGGTAGCACTTGGTCATCTTGCTGTTGGGCCAGCCGCCTGGCGTCTTGCGCGACTGCGCCATGCACCAGGGATCCCAGCCGGTACCCGAGCACGTGCGGCACTTCTGCACGCGCGGCGGAGTCAGCTCGTCGGTGTCGCCGACCGTCCAGCCCTTGTTCTTGCGGTCGTGCGTCGAGCCGACGTAGAAGGGCGAGAACGTGTTGATCCACGTCTGCGTGGTCACGGTGCGGAAGCCGCCGTGGTCGAGGATGAACGTCCCGTCCGGCATGTACGTCACCACGCTCGTGCGGTGCAGCACCAGCGAGATCGAGTCGTCCGGCTGCATGGCCAGGTAGCTCGTCTTGCCGACACGCCGGTTCTTCGGATTCAGACCCCCGTCCAAATACTCCTTGGCAGCGGCGTACGTGCGGCCCTGGAACGTGTTGGGTGGACGGTTACTGACCCCTGCCCAGTAGCTCACGGCTCCTCCTCAGACCGGGAAGGTGATGACGTAGGCGGGCGGCGCGCTGAGCGCCTCACGTCGCCAGTCGGTACACACGCATAGATCCGGCATCGTCGTGAACTCGATCATCGAGCCGACGTTCTTGTACGCGGTCTCGGGGTAGACCTCGCGGAAGCCGTCGAGTCCCTCGTACTTCACGCGCCAGTGGATGCCCGCGATGACCACGGCGTCCGGCACCTGCTCGAACATCACGTTGAGCACGTCGCGGATGGCGTGCCAGCACGCCCACGGGCCACGGCGACCCGACGACGACTTGCGAGCGCCGATTGCGGGGTCACGACCCTCACCCTTGCCCTCGTGCGTGCCGATGCGCGCGGTCAGGCGCGGCCGACGCACGCCGTGGTGGTCGGTGATCTCGGCGATGGCGAGGTTGCCCTCGTAGCGCTGCTCGTTCGCCCAGTTGACGGCGAACGCGAGCTGGCTAGGGGTCACTCCGGTGATCTGCATTGCTGTCCTCCTGGGACTGAGAGCGGTGCTCTCGTGGGTTATTGGGTGTTGGGGTCGCTCACGAGCCATTGCCGCCGAGGATGTAGAACAGGGGCCAGAACGACGCGCCGAACACGAATCCGAGCGCGATACCCCAGGCGAACGCCTTCACGACTCGGCCGGGCGGGTGATCGGCGCGACCCACCAGTCGCTCTGGAAGCGCTGCTGCTCGGCGTACTCGGTCGCCTCCGCGCCCGTGCCGAACGGGCCGAACAGCTCAATGCCGTCGATCGGGTTGCCGACCATGACCACGTGCGGAGGCTCGGTGACCGTCTCGTTGATCTTCTTGACGTACGGCACGGCGGTCTCCGGGTCGTTGGTGATGAACCCGTCGTCCACGTAGTTGCTGATCTCCTCGGGCACGAGCGAGTCGGGCACCAGGCATGCCCACAGCGTGAGCAGGTTCGGGTCGTGCAAGCGCTGGAGATCCTGCACGAGCCCGACGTAGAACTCCTCGGCAGCGCGGTACTCGGTGCGCCACTCGAAGCCGCCGACGCCACCCTCGCCGCCCGTGGGCTCGATGGTGACCACGAAGATCAGCTTGAGCTGGTACATGTCGCTCAAGCCCTGGCGGGTGACTACGTTCGTGGTGCCGTGACCGAAGGCGAGTTCGATCTCGTCGTTCGGCTTGAGTTCGAAGCTGACGATGCGCGTGATGGGCATGGACGTTCCTTTCGTTCGCGGTGCACTGGGCAGGATGTGTAGTAGCCGCCCTCGTAGCAGCGGCACGCGGCCATCAGACGCTTTCGCTCTCGATGCCCAGGAGCGTAAGCGCCTGCTGTTGCAGGTCGTACGGGTGCAGTTCGAGCAGGTCGCGCGAGTAGTCGTCCTGGCGCGAGTAGAACGTCACGTTGTCGTTGTCGATCATCGCGACGACCTCGACCTCGCGCTTGTGCTTGATCGCCTCGACCAACTCGCCGAGCGTCTGATAGAAGGCCATAGGATCTCCTCCGGTCGGGTCGGGCCCCTAGGAAAATCGCCTATAGGGCATTTTGGGAACGACCTCCCGGACGCGTTCGCGCGCCCGGAAAAAGGCACAAAAAAAAGGCCGGAAAGCACACGCGCGAAGCGTGCACTCTCCGGCCTACGCGCTGGCCGTGGTGATCCCGACAGACCGACCACGGCCAGCACAGATTTGGACGAACGTCCATCACCGCTCAGGGCCGCGTAGTTCGTACCTGGGCGGGAAAAGCAGTTCGTGCCGTACGCGCGTGCGCGCGTTGCGTTGAGGTGGACACGGGCTAGTGACGGTCACCCGGTCCGGTTGTGCGCAGCCACATGGGTCACCTGCGCGCCGTGGTGGCTACCAGTCGGCGTTGCGGCCGCGCATCTGGTACCACCACGAGAGCAGCACGTACACGCTCAGACCTCGGGCGTGTAGACGTTCTGCGTGATGATCGACTTGCCGTCGTCCGCGCGGCCGACCGCGATGCCGGACACGCCGCGCTTGGCGAGCGAGCCGAGGCCCTCGACGGGCAGGATCGTGGGCTCGCCGGTCTGGAGCACCTTGGTCGCGGCCTTGAGGTTCGCGATGGTCCAGATCGTGCGACCGCCCCGCGCGAACAGGTGGCCGTTGCTCTCGACGAACGCCTTGAGCTTGTCGCTCGCGCTCTCGGGCTTGACGACCTCGGTCGCGGCGGCGGCGACCTCGGCGACGGCGGCGGGCGTGGCGAGCTGGCCACGCAGCTCCGCGATGGCCTGCGCCTGCTGGGCGACCAACGCCGCGAGTTCGGCCTTGGTCGGGTTCGATGCGCTCATGTGCGCCTCCTCGTGTGATGGGCACCAGGCCCTGACGCGCGCCTTGCGCGTCGTGGTGGATGGATCGCTCACACCGTGCGTCGTGCACGGTGCGTGCGGCGTACCCAGCGGGTTGCTGGGCTGACACTGGGTAATAGCGAAACTGTCCGGCTGTCCCGTCGAGTCGTCACGTGATGCGCCGCGTAACGTCGCGTAACGTGTGACGCGTGACGCGACCCGCACGCCTGACGCGTGACGCGCAGTGCGCTTGGCTTGCCGGGCTGTACGAAGGTGAAGGCACCCTGTATCGCCAGACAGACGCGCGCAATGGCTCGGTGAGCTATCACCTGCGCCTGCCGATGACCGACGAGGACACCGTGCGTCGTGCGCACGAGATCGCCGGGGTTGGCTACGTCTACGCGCTCCCGCGTCGGCAGGTGGGATGGAAGCCGCAGTGGGTTTGGGTCGTGCGTCGTCGTGATGACATCGCGCATGTGATTCGCGACCTCCTTCCGTGGTTGGGAAACCGACGCGCTACGGACGCGCGTCGGTTTCTCGACTGGTACGACTCGCTCTAAGGCTCCTCGCGGATCAGGTACTCCGGAGTGGCGAACCGCACGTACTCGCCCGTCGTGTGGACGTTGGGCCAACACCTGCGGTCGTTGTCCAGGACGTGCACCCATTCGTCGTCCCGCACGGTGCACTGGCGACCACACCAGGCACACGTGCGGTACGACGCGACCCACGGGCTCACTCGTCGTCATCGTCCAACTCGGCCGCGATGATGCATGCGAGCGAGTCCTGCCGGTAGGCCGGGTCCTCGATCATGCGCATGGTCATCTCCAGCGAGCGCCCACCGTCGATCGCCCACTGGTGCTCCTGGTTGGCGCGGTTGGCGATGATCTTGCCCGCCACCACGTGCGCGGCGTTGTCGCCGAACACGTCGATGAACCACATCAGCTCGGGCGAGTCGATCAGCCCGTAGACCTCGCTGACGATCGCGGGCATGTCCGCGAACGCGAGCTTGACCGCCTGACGTGCGAAGTCAGCGCGCAGGCGCGGGCTGTCCACGGTCATCGGCGGGAAGCCGAAGCCAGCCCACACCGTGTCCGCGTTCTCGGTCCACTTGAAGCTGCCGTCCGTGCGCCTGCGGTCGTCGTCCAGGAGCATCGTCGCCAGCCAGCCGAGTCCACGCGCCTCGATCGCCGAGTCGATCACCGCACGTGCGAACAGGCGCTTCTCGCGCATGCCCGGGGGCGTGGACTTCTGCTTGGGCTTGCCGCTCGCCTTGTGCTTGGCGATCAGCGTGTCCACGTCCGTGTACGTGTTGGCCGCGATGGTCGCGAGCTTGTCGAGGCTCTCGATCGTCGTGTCGCGACGCACCCACACGTCCTTGCCCTCGGGTCCGACCGCGAGCGTCCACGTCTTGATCGTGGACTTGCGGTAGACCGCGATGATCGTCGTGCCGATCACGCGGATGATCGTGCCCAGCAGTCGCCCCGTGCCCTCCGGCCCGTCGGCAGCCACGAACGGTTGCGGCGCACGCTTGAGCCACAGGCAGCACGCGGCGTACGCGCTCAGGTCCGTGTCCGAGCGCGACATGGCCTCGGCAATGGCGATGATCGCGTCCTGCGCGATGTCCTCGACCATCACGTCCCCGAGCGTGCGGCGGAACCGGTTGTACCGCTGCATGGTCAGGTCCGCGATCACGTGCGAGAGGTTGCCGAGCATCTGGAGGCACGCGCTCATGCGCGCCTGGTCGATCGGCTTGGCCTCGCGCTCCTTGTCGAACGCAGCCCGCTTCACGCGCTGGCGAGCGATGCGCTTGCGCAGCTTGTCGCGGTTGCGCTCACGTGCAGCGCGCTCGGCCGCGAGCACGTCCGGGTTGCGGTAAATCTCCTTCGACTTCACGAACGTGCGTGCCGTCTGGTCGCCCTTGAGCAGCAGCGCGCCACCCAGGATCGCGTCCAGGTCCAGCCGTGCGAGGTAGTCGTCGTCGGTGGTGCCCTCGACCTCAGCCTCGACGACAGTCGCGGTTGCGACCTGCGCGTCCAGCTCGTCGAGCGCTCGTGCGAGTTCGTCGAGTTCGTTGTCGATCTCGATGGTGTCGTTCACTTGCGTGCCTTCCCGTGTGTCAGAGCCCGAGCAGTTGCGCGAGCTGTTGCACGCCTTGGTCATCGGCGTGTTGGAGCAGGAACGCATCCAGCTCCGGCGTGCGGCCGTCCTTGCGCACCTTCGTGCTGGCCGCGATCTTCGGTGCGACGTGCGCGTGAGCACGCGCGTCCTTGCGCACGGCTGCTTTCAGCTCGCCGCGCAGGGTCTGGAGTTGCTTCCAGACCTCGGGGTTGTGCTCACCCGCGACCAGGCCCATGCGCGCAGCCTCGATCTTGCTCAGCTTGCGCTCGGACCAGAGCCGATCCACGTACGCATCCACGAGCTTCTCGCCCGTGCTGCGCACGCCCTTGGCCTTGCGCAGGATCTCTGCGAGCGCCTCGGCATGATCGTTTGTCGCCGGAGCCTCCGGCGTGTCGCTGGTGGGTGGGTTGCCCGTCCCGCACGCAGCCGCGATCAGCGTCTGCGAAAGGGCGGGGTCGATCATCTGCTGAGTCACTTGCCCTCCAATCGGATGCTCAGCTCACGCAGCTCGGCGAGCAGCGCGTCCACGTCCGTGGTCGCCTCCAGCGGCACGGCCTGTGCCGTGGCCACGCGCTCAGGCGTGGTGACGATTTGGACGTTCGTCCGTTCCTTGGCCTTGGCCTTGGCAGCCTTCGCCTTGGCCCGTGCGGGCGACTTGCGCCCGGCCGTCATCGCAGCCGAGAGGATCTCCAGCCGCGTGGGCATCGGGTGCTCGTCGCACGCACCCTCGCCGCCCTCTTGCATGGCCAGGCACTCGTCCCGCTCGAACGGGCAGGCGATGACCTCGGCCACCGGCTCCGGCACGCTCACGGGCTCGCTCACGCCCGTCCAGGCGTAGCCGTTGCCGTTGTGCTGGTCGTCCTCGTGCGCCTCGCGCTCGCACGCGACACCCTCGAACGGACCAGCCACGCCGCACGTGGCCAGCACCGGCTCAGCCACCGGCTCGACGTACACGCGGTCACGCTTGCCCCAGCGCGTGCTGCCGTTGGCGTGCTGGCCGTCGTGGGTGCCGACCAGGGTGCACGCCTTGCCCTTCGGGCTCGTGCTCGTGCACGTGTCGTGACCGGTCAGCAGCGGCACGTCCTCGTCCCACACGGGCTCGGGCGCGTCCACGATGATCGGCGCGTTGGCGATCTCGCGAGCCTCGGTGGCCTCCTCCACCAGGGCACGCAGCTTGGCCGCACGCACCGGCTCGGGGTTGTACGGCCCGTACTCGGTGCTCGGCGTGCCGTTCTTGTGCGTCCACAGGAACGTGTACGCAGCGCGCGCACCAGCGGCGTTGTCGTCCTGGTCGAGCAGCTTGCCGCTGCTCTTGCGCACGCCTGCGGACGAGAGCGCGGCGTTGAGCGACTTGATCTCGTCGTTGCGCACCGGGCGCAGGTGACGCCCGTTCGGCCACATGAGCGCGATGCCCCGATAGTGGAAGCTCTCGGGCAGGTTGGCCGGACGCGGGTCGTTGCCCGTGGTCAGGTCCGTCCAGATCGACTCGGCGGTCTGCTGGCTGACGCCGTGGCGTCCCAGCGCGTTCATGATCGCGGCGCGTACGCGCTTCTTCTGCACGGGCAGCAACACTGCGGTCGTGGCGGTCATCGGTCATTTCCCTTCGATTGGCTCGTCATCGCGGTTGCGTACGCGAGCATGTGGTTGGTGGTGATGCGGTCGGGCCTGGTCACCGGGTCGATGACAGGCGGTTGGACACGCGCAGGCTTGTCGGGCCTGCGCCAGTAGCTCTTGCCGTCGCCGAGCAGGCAGCCCAGGACGATCACGAGCACGAACGTGAACACGCTGTTGCTCACGCCCGTGCCGCCCGTGCCCGCGCCGAACAGCGCGAACAGCCAGGCGACACCCAGCCCCGTGAGCGCGCAGTTGAACGCGACACGCGGGTGCTTGACGACCAGGGCGACGAACGCGAGGAACGCGCCGATGCTCGACGCGCTGGCGATCGGGCCGATCGGGGGCGTCATGCCCTCGATCCCGTGCCCACCTCCTCCGCCACGCATGTGCATCATGATCTTGCTCCCTTCGATTCGGACGTGCGTCCGTTTGCGCTACAGGCGGATGCCGTAGCGGTCGTAGTTGTGGTTGCGCTTGCGGTCGGCCGCGTCCTGCTTGCCCTTGCCACCGCAGCGGAAGCACTCGCCCTCGTGCACGGGCTTGCCGTTGACGGTGCCGCCCCAGGCGTACACGCCCGAGCCGTTGCACTTCTCGCAGTGCGTCAGCCGGTCGTTGTCCACCACGCACGTGCGGTTGGGCTCCAGGTCGAACGTGAGCACCTGGCGCGTCACGTCCTCCCAGGTGCTCACGCGCAGCAGCTCGCCCACGGGCTCGATGGACAGCACCTCGTACAGCCGCGCGGTGTCGCGCCCGACGATCACGTCGCCGAGCGCAACCTCGCGGTACGTGACCGTGGCGGTCACAGCCCGAGCGCCTTGGCGCGCGCCTTGGCCATCTGCATGGGCGTGGGCGCGTCGCAGCCCGCGTCCACCATCGAGTGCGACGCGCGGGTGAGGTCGCGGCTGATCGTGCGCTCGCGGTTGTGCACGTGCTGCACGCGCTTGCGCGGCGCGGCGATCGGCTGCGTGAGCACCGCGAACGGGCTGCGCGGGGCCATGTGCGTGGTCTCGCTCGTGTAGCGCACCGGCTCGTGCTCGGGCGTGACCGCGACCTCGGTCACGTGGTCGGCCAGGCTCTCGGCGATGGCCTCGCGCTCAGGCATGGCCGCGTGCCAGCGGCGCGGCACCGCGAACAGCTCGCCGTTGATGCGCATCGCGCCGGGGCGCTCCTGCTTGCGGGACTTGCTGTGGTCGCTCTTGCTCATTGCTCTCTGCCTCCTGGGCATGGGCACACAGGCGGATCCTGCGTGCGGGGTTTGTTCGGGCTGAGCAGCCCAGCCAACGCACGAGCGAGCCGTGCGCTGGTTAGTGCTCAGACCTTGCGGAGCTTCTCGATCTCGCGCTCAAGCTCGTGCGCGAGCGTGTCGAGCTGCTCGCGCTGCACGTTGAGCGCCTCACGCCGATCGCGGTCGGCACGAGGCGTTGCGCGCCACTGCGCGCTCGTCGCGCGCATCGCAGCTTGCAAGGCGTCCAGCCGCGCGTTGAGCCCGATCAGCTCACGCCCGACCGGGTGCAGCGCCATTGCAGCGTTGAGCGCGGGCACGTTCGGGAAGTTGAGCCCCGACGAGTAGTCGGGACCGTCGTCGCCGTAGCGGGCGATGAACGTGCGCCCGAGCCCGCCCTGCGCGCACGTGTAGAGGTCGAACGTTCGGCCGTCGATGTTCACGGTTCCCAGGAACTCGCACGATTCGCAGTCGTGCAGCCACACGCTCATTTCGCACTCACGGGCTGGTGCGCGTTGCAGTGCGCGTTGTGGTTCCAGGTCGGGCGGTGGCAGATCGCGCACGGGACCGTGTGCTCGCGCGGCTGGTGGATGCCGTCGTCGTACACGCCGTCGGGCACGATCGTGGCCAGGCGCAGGGTGTCGCTCATGGTGGTGTCCTCTCTCGGGGGTGTGGGTGAGCCGGGCAGCTCAGCCAGCGCGCAGACGCCCGTGTGGACGCCTGCGCGCTGGAGCGCAACCCGGATCGGGCTACTTGGCGGTGCGCTTGGCGGCGCGGCGGTCGATCTCCGCCTGCGCAGCCGCGTCACCCTTGGCCGCGAGCGCGGCCAGATCCTTGCCGCCGAGCACGAACACGCGCTTGGCGTCCTCGGCGCTCACCTGCGCGGCCTTGCCCTTGCGCGCCTTGGCCGGAGCCTTCTTGGCCGGGGCCTTGGGCGCAGGCGCGGCCTTGCGCGCAGCGGCCTTCTCGGCGCGCAGCACGAGCCCGAACGGGATCGGGTTGCCCTCGGTGCTGAGCACGCGGATCTTCCAGGCGTCCCCGCCCGCGTCCACGAGCGCACGAGCCTCGTCGATCGTGGGCAGCCCCTGCACGGTCGCCTGCGCGGCCTCCTGCACGGTCGCCTTGCGGGCGGGCTTGCTGGTGGCCTTGCTGGCAGCGGCCTTGCGCGGCGCGCTCTTGCGGGCGGGCTTGGCGCTCGGCGCGTCGCCGATCGCCGTCACGGTGGCCTCGGCCACGGCCGCAGGGGCGAACGCCTGCGAGCGGGCGACGATCTCGGCCACGCTGGTGACCGCGCCCGCCACGGTGGCCAGGTCGCCCCGGAAGGCGGCGATCTCGGCGCGGACGGCCGCGATCTCGTCGAGCGCCTGACGCACGGTCGGGCGGGCGGGCGTGGTGGTGGTGTTGCTGGACATCTGGTGCCTCCTGGGCACTAGGGCACGCGCGCTCGGATGGCGCGTGCGAGGGTGTGAGCCGAGCGGCTCGCCGTACGCCCGCCCGCAGGCAGGCGCACGAGGTGCGCTCGGAATCAAAACAGACGCTCGTCCGTTTGCGCTAGAGGCTCGCGTCGTACGTGCGCAGGTGCGCGGCGAGGTCGCCCTCCAGCGTGGTGATGCGGGCGTTGATGGCGCTCACGTTCGCGCCCGGCTGCACGCGCAGGCCCTTGAGGCGGTCGATCTCGGTGGCCAACTCGCCGCACTCGTACCAGGCGAGCGCCTGAGCGGGCGTGTGGGTGAGCGCGAGCGTGCGGGTGGACAGCGTGCGGTTCATGGTCGGTCCTCTCGTGGGGCGATCTGGCCTCGTCAGCGCACGCATGTACGTGCGGACGCGCTCGGGTCGGGCGAGCGCGTTTCGGCCTTGCGGGCGTACGTCACGCGGCAGCGCGCGGGTACGGCATCGGGCGACGCGGGGCAGCCTCGGCAGCCTTGCGCTCGACCCGACGCGCCTGGGCGTTGCGCGAGCGCGTGACCTCGCGGGTGTGGCGGGCCTTGTCCTGCCCGGTGAGCGACGAAGCGCCAACGACGCGCACGTCGTCCCGCCCGAGCGTGTGCACGTGCGCGAGCACGTCGTCCACCAGGGTCGAGCCGGAGAACGCCGTACCGAGCGCGCGGTTCAACGCACGGGCGCAGGCGCGGGTGATGGTGCCGTTGGTGCAAGCCTCGATGGTGAGCATGGCGGTGCCTTTCGTGTGTGCGCAGATCTGCGCGTGGATGGGTGTGCGTGCGACGCGCGGTGTGTGACCACCCGGGTGCCTCACGTCGTGCCAGGTGTTGCCCTGACACCCCAAATACTCGACCTGGACCAGAAATGGTGGAGTATTCGTTTTCGAAGTCACCCCCCGCCTTTCTGGGGTGTATTTCGGACACCACTGATCTACGACTCGCGTGGTAGCTAGACGCAGCAACCCTGTCCCGTTTTTCCTTGTTCGGAATGCTCTAGGCCCCAGATTTGCTGGCCCAGACGCATTTGCCCCTGGAGAGGGATCGGGAGGGATACGATCTCCGCGTGCTTGTTCCGATGATCAGCGGAGATCATCCGAGCATTCGGACGTTCGGCTAAATAGGCGAACATAGGCAGGAGGACGCCCTCTTTGTCCAGGATTCACGACGGGAGAAGCGGTGATCGTCTGCGCTACGAGGGCCTCTGTAGGACCTGCCACGAGGTGCTTGTTCGGGTTAGCGGGTACAAGGACCGGTGGTGGCACGAGGACGGCTTCGGGGCCGTCCCGGGGCACGTGGGGGAGCCGTGGTCGGCCTCCATCTCGGTCACCTACGTGATCCCGGAGTGGCCGTAGACGCCCTCACGGGGGCTGGGCTAGGTTTTCCTCAGAACTCCTCAGAACACTCGACCCGGGAGGTCGCCTCGTGGCTCAGCAGCGCGGGAATCTGATGACCGTCCGATTCTCGAACAAGGGGATGGCCGAGATCGACACCCTCGTCCACGAGTTCGGCCTGCCCCGCGCCGTCGTCATCCGCGTCATGTGCTCCGTGGCGCTCCAGAACCAGCGTGCCCTCAAGGAGCGGCTCAAGCAGGTCAGCTCGGAGAGTGGGCTATGAGCGAGCCGGAACCCTCGGGTCAGCTAGGCGTCTCCGCAGGAGCGCCTGCACAAACCGCGAAAGCCCTCACGCTGCGACTGCCGCTGGCGCTGGCCGAAGAACTGGAACTGGTGGCCCGCATCGACAAGTGCTCCCAGAACGAAGTCGTGCGCCGCGCCATCAACGCCTACTTGCACACCCGCCGCAACGACCCCGGCTTCCAACACCGCGCCGCGCTCTACATGGCGAAAATGAAAAATTCGAGTGCCGCTGCGCTGGCGGAAGGGGAATAGGGTGCCGCGCGTGAGATTCCAGGACGACCTCCTGCACAACCTCCGCCTGCCGCACTGCCCGTTCGACGGCGTGCCGCTGACCGAACCCGACGGGATGTGGGCCGCGCCGCCCGACCGAGGCGTGCTCCAATGCCACCCCGCCGCGCTGGACGGCTGCGCGCGGCTGTTCCTCGTGGACGCCCACGGACACCTGCACGGCTGGCGGATGCCGAACGAACCGGACTGGAGAGACATGGAGATCAAGCAGATCACCGACCCAGCGGGCTACACGTGGACCTGGGACGACACGATGCAGCGCTGGACGACGAAGTTCGCGCCCGGCGTCGTGGGCGGGTGCAAGTACGAGGAGCTGATCCTCTCGGGCGACGCGACCCGTGACCTGCTGGACGTCTACCAGGCCGAACCGAATCAGACGCGCGTCTATATCGAGGCGGGCAAGCAGGCCGACCTCCAGGCCGAACTCAAGCAGGCGATGGAGAGCCCGACGGTGCGCCGCGACCGGAGGCCCGAGTGACGAAGCGCTGGCGCGGGCTGACCATCTTCTTCGCGGTGATGTTCACGCTCGTGGCGATGAGCGCGGCCGGACTGTTCGTCGCCGCGCAGTTCGTGCACCACAAGCCGCTGCACAAGGACCTGATCGCTGCTGGGCTCGTCGTGGCGATCCTCGGTGGCATCTTCGGGCTCATCACGGCGTCGCTGCACGACCAGGACAGCGAGGAGTGGAACAAGCTGCACGGGTTCGTCGAGGACGAGGAGAAGAAGCCGTGAAGGATCTCAGTCCGCGCGCGAACCCGCCGACGCTCACGCGACTGCTGGAGGCGATGCAGGACTACTTCCATGAGCTGTCCGATCGCATCGACAAGGGCGAGCAGCGCGCGAAGGACGAGTTCGCGCAGCTCAACCCCTTGTTCATCTTCCTAGCGGCCGAAGCGCCACTGTGCCTCTGGCAGGACCCGAACGTCGATCACTCCTGGAAGTGCCAGCTCTGGGCTGGTCATCGCCAGGACTACCACTCGTGCTCATGAAGGGACGGCCATGACGAACGACCATGTAGTGAAGATCGTGCAGAACCGCGCGCCCAGCGAGATCGCTTATGTCGTGTCGGGCGACGAGACCACGGCATTCATCAACCGCTGGCGCGCGGAGAACCCCGACCACTTCGTGTTCGCCCAGGTGCTGCCGCTGCAAGCCTGGAGCCCGTCCGCGCCGATCCCGGTCACCTATCGCTCCAGCCAGGAGACGCCGTGACGCGGCCCATGCCCACTCGCGCGCCGGACGTGCGCGACGTGCGCCGCGTGCTGCACCAGCTCGACGTGGACCGGCGCGAGAGCAGCTACTGGAAGTCGCGCTGGGAGAAGGACAACGGCGACGAGCACATCGAGGCGTGGCTGCGCTCGCTCCTGGAGTGGGTCGGCGACCCGAACGCGTACGACCTCCAGGAGCCGCAGTCGTGCGAGTGGTGCGCGACCCACTACGACTACCCACCGAAAGCGACGTGCGTTCATATCCGCAACGGCGAGGCCAAGCCCTTCAAGCCGGAGGTGGCGCGATGAGCGAGCTGCGGATCCGCGTGATCGGCGAGAGCGAGCGCGTCTGGATGGAGCTGAGCATCCCCGATCTGCACCCGGACGACCGGATCGACCTGGAGGTCACGTACCCGGACGGTTCGACCACGCGCTACGAGAAGGAGATCGACTGATGAGCGAGCCCATGTACGAGGTGCCGGGCTCGCGACTGCGCGAGCTGAGCGACCAGGCCCGCACTGCCGTTCCCCAGGACGACGACATCCTGGTGCTGCGCTTCAAGGACCCGACCGGCAAGCACTCGAAAACGACGACCGTCGAAATCTGGAGTCGGAACGGCATGAGCAAGGACGACTTCCGCGCGATGATCCAGTCGGTGCTCGACGGCCTCGACGACGGCACCTTCGAGAGGATCGGCTGATGAACCTGATCGAGTACCGGCGCGAGGTCATCACGACCACCGCGTGTCCGTACGAGCTGTGCGAGGCACCGATCAACGCGCCGTGCACGAAGGTCTACGACTGCCTGTCCGAGAGCTGTGGTCGGCCCAGCATCCCGCACGAGCACCGCGAGGTCGTCCACTACGTGCACGACGACCGGTCGCTGGCGCACCTCGAACATCACCATTGCGCCTCGTGCGATGGTCACTCCTGTGACTGAACGTTGCGACGCTGAGTTCGAGATCATCGGCAGGCGAGTCCCCATCCGCTGCGAGGGCGAGCCGTCTACTCGTCACACCCACCACGGCACCGCCAGGATCGGCAGCAAGGAGGTCGAGGTCCGGTGGAGGGAGCAGTCCGACAACTCGAAGGGAAAGAAGAAGCGATGAGCGGCCAGTGGCGCGTGATCGTCGATTCGTGGATCACGCCCGAGGCGACGTGGTTCGGACGGCGCACGTTCGTGGTGGACGGCTTCACGGTGCACTCGCTGGTGGCGGCGCTGATGGCCGTGGCCGAGGGCGATTACCGCGACCTGCTCGGCGAGCATCGACTGGAGTCTATGAACGGCGCGGCTCCAGCCACGGACTTCCCGGCCGATCCGGCAGTGCTCGACGCGATCGGTGATCCGAACCCGAAGCCGACGCTGCGCGAGGCACTCGATCACCTGTGGAGCATCCTGACGACCGAACAGGTCTCGATGCTGCGCCAGGAGCGCCCGGACCTCGCGTCGCTGCTCTACAACGTCCACGAGGACATCTGGCACCAGTAGTGCAGCCCGGCCGCTCGCCCTGGTCGATCCAGATGCCCTGTGCGAAGTGCGGGTACATGCTCTACGCCAGCATGCAGCCGGACTTCGAGGGCGAGCTGCACATCGTGGGCGGTTGGCGGCACACGATCGTGCAGCGTCATCGCGGCATACCGACGCTGTACGTCATCCAGGAGGAGCCTGGTCGTGACGGCTAAGGTCCCGAAAAGAGGACGCTAACTCGGTTTAGGTACCGAAAAATGGACGCTAAGCCAGTTTCAGGGCCGAAAAATGGACGTTAGGTCGAATCAAGCTCGTCTTAGTGTCCAATAGCTGCCAGTCACCAAGTGGTCACTTACCGCATACAGACATTCCGAACATCACGGGTCCATGATCGCGCTACCGATCACTGGAAGGAGTCCCGTGAGAACCTCTCGCATCCTGGCCACGCTGACGCTCGCCATCGCCACCCTGATCGTGCCGCTCGTCGTCGGCACCAGCCCGGCGCAGGCGTACGCGTGCAAGAGCACCGACCGCTTCACCGGCAAGGTCGTGGCGATGGAGCACTTCCTCAACTGCCTCCACATCCGCTACGACGTCTACACGGTCAAGGAGCCCAGCCCTGCCGTGCGCTACGCGAGCCCGGCCCCGAGCGTGCAGCCCGCGACGACCATGCAGCCCGCTGGTCCAGGCGGACCGTCGTGTGAGTGGGCAGCCAAGCACCTCGTGAAGCGCTGCTACTCGCGCGGCGTCGCGCACCTGATCTGCATGCAGTATTGGTCGGGCTACTACTACCCGTACCACTGCGGTCCAGCCCAGGCGTACAACATCACGCACTCCGAAGGCATGTGGAGCGTGGTGAAGCATCTGTTCCACAACCGGGGCGTCCAGGCGTGCACGCGCGGCATGGTCGGTGGCGGTGCCACGGCGATCATCCTCAAGACGGCAGGCGAGGCCACCGGCATCGGCGTGGTCGCCACGCTCGGCGGCGGCTGCGTCGGCGGTCTGGTCACGTTCTTCTGGCACGTCTAGGATTCCGAACATGCACACCGTCCGTCTCCGGCCAGTCGCCGCCGTCGCGTGGCTGGCGATTTGGATGCTCGTCCTGATCGCCGTCGTCGCGGTGACGGGCCGAGTGAGCTTCTGGATCGGCACGACGCTCATCGTCGTGACCGGCGTGATCACGTACTTCCTCGTCCGCTACGGCCAGTTGCTCGCCGCTCGCCGTCGCTGACGAGGTGCCTGAACCGGCCCCGGAGTTGTCGTGCTCCGGGGCCGGTTTGCGTCCACCGGGGAGAATGTTCGGTATGGCTCTGCGGGACGAGATCGAGCGCGCCCAGCTCCGGCGCGCCATGAGTCGTGCCGCCGAGCGGTCGAAGATGCGGCGCACCGGGATCTACTCGCCCGAGGAGCAGCGCGAGCGGCCGACGACAGGGCGTCGGGTTGCGAGCATGCCGTGGTGGCAGGCGCTACGCGAGTACGAGGCAGAGTGCGACTTCTGCGCCGCGTCGATGCCGCTGGTGTCGCACACCGTCGATGAGCTGCGGGTGACCAAGCTCTGGTACTGCGAGCGGTGCAACTTCACCCTGCGCGGCGCGTACCGGATCTACGTGATCCCCGAGTTCCCCGGCCGCGACTAATCTCGCCGAGATTGGCGAATCTCGCCGAGTTGGCCTATGCTCACGGAGCCCATTCCGAACAACCGGAGGTCTCCATGACCAGCACCTCGAACGACGGCTACTCGCCGCGCGTTCTCACCATCACCGCCGAGCTGCGCGTGCCGCAGGGCCTGCGCCGGGACATCCGCTTCACGCGGGTCCAGGAGGCCGTGGACGCGCTCAAGGTCGCGCTCGCTTCCGCCGCTGCCAGCTCGTTCCCCTGGGCCGACCAGCTCGTGCTGAGCCACGACTGGTCCTACCAGTGGGACACCGACACGGTGGAGATCGCCCTGCCCAAGACGGAGTACAACACCGTCCCGTAGCGGTCGGCGGTCGTCGGAGGTAGTCGCAGGTGGACGCTGTAATCGCCTGCGACTACATTTCCGAACATCCCTCGACCGCAACATCAGGAGTCCCTGCATGGCCGACAGCGACAGCCAGCGCGCGATCCGTCTGACCGCGACGCCGTTCAACGACTTGATCAGCCCCGAGCTGTTCGTCTGCGATCTCTGCACCGCCGTCGTCACCAACCCGCAGCAGCACTTCCGCGTCCACGAGGCCGTGATGTGGACGAACGTCGGCGCGGACATCTTCGCGCCCTTCATCCTCGGCCAGGTGATCCAGGAGGAACCTGACCAGGCCGATTTGGACGAGCAGCCGAAAGGATCAGAGCAGTGACCGACGAGACCATCATTCCGGCGGCTGACGAGAGCGAGCAGCTCCAGCAGGCCAAGGCGATCGAGGCGGCGCGGATGCGCAACGCCTATCTGGCCGGAGCCACCGAGGGCATCACCTTCGGCAACTCGCACGACCTGCGTCTGGCCGTCGTCTCGATCATGGCCTGCGACGCGCATGGCGGGCGGCACCACTTCGCCGTCACGGGCGAGGGGACAACGTTGTGGGCCAGTCAGACCGCGATGGAGTGCATCAACGCCGCCAGCCTCGGCTTCACCATCCCCGGCTACGCGACGCCCGAGAAGGTCGAGCCCACGCCGGGTTACCACGACCCGAGCAGTGCCACGCCCAGGGAGCGCTGCCCGAAGTGCGGTGGCGTCGAGATCGCGCCGTACAAGTACGACCACTCCAGCGACTGCCCGAGCAACTGATGGAGATCCCGCGCCCGTCGCCAGAGAAGCAGGCCGAGCTGGACGCAGCCCTGGCCGAGGTGCTGCGCGTGTACTGGGAGACGCCGTACTCCGGCCGCGACCCGCACGGTCTCTACCCGTACATCGAGGAGATCGTGAAGCGGCAGCACCCCGACTGGAACGACTTCAAGACCGCGATCATGGCCACGGCCGCGACCGCCGACGTGGCGGCGCAGCTCGCGATCCGGGCGCAGGTCGAGAACCCCGGGACGCAGTGGAAGGAGATCTGAGGTGGCCAAGCCCTCCATCCAGGGGCTGACGGACGCCCAGATCACCGGGATGATCGAGGTGCTCAGCAAGCAGCTCACCGAGTACGTCACCGAGTGGAACCGTCGGCTCAAGGAGAAGTCGGATGCCGATCAGCAGGCGTGAGGCCCGCATCAACGCCCGGGAGAGTTCGACTCGCTCGACCTGGAAGTCCAACCAGCGACTCCATCGGCAGCTCCAACGCACACCGACCGAGCCGTACGAGACCCTCGGACAGGAGCACACCGAGTGGTGTTCGCATCAGGTCAACATCGTCAAGCACCCGGAGCACGACTGCCGCGCGTACGAGAACGAGAAGCGCGCCGAGCGGGGAGCACCGCCGCTGTGAGGCGGCAGATCTCGATCACCGACATCGTGGTCGGCATGCGGGTTCACCTCACCGCTCGGATGCCGCGCGGTCGTGGCTGGGTCACGCACTCCGATCACAAGGTCATCAGCATCCACTACTTCGAGAGCGGTGCTCTCATGTCCTTCGTGCTCGCGCCGTGGATCGGCGGTCCGCAGCAGAGCGTGGAAGCGCGTCACGTGCTCGGCGTGTTCGCCATCGAGTTCCCGATCCCCCCGATGAAGGAGAAGCACGTTGACCCAGCAACCCGTCGATGAAGGCGCAGGCGTCATCTGGGTCCGCACCGAACCGGACTCCAGCGGGACCTACCGCCTCAAGCTGGAGATCGACGAGGACCACGGCCAGTTCCTCGACGTAGACCAGGCGCGGGCCTGGGCCGAGTACGTGCTCCACCAGGCAGTGCTCGCGCACTACGACGCCCTGGTGTTCCGTCAGCTCACCCACTCCACCAATGATCCGCGCGCCGCTGGCGATGTCATCCAGGAGCTACGCAAGGACCGCGCCGACTACTCGAACCCGAACCTCTCGGTGCAGCGGCTGCGTCTGCGGCCCGGTGTCAACATCAAGGGCAAGCCCTTCCTCACCGTCGTTATCGACGGCCAGGACAAGGGTCAGTGGGACTACGAGCAGGCTCAGACCCATGCGGTGCGCATCCTCGAAGGGTGCCAGCGTGCCGACCTCGACGAGCAATACAGACGCACGTTAGTAGGACTCGTCGGCCTGGACGACGCCACCGCTCGTCGCGCCGTCATGGGATTGTCGAGCCACGATGACGACTGATTGCGTGTTCTGCGCGAAGCTGCGCAGCTCGAAGCCGGAGGACAGCTACCAGGACACCGAGTTCGCCGATGTGGTGAGCTTCGAGCCGCTGAACCCCGTCGTGCCCGGTCATCGGCTGTTCGTCCATCGCAAGCACACCGCTCGCGCGAGCGAGGACCCGATGATCACGGGGCGCGTGTTCGAGGCTGCTGCCACCTACGCCACTCACTCGCCCGATGACTTCAACCTCATCACCAGCGACGGCTTCCACGCGACGCAGAGCGTGTACCACCTGCACATCCACTACGTGCCTCGTCGGCCCGGCGACGGCCTGCACCTGCCGTGGACTGGTCAGGTGAAGGAGTGAGTGAGCTTTCCAACGTCGAGCCCCCGTCCGACGATGCGGTCACCAAGAGCTACGTGGACTTCGCGATGAACGGCCGGAAGATGCAGCAAGCGTTCCGCGACCTGGGCAAGGTGTTCGCCACCATGCCTAGAACTCCTCCCGGCCACGGTCTCCAGGTGATGCAGCCGTACATCATCCAGGAGGAACCGTGAGCTGCCCGCACACCTCGGCCTCGGTGCGCGAGGCGATGATCGTGGAGCGTGACGGCACGAAGTGGCTGCGCTCGTTCTGCCGCGAGTGCCGCAACTACGTGGACACCATCCCGAACATTGACAGGGACGGGAACGTGAGCGCGACCGAGTGGGTGCCCACCGGCTACACGGTCCCCGAGTTCGAGATCGACCCGAAGGAGACCACCCACCATGTGTGACCGTTGCCGCGAGCTGGAGCTGGAGGTGGCCGCGCTGCGCATGGAGCGCGACATGCTCTTGCAGCAGCGCGAGGGCACGCAGGAGTGGCTCGGCAAGCTGATCCACGGTTCGCCGATCGACCCGGCGTACGGACAGCCGGACCCCAACGTCGTGCTCGCCGACCGGCTGGTCGAGGAGTTCCCGGACAAGAAGATCATGGCGATCAAGGAGCTGCGTAGTCGCTCCATGACGAAGGGGTCGTACGGCGACAGCCTCGGACTCAAGGAGGCGAAGGACTACATGGACGCGGCCTACAAGCGCAAGGAGGACCGCGAGCGTCGCCAGGCCATGAACACGCCGCAGACGCAGACGCCGCAGACGCACAAGGCAGTGCCTGCGTGGTGGGAAACCGACCCGAACGATCACCCGTTTTGAGGGTCTGTCCACTGTGCCGCACGGTGACGTGCGACCACATCGAGGAGCACCAGATGGAGCTGATGACCGGCACGCCACACCGGCACAACACCATCCCGGAGTCGGCGGGCTTCATCCGCAAGCGCACCGCCTGGCGCTGCATCGGCTGCCATGAGCTTTTCGACGTGCGTCCAGATCCCACGCCTGACTGGGCTCAGCAGTGCGATCTCGATCGTGAGGATGCAATCCAGTTCGAGCGCGACGTGCATCGCGACAACCTCGATTGGGACGCACGCGATGTCGCCTGGACCGACGACGAGCGTGGGCCGATCGCCTGGGTCGGCTGCAAGAGCATCCACGTGATCAGCGAGGAACCGTGACCCGTGGCCGCAACGAGCGCAAGCGCACGCACCGACGCATCCGCAAGGAGCTGCGCTGGTGGAACGAGGAATGCCCGACGAGCATCGGTGGCCACTTGCCTGCGGCGTACTCGCAGCGCGCTCCGGCCAGCACCGTACCCCGGGTTGGCCAGGAGGCCACCTGTAGCGGCTGCGGGCGACTCATCGAGCGCGACGTGACCGCGCACCCGTCGAAGGACAAGCGCTTCCAAGGCACGATCACCACCTCACCGTGGCGGACGCGACCGTTCGTCATCGAGGAGCTGCCGTGAGCGATGAGTGGTACGAGACCGGCCAGCGCCGACCTCGCGTCAGCAGCGACGTGCACCAGGCGCTCGGCATCGCAGCGCTCCGCGCGCGTGAGGCGAAGAACGTGAACCAGTACCACTTCACGATGCACTGCGGGTGCATGTTCGTCGGCGCTCGACAGACCTACGAGTGCATGGAGCACCGCACCGGCATCCCGGAGTACGTCATCCAGGAAGAACCGTGAGCCGCTGGATGCGGGTGTGCTACACCTGCGGCCACTACATCTACTGGGACGACCAGTCGCTGAGTTGGTGCCACCTGCCCTACCCGGGCTTCAAGATCACCCATACGGCGCAGGTCAGCTCTCGCGGTCGGTACAGCAAGATAGATCCACTTCTGGTCATCCAGGAGGAACCGTGAGCAGTGATCTCGCAAGTCGCATCATCAGCGACGTGCTGCTCGTCTGCATCTACGGTGCCTGCGTCGCGATCGTGCTCGTCCAGGTCGGGATCAGCGTGCTGATGAACCGACTCGACGTGGAGGCTCGCGTCGCCAGGGTTGAGAAGGCGAAGGCCGACCACATCGCGGCCCTGGAAACCGACTGGCCGCAGTACGTGATCTCGGAGCTGCCGTGACCATTCAAGTCCCCCATCCTCGCGAGGAGGTCAACTGCTTCTACGCGGTCAACGGGCTACACCGCGTGGCGGCAGAGCGACGGCTCGCGTTCGAGTCCCTCCCGTTCCTCCAGGGCACGTGTGCGCACTGCGGGCAGCACTGCAAGGCGCTCAAGGTCGTCGGTTCCCGCTGGTACACCGACGAGCAGTTCGCGGCGCGCTATGAGGACTACGAGATCGTGGAGCTGCCATGACCGGCACGCGCACGATCTATCTGGACTGGACGCCCGAAGCCTTCCAGCTCATTCCGAAGTCGGGGAGCTGGGGACTCAGCTTCCTCTGCCAGGCGCTCGACGGTCGGATACTGCGGTTCCACGAACCGGTGGACGAAATGCGCGCGGCCTATCTGAGCACGGCCGAGTGCCTGCGCTGTGAACAGACGATCTTCCGACCATCCCTCAAGCCACCGCACGGCATGATCTACCGCTGGGCGACCTGGCAGTACACCATCCAGGAGGAGCCCTAATGGGTTTGGAGTATCACGTCGAACTCGTCATGAACGGCATGGAGTCGGAATTGGACGAGCATCAGAAATGGGTCGAGGAGACGGCAGCCCTGGCAGGACGGCACGTCGTCGTGAAGAAGGCCGTGTCAAATGAGGGCTTCGCTATCGCGCGGTTCTCCAGCCACTTCGAGGCCGACCGACCGATGGACGCGCAGCTCATGGGCATCGGCCTGATGGGGCCACGCTCGGCCAGCATCGAGGTCATCACGATGGTCGTGGCCCGCATGGACTTCCCGCCCTTGAGCCCCTTCGTGTGAATCCGATCGAGACCGCGCTTGACGAGGATCTGCACGCGCGGAAACTGTTCAACGAGCTGGTCGAGAACGTCGCCTCGACTCAGCACCGACCCTTCAACGAGGTGTACTTGGAACTGTCGATCGCCTTCAACTCGCTCATGATCTACATCATCGAGGAGGAGCCCTGACCGTCGTCCCCACCTGGATCCTGGTGGCGGTTACGCACGAAGGGACCGAGCACGAGCTGATCTTCACGAGCGAGTACGAACTGCGCCGCGCGCGAGACCGGATGATCGCTCTGGACATCGCCAAGAAGGTCGGCTGGCTGCACGGCGACAACATGTATCTGATCCAAGAGGAGCCCTGACCTCACGACTGGGCCGTCGGCTGGACCTAATAGGTATGGACGCTGACGAACTCAGAGAACTGGCCGCGCTGTTCACCGAGGTGCACGAGCTGGCCGAGCAGTGGGCCGCGATGATCACGGAGGAAGAAATCGACGCTCGTCTGGAAGCGATCCTCGGCGTTTGCCCAGGGCACGTGGACCCGATCGGCTTCGACATCGACGAGCCGGACTTCGAGTACCACGGCGAGTCGATGCACCCGGCCGCTGTCGATGGCCAGTGCATGTGCGGCCACCCGGACTACCTGATGTGCGAGTACGAGTGCCGCTACCTCGACCCGCCGACCATCCAGGAGGAGCCGTGATCTCGATGCGGATGGTCGGTGACCAGGAGCCGGTGAACCCGGAGGAGGGCGACTGCTGGTTCGACCCGGCGACCGGCTGCGCGTACATCTGGATGGGCTCGTGGTTCCGGCTCGTCAGCACCGAGGAGGAGTTCCAGGGCGTGTACGTCATCGCCGAGGAGCCGTGACATGGAGCGGCCCACCTCTATCGGGGTGGGGTTCGACGAGGTGGGCCGCAGTTGCCGTGAGGATCGCGCACGGGGGATGCGAGTCACCGTCCGGCAAGCCGAACAGTAGCCAACGCGAATGCTTGGTCGCAAGCTCTCTCAGCGTGTCAAAACGTCCCCGAGAGCATGTTCCGATCTCGAACGAAGCCGTGGTAGCTTCGTCCCGCCGAGGGCAGCCGATACCAGCGATAACAGCGATACCAGCGATAACCGAGACCTTGGTGATCGGGCCACCGTCAACCGAGCCCCGGGGCCGATTGACCCTCGGCACTGATCCCCGTTGCAGGGTTACTGCCCGATGCCGGTTGGGCCCCGGCGCAGTATTGAGTGCGGGCGTACGGCATACGGAACCCTCAGTCCATACGGCTACGTGGCGGAGACGGCCACCGAGATCGACTTCTCGGCGGTGGGGAACCCAGGGAGAGCTGGCGGACGAGGACAACGGCGTCGGTGCTCCACTCGATGCAAAGCTCGTGGAGCATGGAGGCGAGTTGGGCGGGGTGGAGTGCAGGTCGAGTGGCGGGATGATCGAGGCGAGGTGCATGGATGCACTCGCTGGCACGATGATCACCTGCTAGCCCACCGCTGCGGATGCGGAGCCGTCCTGGAGAGGGGTCCTGGAGTGGACGAGCAGCAAGAGCGACTCGAAGTCGTCGCGCGGAAGCTGTGGGAGATCGCGAACAGCGAGCACGACTACGACTGGGAGTCGAACCGTGCTCAGTTCCTCCGAGAAGCCGAAGTGATTCTGGGAGTCCTGGACGCCGTTCCTTCCCAGGACCGTGCGTATCCGACCGTGCAGAAGTCGGCGTGGTCCACTGCTCGCGGCTTCGTGCGCTTCGTCAACCTTCGACCTGATCGCAAGGTCGGCTACTGGGTCTGCGACACCTGCGGGAAGAAGGTCATCCGCTCGGAGTTCGAGAAGCATGCCCATGCGGAGCGTGGCTACTGATGCTCATCGGCAAGGAGGGTCGCTACGAGAAGCCGACTCACCCGTGCATCGTTCCTGGGTGCCCGTACAAGTCGTTCCAGGCCGACAAGGGGGCATGCAAGAAGCACATGTTCGAGAAGATCGAGTGGCTTCGTCGTCGCGTGATGAGCCGACCGTCGCCGTACCAGCCGAACCTGTCGTGACGGTTCCTGGACCGGAGGTCACGTTCGCCTACGACACTCCGCTCAGTCGCAAGGTGACGTGCCAGGTCTGCGGTCATCGCGGATATGGACCAACGTCCGAATTTCCGAGTCCGTACGGTGGCTGGAATCCCTGGCAGAAGCGGTGCTTGCGCGGGCACATGCGTTGTCCGACCTGTGGTCGATGGATGCGGGTAAAGAAGGATGGCACTGCCCCCGTGACACACACCCGCTGTCCACGTAAGAATGTTCGGAATGCAGAGAGGACGTTCGATGGACACCCTGGAACGACACCTGGCGGAGCTGGAACGCCGTGACCCACGGGTCGCCGCTGCTCGGAAGTCCCTGGACGAGACGATCGACCGCATCGTCATGCGGGGGCAGATCCAGCCGGACATCGACGCTGCGAAGCGGCAGGCCGTCTTGGATCTGATCTACGAGAAGTACGCCTCGTGTGATCAGAAAGGTCTCGACTCGATGATCATTACGGCGCAGTTCCGGGGCTATCAGCTCACCGAGGCCGACCTGATGAAGCAGCTCTTGCGCTGTCCCGACGAGGTGCAGGCGTGGTGGTTGGAGCCCTGCGAGCTGCCTGCTCACGAATGTCCGTCCATATGAGGGTGCTCGTCTGCGGTGGTCGCGACTACGCCGACCACGAGCGGGTCAACGAGATCCTGGACAAGATCCACGAGACGACTCCGATCACGGAACTGGCTCAAGGCGGGGCTGCCGGTGCCGACCGCTGGGGCAAGTTCTGGGCCGTCGATCGCAAGGTGCGGTGGCGTGAGTACCGCGCCGACTGGGATCAGCATGGCAAGGCTGCTGGAGCGATCCGCAACAAGCGAATGCTGGTCGAGTTCAAGCCCGATCTGGTGATCGCGTTCCCGGGTGGACGCGGAACGGCTCACATGGTGGGTATCGCGCACGCTGCTGGCGTCGATACCTACATCGTGCCGGGCTACGTCATCATCGAGCAGCCCTAGCGTTAGGCGGTCGTTAGATGACGCTCGACTTCACGACGATGACCTGGACGTGCCACGTGTGCGGCGATGAACGCCCGGATGCACAGATCAGCGTGCTGAGCTTCGATGTCGCCGTGGAGGGCGTGGATTTCCCGATCCGGCAGAACGTGCGCTACTGCAATGACCGACTCTCGTGCATCACTGGCGCTTCAATGGTGCGTTTCGTGCACTGAACTCGTGCTCAAAACCTGAGCGCCCCCGAACGCAAGACATCGGGCTCGTGGATCGCTCCCGAGGTCCCCCCGAAACCCTGCGCCTTCCACGAGCCCGATGTGAAACCGAACATTACCTCGTCATGCGGCTCGCGCAACCCTTTGCAGCACGATTCGGGCGCAACGTCCCGGGTCCTTGAGGACTTGACTGTTCGGGAAGCGGATGACCGTGAAGCCCTTGCTCATAAGGACGCGCGTCCGAACTCGGTCGGCCGACTGACCCTTCGAGGTGAAGTGGTAGTAGCCGTCCACCTCGACGATGAGCTTCGCCCGGGGGAAGTAGAAGTCCACGATGTAGCCCGAGACGATCGCTTGGCGTCGCGGCCGGACGTGTAGCCGCCAGAACGCCTGCTGCAAGGCTCGCTCGGCCTCGGTGGGGTGCTCGCGCATCGCTTGGGCGAATCCGCGCCTGCGCTCCTCCGTGATGCGGCGGCGGGCCACTACAGCGAGATCCTGATCGGGCGGCGGACGGGTGGCCGGATGCGCGGCACGAGCATGACCACCATCGTCGTGTCGTAGTAGCAGAACGCGTGGTGCAGGCCGCGTCGATCAGACGCGATGGCGTGCCAGTCGGCGAAGATCCGCAGCCCGCACGACGAGCAGATCACTTCACTCGTGGTAGAGGTTGCCGTCGTCCGTGTAGTGGTCGTCGTCGGCGTGCTCGGTGATCGTGCGCGCCGCCATCCGGTTCATGTCGAGCACGGTGGCGACCTTGCCGTCGCGCGAGTCCTGCTGCACCGGGGTGCCGGTGTAGGGGAGGCCGAACTGCGGGTCGCCGCTACCGGAAGCCATGTCCTTCTCCTTTGCTCGCTGAATGTCTCGTCGGAATGTTCGGTCTCACGTTAGAGTCGTCGCGTGGCGTGGGCGCTGACCATCATCGCCGTGCTGGCCGTCCTCCTGGGGATTGCGTGCTGGATGATCCACCTCCTGTTCAAGCTGGTGCGTCGGCGCGAAGCCGCCATCAAGGGCATGCACGAGCGCCTCGATGCCCAGAAGGAGACGCAGGGTCAGACGCTGGAGGCATTGCAGAAGCGGATCGACGGGCTGGAGGTCGAGTGCGACGTGCAGAAGGGGATCATCGACTCGCAGGTCGAGTTCATGCGCCAGCACGGGATCACGCAGCCGGTGCTGGCGTACCGACAGGACGGTTCGTCGTTCCCGCAAGATTTCGTGATCTACGAGGAGCCGTGAAATTCAGCAGGGGAGCGCCGACGCACTTCGCCGGAACCGCCGATGCGACCAAGAGCTACGACGCGGGCGCGATCGTCGTCCATCGAGGACAGGCGTACGTCGCGCGCCGCGACCACGTGTGCATGCCGCCCAACGTGTATGCGCCAGCGGACAGGGATTGGGCCTCGCTCGGCTCGTTCGGCGCGTCCCCCACGCAGGTCTCGCACAAGTGGCACCCGAAGGACGCGCAGTACCCGATCGGTGACGCGGGCGAGCTGAGCGAACCGGCGATCGTGTGCGCCGACTGCTGGCAGGACGCCGACTACCGCAACGCCTTCCGGCCCGAGGTGCACCTGTACGTGATCCGGGAGCTGGGGCTGTGATCGGCGCGAGCGTGGAGATCGTGCCCAGCTTCGACGCGATCACGATGTTCTTCACCGGCACCGGCAATCTCCTGATCGAGATCGGAGAGTTCCACCCGGAGAAGAAGGGTGGACTCGTCGTCCTGGAGATCACCGACACGGGCGGCGCGAGCTGGATGCCGCTGAACATGAACAAGCTCGGCCGAGGCATGGTCACCAACTGCACCGCCGAGGGGCCTGCTCGGTTTCGTGGCGAGCTGATGGGTGGGAAGGCTTCCGGTGTGCGCGTGCGGGCGAAGGACATCCTCGGCTGGTCGCAGGTGGCCGTCGAGCTGACCTTTGCCGGTGGTCGCTGGCGGCACATACTGCATGGAGCACCGGAGTACGTGATCCAGGAGGTGCCTGACCTCCAGGACTTGATGCGAGGAGAGAGACGTGGCTGACGACCAGGGCACCCAGGTGTCGAAGCAGGACCAGGCAAGCGCGAGCGGGCCGAAGAACCCTGACCCGCAGGACAACGGCAGCGAGACGGCAGCGGCGAGCGCGACGCCGACCGGCTCGAAGAAGAAGAAGGACGACGACACGCCGTCGGACTCTGGACGAGGTGCCGGTCTGCACCGATGATCTAGGTCCAAGCACAGCCCCCGCCTGTCCTCCAACGGCGGGGGCTGTCGCCCGTTCCGGGGCAAGTGACTCAGCTCCGTGTGTGGCCGATGATAAGAGCATGGCCACGAGCACGGTCACCTGGACGATCACGACGGCGGGCTCTCCCGACGGGTACCTGCACGTGGCCGGGTCCAGTCACGTCTACAACGGCGACCCACGCATCCGGCAGCAGCCCGCGATCCAGTCGAGCGGTGGCTTCGTCGATCGCACGAGCTGCTTCCCGATGGTGCTGCCCGGGCTCGTCGAATCGGCGCGGAAGATCTCCGAGCGGCCCGACCATCCCTTCAACCCGATGCTGGATTCGGACGGCCGTCCGTACTACGACTTCGCGATGGACCACCGGCTGTTCTGTCAGGACTGCGCGGCCGGGTCGATCTACATGGACGACCCCGGCGCTCACCTCTACGTCATCCACGAATGGGAACTCGGGTGACCTGGCTGGCGCACTTTCTGGGTGTCAACAGCCCGGACAGCGCCTACTACCTGTGGTGGTCCGGCTTCGCGGCCAACATCAGCAACGTCACGCTGCTCGCGGGTGTCGTGCTGTTCTACCAGCACCGCAAGTGCGTGAGCTGCTTCCGCATCGGCAAGCACCACGTCGAGGGCACGGCGTGGACCACGTGCCACCGGCACCTCACTCGCAAGTGGCACGATCGACTCTTGGACGAGTACGCGAGGAAGTGGCCCGCGCAGCACGAGTTCCTGAACTCCGAGCGCGCCGACAGCGAGAACCTGATCCAGCCATGACGACCGCCGTCACGCCCGAGGAGCGTCGTCGCCGCATGATCGTCGCGCTGAACTCGGCGCGACCCTCCCACGCCTGGGCTCCGTGGTCAGAGCAGGGCGTCCGCAGGCCGGGGTGCAGCAAGTGCCCCGAGCGCTCGCCATTCCAGATGGACCGAGCGAGTCATCCCTACGTCATCGAGGAGGAACTGTGACCCCAGCCGCGCAGAACTGGATAGCAGCACCGCAGCCCTGATCAAGGGGGTGATCCGCATCTCCCGCCTCGGGCCATGTCTGAGATGGCCCGAGGTTGGGCTGCGGAGTATGTTCACCTTGTTGCCAGCCCTACGGCTCGAACCGGCAATCGCATTGCGCGAGCGCCCAACACGACTCCCAGGGCTGGCTTCTTCATGTCCGATTCGCTATTCGCGCTTCCGAGACACCGATGATCCGAATAACGTTCGGTAAGCCGGAAGGAGGCGAATCACCATGAGCACCCTCACGGGGCCCCACGCAGAGGACTGCTACGAGGTCATCGAGGATGCGCTCACGATGACGCGCGAGCAGGCAATCGCGTTGTCACGGGCCTACGAGGGCGACCCCAACCGGGACTACCTCGCGCACTGCGCGATGGTCCAGGACGCCCTGGAGGTCTCGGGGCGCGCAATCGACGGCCGGTGGTTCGAGTCCGTGTTCCGTTACCAGGATTGGGCTGCTGACACCAAGGCGCTGCACGCGGTCGCCGACGCGGTGATGGCCATCCTCGTCGCCGACATGATCCCGGCGAGCGTGGTCCAGCAGCTCACGCGGCCGTGGATAAGCCTCCGGGCACAGGCAGAGCTGGTTGCCGGACCAGCCTGACCTCGGGCCGGATGACGGTCAGGAACTTCTGACCGTCATCCGGTTGCTGTCCCCGAAGGCCGCTGCTCACCTCAGGGCGGTGAGCTACGACCATGCCAAGCTCGTCGTGCAAGAGCTGGGCCTCATGATCAAGTATTGGGAGGCAGCCGGTGTCACCCTCGACCCTATCCAGCGCGAGGTCGTCCTCGATTCCATCGTCTACGGGCTCAGCGCCATCGCCCTCAGCTTCGAGCGCGCCGTCACCAACGTGGCTGAGACCCTGCAACGGAAGCACTTCCCCGTATCCGCTCCTGCTGTCGGCGACCAAGTACCTCCAGGCGAAGGGTGAGGACGCCGAGCTGCTCGGTGAGGTGCCCGTCGCGGACGGGCTCTCGTACTTCTACTTCCTGCTCGACCACGGCACGCGCATCATCGAGCTGGAGGTCGAACTGCGTTTGGACGAGCGTCGAATTAGCCGTGTCGTGACCGGCGAGGTGCGCGACGCCGATCGAGTGGCGCATCTGCTGGCCTCCTGAGCCGATGCAGTAGAGGTCGATCGACATCACGCCTCTCGTCGGAAAGGAGGACGGACATGGCACAGCAGGCTTACCAGGGTCAGGTCAGCTACTCGGCCGCTGCCGCTCGCGCGGTGAGCGACGCCGACAGCACGCTCGCTCCGGCGGACCGCAACGACTACGACCCGGCGGACTACACCGATTTCCCCGGTGCCGCCGCTCGGGCCAACGGCTATCCGCGTGCGGACGGCCAGCCCGGTCGCACCTGACCGACAACCACGGCGGGGCAACGCGCGTGTCGTGTTGCCCCGCCGTGTGCTGTCCCCATAAAGTGTTCAGATCGAAGGGGAGGCGATCATGAGCGAGCGGAACGCAGGCGCGCCGAAGGGCCAGATCGAGGACCCGGACGTGCCGACGCCAGCGGATGCGATCGAACTCGATCCGTCCGAGAGTGCGACGCCCGCCGTGGCCAACGACGACTGGCCCGAGGCTTCGGCCGACGTACCTTCGGGTACGCCAGGCACGCTGCTGCCGCCCGGCGCGTACGTCTCCTACGACTAGATCCTCGTCCCCCAGTGCCACCTCGACCGCACTGGGGGACGACTTTGTTCAAAAGCTGAACACCAAGTGCCGAGGAAACAGGAGACGGAACAGCTTCGGGGGACCGGAACGAGGAGCAGCCTTGGCGCGCCAGTCGCTCTACGATTACAAGAAGGACGGGATCGTCGTCGCGATCGAGCGACTGACGCAGCAGCACGGCCGAGCCCCATCACTGCGCGAGGTCGCTGAGGTCACCGATACGTCCGTGGCGACCTTGCACAGCTACCTCACCCGGTTGCGCACGGAAGGGCTCGTCTCATGGGCGGAGCGGCACCACAGGTCTCTCCAGGTGGTGTCGCAGCCAGTTGGCTCAAGCCCGAATGGATCCGCACCAACTCCCTGATCTTCTTCAAGTTCACCGCCGTCGGCACGCCGAAGCCGAAGGCCCGCGCCCGCACGGTGCGCGACAAGAACGGCGCGATCATGACCTTCACGCCGGACTCGACGGTGAACTGGGAGGACACGATCGCCTGGCAGGCCAAGCAGGCGCTCGCGGCCATGATGATGGACCACCCCGGCGAGTACGACGTTCTGCCGATCAAGGGGCGCATCGTCGTGTCGCTGCGCTTCAACGTGAAGCGCCCGGCCAGCCTGCCGAAGAAGGTCCAGTACCCGATGACCTCGCGTCCAGGCGACCTCGACAACCTGGAGAAGTGCGTGCTCGACGCGCTCCAGAAGGTCGGGATCATCGAGAACGACAAGACGGTCACCGACATGGACTCGTGCAAGCGCTTCGCCGACGCCGAGCATCCCGAGGGCGTGGAGATCGAGCTGACCGGCTGGTTCTAGTCTGTGCTCAGATTTTGAGCGTTAGTTCCGATGATCTGCTTGAATGGACGGACGTTCGTTCTCGACCAACGAACGTCGGGGAGAGAGCATGCCGACCACCGTCGATGTGGAGAACCCGTACGGGCTCCAGCTCTACCAGGTCACCTCGCCGTCGGGCTCGACGATCAACCTCCAGAACGAGGGGGAGGCGATCTACTACGAGTCCCAGCGCGACAAGTACATGTCCGACAACCACTTCACCAACGTCTCGGACGTTGAGGACCTAAGTCGGTTGTTGACCTTGGAGGTCATGGTCCACCGTTGGTCGAACTGGCTCACGCAGGGCTTCGACTACCTCGCCGGTCGCGTCAACGAGACCGAGTTGAAGTCGAACATCAAGGAGTACAGCGTCGAGATCCGGCTGGTGAAGGCCAGCCTGGGCATCGACCGGGCACAACGAGAGAAGGACAAGGGCGAGACCCTCGGCGACTACGTGGCGAACCTGCTGGATCGCGCGAAGGAGTTCGGGGTCCACCGGGACGAGCAGTACGCCAAGGCGGTCACGTACCTCTGGCAGTTGATCTCGATGATCAACACCTACGACCGCTGCGACGAGCAGGAGAGACGGGAACTGGACCTGTCCTCGGACTCCATGATCCAGTGGGTCCGCGAGCAGGTGATGCCGGAATGGGCTGGCCTGAACCAGGCGTTTCGCGCCAACCAGAAGATCTGGATCAGCGACCTATGACCACGCGTCAGAAGGCTCCGAACTACGACATCGACAACCTCTCGCGCAGCTATCCCTCGCTGCGCACGCTCACCGGCCCGACCGCGAAGGCCGTGGAAAAGAGCTGGGTCGCCGCGTTCACCACGCGCCCCGAGGCGTTGGAAACGATGCTCTCCGACCTCATCAAGCAGGCGTACGCGAAGCCTGGGCGCATCGGTCAGCGGCCGATGCCCAAGGAGGAGGAGGTCAACCTCAACGCGCTCCTGCACGGTGAGTACACGGACGACCCGATCACCGAGGTGCTGACGAAGAAGGTCCGGCAGGGCTACCACAAGATGTTTGCCGAGAAGATCTTCATGTCCCGGCGCATGTACCAGCGGATGTTCCTGCCCGACGCGCACCCGGACAAGTACCACCCGACGATGCAGGACATCGAGCGCATCGCCGAGGCGCTGAACAAGCCGCCGAGCTACTTCCTGGAGTACCGGCTGATGGCGGCGCAGGCCGCGTTCTTGCGGCTGATCACCGAGCGCCCCGTGATAGCGACGCGGCTCTACCGGGACTTCCTCCAGGTCAGCAAGGAGAGCCCGTTCCTCGCTCGGTGACGTTCGGATTGTCCCGGGGGAAGCTCTCAGGCGAGAGAGTGGAGGAACTCATGATGAGTCCGTGGGGTCTCGCCATCCTGGGCGTGGTGCTGCTGGTGCTGGGCCTGATCTTCGGCGTGGGTCTGCTCTGGATCATCGGCCTGGTGTGCCTCGTCATCGGCCTCGCCTGGGGCGTCGCGACGGGGATCGGCCGGGGGCCGCGCACACCCGTCTGACCTACAGCAACGACGAAGGCCGGGTCCGGAGTTTCCTCCAGGCCCGGCCTTCGCTCACCCGTTCCACACCGTGTCCCGTGCACCGATCGCAGTCGAACATACACCCCCAGCACACAACACGGCCAGGTCAGGCGGGCAGGTACTTCCAGCCACACTCAGAACAGACCAACGGCTGTTTCGTCGAGGGCGGGCTATGAGTCCGGTTCCTCTCCCCGCAGTGCGGGCAGGTCGTCACCCAGGTGGTCTCCAAGGTCACCCGGGCACTCGGAAGATCGTCGCTGGGCTGATCCGTCGTGCTCACACAGGAGTCGTCGGCTTCGACGAAAACGGGATGGACAGCGCATCCAACCCGAGCTAATGTTCAGCCTCGTGCTCCGGGGAGAGTGGGCTCCCAGCGGTGACTCGAACACGCAGGTGCAGTTCACGACTGGCCCAGCAGATCGGGAAGACCGCAGCCCGGAGCACACCCTGGCGGGATGGAGCAGCTTGGTAGCTCGGCGGACTCATAATCCGTAGGTCGCTGGTTCGAATCCAGCTCCCGCTACGAGGCGAGGGCAGCTAGAGAGGCTGCTGTGAGCCTCCGCGAGCCCCACCCGCACTGCTAATGCGGCGTGGGGTTTTGTCTTGATCAACGCGCGAGAATCGCCGATCACGACTAGGATGCGTCGCTTTGCTGCGCTACGGTCAGACCCGTGACCCAAATGGACGCCGGAGTGCCTCGCGAGGACTACGAAGCGCTCCTACTCTCACCCGCCGAGCAGTACATGCTCACCGAACTCCGAAAGGAGCTGCACTTCCTCATGTCCGCACTCACCGATCAGGTGGACGCTGCTCTCGCCCAGCTCGCCACCGAGACCGACGCGCTCAACGGCGTGATCGTCGCTCAGCAGGCCGCAGCCGCCGTCCTCCAGAACGCGCTCACCGCGTCGCAGAACCAGGAGGCCGCCGACGAGGCCGAGCTGAGCAAGGCGCTCGACGCCCTCAACGCCGCGAACGCCAAGCTCGCCGAGCTGGCCGGTGGCGGTTCCGGCAGCTCGACCACGCCGGACCCGGGCACCACGCCGGACCCGGGCACCACGCCGACCGACGGCACCACGCCGGTCGATCCGGGCACGGCGGGCGACGGCACCGGCACCGGCGACGGTGGCACGGTCGTCACCGATCCGGGCACGACCGACCCGGGCACCACGGACACGACCGGTACCGCCACCGACGGGACCGGCACGACCGACACCGGCACGACCGACCCGTCGGCTCCGGCCCCGGGTGACGGGACGGCTCCGACCGTCTCCTGATCACGACTCCGGCACTCCCCCCGCTGCCGGACGCATCGAGCCCCTGGCGGTCCCCCGCTGCCAGGGGCTCGGTGCTTTCTAAGTCGGAATGGACGTGCGTCCGAACAAAGAAGTATGGCGGTTCTCGAAGCTCTGACCGAGGGGGAGAAGTACCTCGTCGCCATCCTCATGGATTCGAGCGGCGTGGACATCGCCGAGTTCCTCTGGAAGGACCCGGACCAGCCTGACAACCTGTTCCGCTGCTACGACTACCAGTACGCCTGGTACCGCAACGACTCGAAGCAGCAGATCGACCAGTGCGGTCGAGCGATCGGCAAGTCGGTCGGCATCCAGATGCGGGCGTTCGCCTTCCCGTTCATGAACCCTGGCAACGACATGCTGATCACCGCGCCGGAAATGATCCACCTCGACCCGGTGACCAAGCACATCGAGGATCGCCTGCTCAGCACTCGCCTCTCCAGGGAAATGCTCAAGAGCGGCTCGCAGTCCACCGGCATCACGCACCGCCCGTTCGAGGCGAAGTTCCGCAACGACGCGAAGATCATCGGCCGTATCCCGCAGAAGGACGGCCGAGGCGTCAAGGGCATGCACCCCCGCGTCCTGGAGATGGACGAGGCGCAGGACTACCCGCATGCCGGATGGGTGGAACTGACCGAGACGCTGCGCTACGGCGACGAGACCTCGCGCTGGCGGGCCCACGGCGTGTCCCGAGGCGTGCGCGACGACTACTACACGCGCAGCCAGAGCGAGGACTGGTACGTCCACCGCATCACCGCCATGCACCGGCCCGACTGGACCGCGAAGGAGCGCAAGGCCAAGGCCGAGCTGTACGGCTCGCGCGAGCACCCCGACTACCGGCGCAACATCCTGGGCCTGCACGGCGATGCGATGTCCTCGCTGTTCGTGCTGCACCGCCTCATGGCCTGCGTGGACTCGCGCGAGGAGAGCGACTACAACGTCAGCGTCTACACGCACATCCGGATCAACGACGAGGCGCTGCGCGACTCGGGCCTGCCGATCGAGGCACTGATCGACCTGCCCGGCTCCCACAAGCAGTTCAAGCGCCTCTGGATCGGGATGGACGTTGGTATGACCAACCACCCGTCCGAGATCCTGGTGTTCGGCGCAGAGGCCAAGCCGGGCAAGGACGGCGGCGAGCGGCTGCGCTGCCTCACGCGCATCCACCTGGAGCGCATCGGCACGATGGACCAGCTCCGCGTGATGGATCACGTCGCGCAGTTCTACAAGCCGCTCGCCTTCGGGATGGACCGCACCGGTCTCGGCCTGCCGATCTTCAACCTCATCACGGCCACCGGCCAGGGCGTCGAGGTCAGCGACGAGCTGCGGAACGCGATTCGGGGCTACAACTTCTCGGAGAAGATCCCGGTCGGCTTCGAGCCTCCGCCCGAGGACGAGAACGAATGGTCCGACCCGATGGACCGCGCGATCCTCGGCAACGTGCTGGAGTTCAGCTCCGACGAGCTGCGCCTGCTCGTTGACCAGGGCCGTCTCGTGCTGCCGTGGGACATCGACATGCTCAAGGAGTTCCAGGGCCAGGCGTACTACATCAGCAAGTCGGCGACCAACCCGTACGGCAAGAAGGAGTTCAACAAGGGCAAGTTCCACGCCCTCGACGCCGCACGGATGGCCGCTCTCGCGCACAGCCAGGAGCTGATCGAGAAGCAGATGAAGCTGCTGCCCGAACGCACCTCCGTGCTGGTCACCGGCTTGTTCGATGACGACCCGATGGCCCTCAGTGCGGCGGCTCCGATGGACCCGATGTACGACTGGGCCGACTACTAGCCCGCAGTCGTCGGTCCAGGTCGATCCAGCGCGTCATCAGCGCGCTCTGCCGGTCTCCCTTCCCAGGTTCAGGCGTCCATCCGATTCGCTCGTTGCGTCGCTGGTTCTTGTCGAGCTGCCGCCGGTACGCCTTCATCGCGTGCATCAGCATGCGCAGGTCGTGCTCGTCCAGCTCCAGGGTGTAGGTGCTCATACCTATAAGAGGCAGCTCCGGCTCAATCGTGTGAAGGTCGGAGCCCGATGAGTTTCTCGTGGCCACCTTGAAACTGGAATCGGCACCTAACCAAGGGCTACCGGAAGCTAAGGCGCCCCTTGCGCCAGCTAGCGCGGCAGCGTTGGGCGTCCCGGTGAACTCGACGCTCGGCAGCGTGCAGAGCGTGCGCAGCGAGATCGACGACGCCCTGGCCGACATGAAGGTGTTCAGCAAGTTCGAGCCGGATCAGGTCATGGTCGCCGTGAGCGCCCACTCGGCCCGGCTCGTCGAGATCGTCGTCCAGATCAGCCGCATCGAGCACATCCGACGCGAGTGGCGACCAGTGCGCGAGGAGTGCGAGCGGGTGATCGCAGCGTTGAAGGACCAGTTCCAGGTTGCCTCGCGGCTGCACGCGATGCGGGAGTTCGACTGGAACGCGAGCGGGCGGGGTCAGGTGTGAGGGTCCTATCCGACGAGCCCCAGGGGCTCGCACCGTTCGACATCTCCAGCATGCCGCCGACCACGGTGCTGCCGCTGGAGGTGGACTGGGGCGGTACGGACGCGCCGGGCAACGCCTCCTACTCGTACATCAACGAGGCGGGCGTGCCGGAGGAGGTCGCCGAGCAGGCGATGGTGATGGGCCGGACTTTGGACGGCCGTCCGATTCGAGACGAGATCGCCTCGGCCGTCGCGCAGTGGACCCGGAACATGAACAGCACGTCCCTCGCGGGTAGCTCGCTGTTCTTCCGTGGCCGCTACACGATGACCACGAACGTCTACGACCAGATGATGCAAGCGGCCGACGCCGTGGAGTTCGACGACATCCTCTCGGCCGTCGCCGACGCCACCGAGGGGCTCGCCTTCTCGCAGGTGTCCTTCGAGATGGTCGATCAAGACCAGGAGGACATCTGGAACCAGATCGGCCTCAAGCTGCGGCTCCAGACCAAGATGAAGATCGCCTGGCGCGAGCTGTTCAAGGTCAGCCAGGTGTACTTCGGCATCGACTGGCAGGATCTCGTCCTCAAGGTCCGCACGCCCACGATCCCGCTCACCAACATGGACAGCGACTCGCAGGGCGACGTACCGATCCCCGGTGCGGAGGATCTGCACCCCAGTGGTGAGCCGCGCCCGGGTCCGAAGAAGCGCGCCCGGCGCAAGCAGTTCGCCATCACCGCTCCGGCCGGGCTGACCATCTGGGATCCGACCAAGATCCTGCCGGTCGGCCAGCTCATGTTCGGCCGCGAGCGCTTCGCCTACATCGCCAGCCCGGCCGAGCACCAGGCGTTCATGGCCGTGTTCGAGGGCAAGGGCACCGACCCGCTGGTGCTCAAGATGTTCGACGGGCCGTACACGCCGACGCCCGAGGAGCTGGCCGTCCTGCACGAGAACCATCGCGACCCCGCGACGAAGGCGTGGCTGTGGCTGTTCAAGCGGGATGCGATCTTCCGGCACACGCTGACCCGCGCGGACTACGAGCGCTTCGCGTCGGTGCGGCTCAAGTCGGTGCTGCCGGACCTGGACATCAAGAGCCACCTGCGTGCGTCGGACCGAGCGACGCTGATCGGTGCGACGAACTTCATCATCGTTCTCAAGCGAGGTAGCGACAAGTTCCCCGCGCGGCCCGGTGAGGTCGAGCAGCTTCGGGAGCAGAGCCGGGTCGTGGCCAGGATGCCGATCCTCGTCGGCGACCATCGACTGTCCGTCGAAATCGTCACCCCGGCCGTCGATCACGTCCTGGATCCGAAGCGCTACGACCTGATCGACCACCGGCTGATCATGCGGGCGCTCGGCACGTTCAAGCTCAACGGCTCCGGCTCGCGCATGGAGGGCGGCTCGGGCGGCGGCGGGCCCACGGACGACGAGATCGCGCGGGGCATCGAGTCGCGGCGCAACGACCTGGCCGACACGCTGTGGACCTACCTCGTCGAGCAGACGATGAAGCGCAACGAGACCGTGCTGACCGAAGCGCCGCACATCAGTTTCCACCCGAAGCGCGTGGTCATCGGCCTGGACGCGAACATCATGAAGCTCGTGCTCCAGCTCCGCGACCGTGGCGACATCAGCCGCGAGACCGAGCTGGAGGAGTTCCAGATGGACCAGCAGGTCGAGTACGTGCGCCGCAAGCGCGAGAAGGGCATCGACGACGTGTTCAAGTCCTCGGTGCCGTTCTCCTCGCCCGAGACCAACCCGTTCCAGACCGGCAACGCCGGGGGCCGTCCGCAGGGCGGTGGCGGGCTGGGTAGTGACCGAACCCCGGCTGCGGGACCGACCGCACCCAAGACGCCCGCCACCCCGAACTAGGAGATCACCATGCAGGTTCAGCCCGTTGCGTTCACTGGCTCCGGCCAGGTGGGCACCGCAGCGCACACCGCGACCGACCAGAACTCCGGCGCGCAGATCCCGGTCGGCGCGACGCAGGAGCAGATCGTCGGCATCGCCTACAACGGCTTCACGAAGGTCGTCGTGCACAACGGCACCGACGCCACGGGGGACGTGGTGGCCGTCTGCGGCGGGCCCGGCACGTACTCGTGGAACTACGAACTCGACTGCGAGCACGGCCTGTTCCTGGAGTGCACCGGCTCCGGCGCGGGCACCGTCTGGCTCGTCTAGTGGAACGCGCAGCCGCGAAGGCCGATACGGAGGGCATGACCACCGAAGCCGCCGCCGTGCCCAGCACCTCGTCCGACGGGTCGGTGTTCGCCGCCGTCAGCGCCAGCGCGCCACAATGGAAGAAGATCATCCGGATCGACAACACGGACAAGGGTCCGGTCGCCACTGTGGTCCAGGACTACACGCTGACCGCCGAGCTGTCCGAGCTGATCGAGAAGGCGTTGGTGGCCGACGCTGCCGACCAGGACGACACCCCGGAGCAGCAGCAGTTGCTCATGTCGGCCTGGCAGGCACTGGCGATGTACCTGGCCACGTGCGACGACGAGGACAAGGACCAGGCGGCGACCGCGCTCAAGGTCGTCTCGGACCTCATGTCCGGCGCGGG